CGCCGTGGACGATGGTGGAGCGCTGACTAGCACTGAGCATAGATAGTCCCTGTGCAATATCCATCAACTTGCCCATATCGGTTTCGGCCGATAATGCTTTCTCGATGGCGGCGCTGATCGATTTTCCTTTCCGCGAGATGGCGCCTTGGTCGTCACGGAATCCTGAGATAGCTGCCTGCTTTATGATGGCCTGAATGGCTGTTCTGGAAGTGGCCTCTCCCTTCGTTGCTGCAAACTCCCTACGGAAACGCGTTCCGGGGCCCTGGAGATTCTTTATAACAGTAATCATCTCCTTAAAAGCCTCTGTTGAGGCCTTGATCCCCTTTGTGTTATTGGCCAAGGCCTTATCTTTGGGAGCAACTGCTTTTGCCAAAGCCTGCTTTACATCTCCCTTTCCCTGCAAAAGTCTTCTTGTATCATTTACTGATAGGCCCAACGTATCTGCAAATGATTTCAGTTCGAACTTCCCCAACCTGTCGACGCGAGACCCAAGCGTACTCTTTAGGCGACCCACGATATGCTCCATTCTTTCTCCTTCGTCCATTCGAAGGAGATTTAGTGAATTAAATACGCTCTTGCCCAACATGGCATTGAGGCGCCCAGCTTTTGTTGATGACCCCTCGAATGTGTCCATAGACCCGCCGAAGGCATTAGTCAATGAATCAAAAGAAACACCAGTTGTACGTGAGGTGCGTTGAAGCTTCTTAAACACTTCCATCATTTTTCCCGCTTCATAGTGAAAGGACTTTTGAGCTGTATGGAAGTTTCTGGCCATTTCTTCCGGTGCCATCTTAAATTCTTTTCTCAATTCCCACAGACTTCCGGCCAATGCATCAAGTTGGCCCGCGTTTTGACCATAAGCAAGCGCAGCAGAGTCCATGATTTGCCCATATGTCTGCGTACTTAAACCTAATTTCTCAAAGGCCGCGGCCGTCTTACCAAGTTTGGCTGCCTGTTCTTTGTTTAATCCTATGAACCCCTTAAAACTCTTATATAAGTCCCCCATAACCCTGTGGCCGCCGGCGGCTTCGCCAAAATACTTTCTTGTAATTTCCGAGACTTCGGCGAAGGATTCACCCAAGGCGCTAGCGCTGCCCCCAAGGTCACTGTAAAAGGCGCCACCTTCAGAGAAAAATTTAGCCTGCTCTTCGCGTATTTCTTTATATATTTGAGCGATACGCTGCAAAGGCTTAAGGGCCTTTTGATCGAGCACAGTCGTGTCTTCACTTAAAGCTGATCCCACGTAATCGCCGCCGGCGCGGCCGGCAGAGAGCGTCTTTACTTTATTTGATAAAAACCCTACAGCAGTTTTCAATTGGTCGCCGGTTAATCTGCCAGCGTTTTTGTGTACCCACTCTAGGTATCCGGGTGCTCCAGGTTTCATATTTAATCTATCGCTCCTCTATACTATAAATATAGAACTACAGAATTTATTCTTTGTTTTGAGACTCAAAATGTCTTATAGTGCGATTTACGTACCACGATCTCAACTTAATGGGCAAATTGTAAGATTCCGTGAACGAAAGGTTGGCATGTTGTGTTAAAAAGAATATTTCTTCATAAGTGACCTTCTCTACGTATTCAAAGCTCAGGCCAAAAAAAGCCCAAAGAGAAGGGCACCTCACTTATCGATTCCTCATTGCATTTAGAACAGGTTACGGCTTGTGACGTATCTAGTTCTGGCATCACCCTACTATAAACCGCTCTTATCTTGCGGGAATCGATTGCTGGCAAGACTTCAATTAGTTGGTTTATCAGTGATCTATCGACAATTCCGTTAGCTTCTACAATAACTTTTCTTAAAAACTCTATTGTTGAGTTAACTTCTATGCCTAATTTTTCTTGTCTTTCTTTTTGTTTTTCAAAGTACTCTTCGTCAGAACCCACCAAAAGGCGAATACTAACATAGATGTCAGATTTTGGCAACATAAAAGAAAAAACACCGCGGTCGGGAAGGAATTCTACTCCTTCTTCTAGTTCCTTATCGGAGGGCCTAGCTTTATCGAGATCAAAAGTAAAGTCCCCCACCTGATTACACTCAGGGCACGGTTGTGACATTTCATATTTATTTCCATATCCTGTAGACCTAGCTGCAACAAGAATGGCGTTTTTGTCACCTGAAAGGAAATCAGATGATTTTAGCCTCCTATCCACAAGAATGCTGTCTATTAGTTTGTCCAAAACTACCCCTCTCATGAGGTAATCTTGATTTGCTAATATGTCCTCTTCTTTTGCAGTAAGGTGTTTTATCTCTACACTTTCGGTACCAAACAGGGGGCTTTCCTTGTCGTAGAAACTTCCTCGTGAAGGAAGGTCGACATGTTCTGTGGGTGCCACAAATGATAACCCAAATGGATTCTCTCTTGTACTTGCGCTCAAGTCTGGTCTTGATGTTGGTTTGGGTTTGGGCCGCGGCGGTGTTTCACCAGCCGGTGCCTCGTAAACCTCTGTTCTACTAGAATTTCTAGACATTAATCCTCTTTTCGTCTATTGAGTCATTAACTCAAATTAATATTTGGTCCTGAATTGAGCGTCCAGAGCCTTGATGTATCGGCTTCGATATCAGGAGTTCTCAAATTAGCCCAATCATACCTGATGGTCATCGAAAGATTAACTAAGTCGTCACTACTATAATCTAGCTGCCCGAAATCCACACTTGTTAAGAATGGATTATTTAGTACCCAGTGCTCTAGCACATTTTGGGTTTGAGCGCCAGTATTTGCACCAAACTGAACTAACGATATCTGCCTACCAAGTGTTTCCACGAACGACTCCTTCGAAATAGTTCGCGGCTGATCTGCCATGGCTGTGAAATTATCAGGCGTCACATACCCTGCATTGCTCAACACTTTCATTAAACTGGCCGTGGAGTCAGGCTGAACTGGATCGACGATTGACACGTCAATTGTGTTCCACTCTACTCTGCCGGGGTAATAAAACTTATAATTTAAAAACTCATGCGGTGTTTCCGCAACACTAAAACTTGGCTTTTTCGCCGACTTCACAATAAACTGGGGCATACCAGCAATATAAAGCATCCATCTAAATGAACGCTTCGGCTCAAGATTTGCTTCACTCCAGAAATTTGTATTTGTTGCCATAAGTAGTGTTCTCCTAATAGTATATATTAACTCGCTGAAGATTTTCACCCTTTAATCGTCAAAAGATGCTCCAGTTCTCGTTATAACAAAATCAACCGCAATAAACTCGATTGCGCGCGCAGGCTTCAGGTAGATCTTTGCGTACAATATATTTCTATCAATCAAATCTGGCGTCGTTGTTGTTTCGTCCAACACAACCTTGAAGTCAGAAAGTCCAAGGCGTGTTTTCACGCTCTGCAGAAATGGCACCACCTGTCCAGTGAAGCGATTCCATGTTGCAGGCACGTTCTGATCAAACAGCAAACCAGAAGCTATTCTTGAAACTTCTTTCTTTACAAAGATGAGAAGTCTTCTAACATTAATCCTATCCAAAGCAGATGCTGTGCTTTGCAGCGTCTTTTGGCCAAAAACCACCAACCCCTCAGTAACAAAACTGGCAATTGGGTTGATGTTAGCTTCATAAAGTGTATCTCTCTGCTTCGAGAGTAGCTGCTCGGTAACCTGTAAGACAGGTACACCCGCATTCCCCTCATTCAAACCACCTCGGTTAAACCCAGCTGGCGCAAACCAAACTTCCTCCGCTTGCTCAGTGTATCCAAAAATACCAAGCGCTATGACAGAAGGTGGCACCCACACATCTCTCGTGTTCTCAGAGTCCTTTATTTTAACCCAAGGGTAGTATGCGCAACCATAGCTAGAATTCAATGCCCTCAATTTAAGTGCTTTCGCGGACTTAAGGGGAGTAGTCTGCAGGCGCGCCTCAAAATTATCACACTTAGCTTCATGAGGGGGTACATAAATATCTGGCAGGTCAATGATTCCCAGAGCGTCGGCGCGGGCTTCACATGTTTGTATCAGCTTGGTTGTAAGCGACGTATTGGTGACCCCAGGGGCAACCATAACATTACACTCCACAGCCTCGGGGTCACTAAGTAAACTTATCGCCCTTTCCACAGTTGCATATGCGTAGGAGTTACTTGAACCGCCAGCTGTAGCACCTGCGTTTAAAACACGATTACAGAATGGGTCAGCCTCTCGGATATCAACACCATCATGGCCGCCGGCCAAAGGCATCCAGAATCTATCAAAGCCCAACTCAGTTAAAGCCTCTACGGAGCCGTTATATTTTTCTCCTCCGGCAGTTGTAGCTGCAGTATAGGAAATTTTTTCATTGGCGCCGCCTGAGAAGGCAGTTTGGATGATCCCTCCATTCACTGTAAATTTATTGGCAGCACCATTGGCGGGAGCTGGTATTACCGTATTCCCTTGGACTCCGTTAACTGCTTGGGTTATTGTTAAAGTAGCATTACTTCTTACAACAGTAAGTTTCTCATCATGACCGGCAGAAGCTTCAATTGCCTCTTTCAGTTTTTGTGCAATGGCGTCGTCATCGCCGGCGCCGCCAACATTAACTCTCACTATGTTTCCGGAAATAGATGCTCCATTGGCCTGACCCCCCCCATTGTTGAATCTATATACTTTCGTTGTCGTTCCGCCATTCAGGTCATCGGCTGAGGTTAGGGATAGGGTTATGTTGTCGCCGTCAAGGTCTGCGGCCGTGGCGGTGGTAATTGCAACAGTTGCAGATGCAGCGGCTATAGGGATTGGTCGTCGGGATCCAGACTGATGATAAGCACTAACAACCTTTGCGGTGCTCGCATCCCCAAGAGTATCATTGTTAGACCCAGAAACCACAAGCTCATCCAGACTAAATATATAGCTATATTGACTGTTGGCAGAAGTTGTCCCCGCTATCTCATCTTTACGAAGGTATGCCGGAAGGGGCCGAAGATAATCGATCGTCCCAGCATCAAATTCATCTGACTGAACACCCTTAGACCCCATCTTGTACATTGAGGCTCCAAAATAGGTTGACCCATCAAGGGATCCGCTTTTTACCGTACGAAGAGATGGCCACTGAATACGGAGACTTGCTTTACTTCCGCCAGTTGGAGTCTTCTCCGGAAACATGTTTCTTATCGAGCCTGCAGCCCAGCCATCCACTCGATCAACTGCTCCACTAACCTGATGTGTGATATCTTTCGGTTTAATTGGTCCAAAATAGCCAAATGGCACTTTGTCGGGAGACTCTGCCCCAACATCAACAGTCTTGTCCATTTCTGCTCGTATATAGATGGAGCGATTCGGATAATTTCCATAAATCTTGTTTCTTTTTTCAATCGGATCCCACCCAACATACTGATCGCCCACCTGTCGAGCAAGATAATTCTGAGAGCTTGGGTTCAAGTTGCAACCCGGAAACGACTCTACAGTTACAATTTTGCCACCATACGCGCGCTTGACAGATATCGTAAAAGTGCCATAAGGATCTGCAGCGCCCTGCGATGCAACCCTCACATCCTCAACTGCGACGATCAACTCTTTCGAGGCGGATTCTCCCTCATGAAGCGAAATGAGCCTAAATAGCTTGGACATATTATTGTAATCATAGAAGCTGGGGTTACCCGTGTCCTGCGAAAAGCACCAACCCGTTCTAGCTGAAGACATTTCATGGCTATAATCTGCCATGTCTGAACTTTCAGAAGTCTTGAGAGGGAGCACAAATGCAGAAACGCCATCGGGATCGCCAATACTCTCTTTTACTCTTGAATATTCCTGTTCAAACGTTTGTCCCACAAAAAAGATTTCAGATAAAGTTCCCGCACGAGTATACGAAATGCCCTTATCATCGTGATTGTTCACAGCTACTGGATTTGAATTGATGACCTCTCTTATGTAATTCTTTCCCTTATTTAGGGAAATATCTCTAAGAAAACCATTTTTAGAACCAGCTGTAGCTTTCTTCATTTGAAGCGTCATCTTGTCTCCCGACATCTGGAACGCTTCGCCCCCTCTGGCGCCGTCGACTGTGCGATAATCATATGCGTGCGAAGAAGACCCTAACATAACACTAGTAGAACTCCTCCCCACCATTGATAACTCATAATCGGATTCACCATATACAATTGCTGCCAAAGATGCAGTACGACTTGCTAGTTGCAGATTCGAATTTGCATGCATCCCCGTGGCGGCTCCGACTCCGCCAAGAGAGGAGCCCGAAGGTATCAAAAAGATACCATAAGCCTTGTTCATGTGCCACCCTGCTTCCGGTGATTCGCCATAACTCGGATTTGTGGCGGTGCCACCTTCATGAGCAGACGAAGCCTCAACAGCGTCATCGCCCTGTATACCCAACAATCTTATATAAGTAATCGGTGACTCAATGTCAGCTGACAGGTATGCTTTTGCAGCATATGGACCATAAGCGGGAGCTAGCAAGCCGTTTCCATCTCTCCAAACATCGTCGCCCTGATTGCCCGGTATCGGTTCGCCAAATATATCTATAAACTCCGCATATGAATTAACCTGTATTGGCTTCATCGCAGGGCCCTTTCTTGCGCGCCCTATGATGGCGGGCCCCACGGGCCCCGGGAATTTTGGAAGCTGCGAATTGTCAATTTCCTTTAAAAAGACGCCAGGCGAAACAAACTTAAATTTTCTAGCTGCCATATTCTTGAATCTCCTAAAATGGTAAGATAATAAAATTGTATTTTACTTAATTAATTAGTTTAAAAATACCCAAAAAGAATAAAATAAAAAAAGGGGGGAGCGTGTGCTCCCCCCCTAAGCTTACATGATAATAAGCTTTATTTCTTCATGTACCTGATGGTAAGAACATCGTCTGAATCAAGTGCCGAAGACATCAAGACCTTAGTAGGAGCAGTAATACTGTCAAACCTATAGTCAAAAGTTGCCGCCGAAACAGAACCAGAACGAGTTTGTAACATACCATTCAAGAACACCATAACGGACCCAGATAATGCTGCAGATCCAAGGGATGCTGTCAACCCTTGTGTCAAACCACCAGATAAAAAGACATCAGTCACAGGCTGAATGAACAATTTACCTTGATGTTGTAACAAGCCACCTCTGGTGCTAGCGGCGCCAGTAATGTGCTGTACAAAGTCATTAACCGCTTCCCTCTTCATGAGGTTATCATCACTATCCAACACTAAGAAATAATGAGTACTATCATTAGAGTCAATAGCCAAGTTGGTAGTTTCAGAATACTCTAGTGAGCCACCGGCCAGCGATAGCTTGTTCGCGGCGTGTGTCAAAGTAACATCCCCGTTATTGAAGTTGATGACTGCTCCGGATGCCATGAAAGCATCCGACCACATCTGATCAGAATCACCAAGCGCCAAACCATCACTGGTATTCGGCCTCAATGAAGAGCCATCGAGAACTAGCTCGTCTGCTCCACCAATTTCAAATGTGATCACGTCGTCGGCCGAAGCACGAATAGAGGTGTCATCATCAGCGTCAAGGTCAATGCGGCCGGTACCACCAATACTGATGCTACCTTGGCCATTCAAGTCGATATTATCGACATAGAGGTTGGCCCAAGCCAAAGCAGAAGTGGCCCTAGTGACGCTAACTGTTTGGCCGCCGTTCATTGCGCTAACATCTAGAGTTCCACTAGCAGACGTGACCGCAATTGCATCACCAACAAGAGTACAAGCCAATCCACCATTAGGCGAAGCTGTGCCAGATGCGCTACTAACACCAATGGTGCCGCTAGTAGAGGAAGGCGCTGAGGCGACTGTAGCACTCCAACTACCGATAGTTAAAGTGTCACCTGCAACTGCCTGCATAAGAGCGACAGACCAACCTCCACCATATGGCGAAACTGCTGAAGTTGAACTGTCAAGAGCGGTCGATGCCAGAATAGAACCGAAGCCAGAAGCCTTGGTCAAAGTTGCTGAAGCGGCACCAGCAGTGGTGGCAGTCCAGGTATTTGAGCCATCACTTAATGTAATGGTGTCCCCAGACAGAACATCGCCCATTTCAGATGAAATGCCCGTGAAGGAAACCATCGTCGTAGTGCTACTGTAATCTGTACCACTTGATACGACATATGACGCAAAATCATCTGCAATAGTAGATGTGCCAGCAGTCGAACCAAGAGAGTCAGCGCTATCCGAACCAGGAAGCACATTATTGCCGCCCGGGTCAAGAATAATGTCTCCTCCCGAAATAGCATAAAAATCATCTCCATCGCCGTAAAGGTATTCACCGCCCTTATCGTAGAAATACAACCTTCTATCGTCCGCAATACGGATCACCTCATTTCCATCATATTGCTGAAAAACAAGATCATCACTATCCACACCAAGCTTCAATATTTGGGCGCCAGAGGTGCCGTCCATATCTAAAGACAACTGTAGAGTACCTGCGTCTTTGAACTCGACATTTCCGCCTGCAGCATCAATAACGACATCGGCAGCAGCATCAAGAACAACGTCGGCAGCAGCAGAAGAGATCGTGAGATCGCCGGCTGCAGTCTCCATCTTTCCTGCGTCAGTTAGCAAAACGTCACCCTCAAGGTGAAGATCTTGCCACGCAGCACTGGTGGTACCTAGGTCATAGGTGTCATCAGCAGCAGGAACAAGATCGCCAGTCACAACAACATCAGCTGCAGCAACAATGTGAAGATCTGATCCAGACATATCAATGTAGTCACTTGCACTATCAATTTCGAGTCTCTCAACACGAGTATTACCGCCAGCAATTGCCAGAAGATTAGAGCTGTGAGTCATTGTCACGTCACCGTTATTAAAATTAATAACAGCGCCCGAAGCTACAAAGAGGTCAGACCACATCAAGCTAGCAGACCCAAGAGCGGCACCGTCACTAGCATCTGGGACAACGTTGTTGCCGCCAGGACTAAGAACAATGTCGGCTGCAGCCACAATCTTAAGATCAGTGTCCACATCAATATAATCTGACGCGCCATCGATCTCTAGTTTGGAGCCGCGGATACTAGCAGCTTGCAGGTTTGCTGCAGTCAAACTAAGGTTGCCTGAACTTGCACCCGTGACAGAGCCAGAGCCCAAAAAGAACTCGTCAGCTGACTCGTCCCAAATCAGAGCAACGTTGTCAGATGAGCCACGCTCAATAACAAAACCGGCGTCACCAGAAGGTGATCCGCTTGTTCCATTGCCTAGCTCTATAAACTTATCCTCAACAACCATGTTGGTTGTAGAGACGGTCGTTGTTGCACCGTTGACGGTAAGATCACCAGTAACGGTGAGATTATCATTAACAGTGGTCTCTGAGGTTGAGTGGCCAATGGAAATTGCCACACCGCTGGTTGCTGTAGCGAGGTTCAGTCCACCTGTACCATCAATAGCAACTGCACCTCCGTCGGCGTCCATATCGATAGAAGCACCTCCAATAGTCAAAGCAGCATCTGAGTCCACAGTTACAGCTGCAGCGCCGTCAATTACAAATGCGCCGGCGGAAGCGAGAGTCGCTCCAGTGCCGCCATCATGCGTAATTGTTACATCCTGACCTGCACCCATGGCGAAAATAGCACCATCAGATAAAAGATCAAGATCATCGCCGATAACAGCACTCTTAGCGACACTCAAGCCACCATCGGTCTGTAAAGAGCCGTCAGTTGTTGAGGTAGCCTCAGTTGCATCATCGACAATAATTCGACCATCAGCAGTCAGCTGGCCAGCAGCCGAAATGGTCACACCAGATGAACCTGCGCCGCCGGCAATGTCGAAGCCGCCGTCATCTTCTACACGAAAAACTTCGGTGCCATCGTACTGCTTGAAGACGAAGTCGTCGGAGTCGACCTTAAGCTGCATGATAACTTCGCCAGAAGTACCATCCAGATCAAGAGCCAACTGGTCTGCTCCACCATCTTTGAAGACAATATCACCAGTATCTGAATCTAAGTTGAGGGCCCCGCCAGAATCCAGCGTAATGGGATTTGCTGCAAGGGTTACACCAGTTGTCCCATCATGCGTCAGAGTGGCATCCTTACCTGCACCCAGACCCAAAACAGAGCTATCACTCAAAAGGTACATATCATTACCAATAATAGCATCCTTGACCACACTCAGTCCACCATCGGTCTGTAAAGAGCCGTCAGTGGCTGATGTAGCATCGGTCGAATCATTAACAAGAATGCGGCCAGTAGTATTCAGATTGTCGTTAACAGTAGTTTCCGAAGTACTGTGTCCTATCGAGATCGCAACACCACTTGTTGCAGTACCAAGATTCACACCACCAGTACCATCAATAGCAACGGCACCACCGTCGGCATCCATGTCGATTGTAGCACCACCAACTGTTAATGCAGCGTCCGAATCTACTGTAACTGCAGCTGCACCGTCAATGACGAAAGCACCAGCTGAAGCGAGTGTGGCTCCTGTTCCACCATCATGAGTGATTTTTACATCTTGGCCTGCGCCCATGGCGAAAATTGCACCATCAGACAGGAGGTCAAGATCGTCACCAATAACAGCGCTCTTTGCAACGCTCAAGCCGCCGTCGGTCTGCAAGGAACCGTCGGTTGTTGAGGTAGCTTCAGTTGTGTCGTCAGTCTTAATAATTCCACTAGCAGTGATAGTAGAAGTGGTAAGAGCTGCAGTTGCAAGCGTACCGCCGGCGACAGTCAAAGCATTTGATGAGTGAGTCAACGTTATATCACCATTATTAAAATTAACTACTGCACCAGATGCCAAGAAAGCATCAGACCACATAAGGGAGGCAGAACCTAGGGTTCCACCATCTGAAGAGTTTGGCAAAAAGTTGCCGTCAGCTTTGACATCGCCGCCTGCAGGGTCGAGAACAATGTCTGCGGCCGCAATAAGTTTGAGGTCGGTATCGACATCAATGTAGTCGTTTGCACTATCAATCTCTAAACGATCAACTCGGGTGTTACCACCAGATATGGTAAGCAAGTTGCTACCATGAGTCATGGTCATATCACCATTATTAAAATTTATCACCCCGGCGGATGCCAGAAAAAGGTCTGACCACATCGCACTGCCGGTACCTAGAGCGGCACCATCAGATGATTGTGGGGACACGGTTGCTGTTACCACCATCTGGGTTGAATTAATCTTTGTCCTAGCCATTATATTTTTCTCCTGTTTTGATTAGGTTTTTTCGATTAACAACAGAAAACTAAATAATTATATAATGTGATTAAATGGAGTGATTAAAGTGTCTTTATCAATCTTTAACAAAAACGATCTTTTCGTTATCCTCAGAGGGGAGACGCACAGAAATGCCGTCATCTGGGAGACCATATTCAACTCTGAGGGAATTTAGTGATTCGTAAAATTCCTGCTCTTTAGACTTAATAGCTTGCACAATAAAACTTTTATTATTCTCAAACTGTAACAGCAGGTCGGCCAGTTTACCCTTAGCAACTTTCATCTCGTCCATCAGTTGGACAATCTGTGCAGTTTCCTCGGCCGTGCATTCTAAATAGTCAGGGATTTCTGATTCTACTTTCTTTTCTTCTTCTTTTGTAATTTCTTCAGTCATATTTTCAACTTTCTCCTCTTCTTCGATTGAATTAATTAATTCTTTGAGTTTTTCCAAAATACCACTCTTCACAGGCTTTCTCCTTTGATTATGAGAACAATATTTTCTTTAAGTTCCTTACATTATTGTCAAATTTACAAAAATCTGAATCTAAAAATTCTAGGGCGCGCTGTTGACACTCAGAATTAGGGTCAGCAAAACGGAAAAAGAATTTGCCATTTTGCTGACGCTTACATTCTAGCAACTTAAAGCCACGTAGCTGTAAATAAGCAGCAATACCTATATCACTAGTAATGAATTCTTCAGACAACTTAAAACCCTCTTCGCTTGTTTTCTCTTCATAAGTAAGTAGTCAGATCGAACGGGAAATACTGCTTTTTAACCCTATGGCTTTCCGATAACTCAAAAGAAGCGAAGCCTACTTCTTCACCAAGTAACCTTTTTCATTTGCTTTATTCGGAAGCTTCAACTCATAGGTTAAGTCATCACCAACGTTTTTTGTGCCCCTCAAGTCGTTGGCACGATCATACAAATCGTTCTCCATGTCGAGAGCGCGCTCGACAAGAGTTTTCTTTGTCTTTTCAAATTGCAGCATCATATTTGATAAATACCCATGGAGGCCGGCTAATTCCTCTCTTGCTGCAAAGATATCTTGCACCTCTTCCCATTCAAGCTCAATAATGTCCTGATTGGTGTCTGCATCATTAGTTTCGTTAACTGTGTTTACAACTTCTTCATTTGTATTTACATTTTCGTTAACTGTGTTCTTATTCGTGTTGGTCATGTTTTCTCCTTTTTATTATCCAACTATATAAGTTATATAAACAGAATCGCTCTGCAATAAATTCTCTGTCAATGTGATTGTTTTGCCGCTTATGGTATAATCGTTTGCAGCGCCAACTGCTTGGACTAAACCATTTACAAACAAAAGTTCACTATTTTCTTTTATACCATACTGTGATGACAAAGTCAAGACATTTGGTGGATTAGGTGTAGCTGCATCACTTAATTTCAACACCTCCCTTATGATAAGGTTGTCGGCCAACATTTGCCTGAAAACAGTAGGAGTAATGGCAGTACCGCCTGAGCCGACAGTGCCGACTTGCCCGGAGCCTTTTCCGGCTGCAGGGACGTTATTAAACAAATATGGGAAAGGGCAACCTTGAGCCGAGAAGGTGGCTGCGACTCCAGCGAGGCCATAGTAAGAGCCATGTTTGTGCTCTGGGATCTCTGCCAATGATATCCTCTCTCTTGGGATTTTCACCTCGACTGCATTCTCCCTGACAGCAAATTGTGGCTTTGACTGATTATCTCCTTGGCCAACCAAATATCCCACAACTCTCATAGAAATTTTTGTTTCGAACTTTCTCTCTTCTGAGGAAAAGTCAGATAAGTTATTATTTTGTGTATATTCCTCTTGTATAAACCCCTCATATCTATGAATTTCATGTCTTAGTGGAACAAAATTTATAGTACCGGGGGAAGTTATAAAAGGTTGCATTAGCTCGTTCATTTGTTGTTGATATTCGGTCCTTAGCGTTATTTCATATGTCACCTCAACATTTACGGGCATCGGTGCAGAAACAGTTCTATATACTATCTTACCATTACATCTCGGATAATTTAACTGTCCTGTTAGTTTTTTTGCGTCAGCATTTGCAAATTTCATGGTTTTTTCTTGATATAGTACCCTACTAACTGGAAGTGCTGACCCCTGTTCATCAAAATGTGGCGGTATGTTGCCTTGGAAGACGCCCTTGCTTGCTAGGGGTTTTGAAATCTGCTTTCTTTCCACCGTAATAAGGGGCATTATTAGCATTCCATTTTTATCTCTTATATCTTTGTTGTTTTTTGTTTGAAATGATCTTTCTGCTGTACCCCAGATTACTGGTACTTCGCGCCATCCAGAATTGGTTTCCGTAAACAGCTTCATTTCTTCTAAAAAAGACATCACGGACCTGTCTATACTCTCGATTGTCGATGGTTCAAAGTGTATCTTCAGGCCCGGATCTTTTGGTGCTTCTTTAGACATTAAATAGGCCCTCCCTAGCTCTCACACACTCTGCACCAATTTCAAATTTCGACTCCACCTGTCCAAAAAGCCATTTGGGCTCAACAAGAGTTAAAATTTCATAAAAATTTTGACCATATTGTACAAAATCACCTTCACGAACAAATAGGTCCTGATCTTCTATCAGTCGGCGTTTATGAAACAAGACAGTAATTTTCTCTATACGGTCAACACCCAAAGTTGTCGTTGATGTGCTTTCTGAGTCATATTTCACCATCGCATATACCCTAACTGGAGCGAGAAAACTCTTTTCTACTGCTTCACCATATAAATCGTGAAAATTTGTATGTTCCAGACTTATGGGATAGTAGGCTATTGTCTGACCTACGACTCTTTCAATAATTTCGTCATTTACCTGTTTGACGAAATCCTTTTCTTTTTTTCCCGTAAAAAGTGGAGGTGGTGGATTTTCAGGTTGCTTTATTTTAGACATAACTCAATCCTCATCCGACAAATATATAATTTGGTATTCTTTCTAAAACCTTTTGGCTATTTTCAAGCATAGCAGAGTCGGTCTCTGCCATCTTTGCATAAGTTAGCTCTGCTAAAGTTTCCTTCAATTCTGTTCTTAGTTTTTCCTGCTCATCTTTTGCTTGTGTTATGAGATCACCTCCATTTAAAGTAACACTATCTCCAGGAATTGGCACAGAGCCAAACTTACTTCTAACTTGGCCGAGGACTTCTTTACTCAAGGCCAAAGCAAATCGGCGGATCCATTGCTTGCCAATAGCATTAATATTAGCAAATGGTAAGTTTCCCATAGGAAGCGTGTTCATGTTATTTACGCCGCTAGTGGCCTTATCATCATTATCCCAAACATCCTCCGGAATACTGAATTCAACCCACATACGACTCGGCGAGAAGTTTGCTGGATTAGGGAACAATCTCAACGTATTGTTCCTCAACTCATAAGAGAAATGAGACATTCTTGTGTAAATTGCATCTTCAAACGCAAGTGCTTGCGCCTTGTTGTGCCACGTAGGCACAAGCTGGAAAGTAGAGTCATCTGAAAATTGGCCATAATTATGTAAATTTCCTACAACATTCAGCCCACCATAGTACCCATAGAATCTCCACATAGCATGTGGAGTCTTGTAATAGACTTTTTTTATTAAAATCTTCTTTCCCTTTATTTTTTCTCCATATCTGTAATTTGTTTCGCCGTTGGCAAAATCAGTCGGCGTCATATTCGCATTAGACGTATCTATAATTTTTGTATTACCCTCGGATCCGCCATCATTTTGAAACAAGTTTACTTTCTTATTGTCGGCTTCGTCAACTATTGCAGCTATTCTTATCTTAGAAACACTGTTTATCGATTCTATCACTTGGGCAGCTATTGCAGGCGCTTTATTGCCGTCGGCGGCAGCCGAGGCAGCTGCAATGCCGATCGATACTCCAACATCGTTGTTTTCTCTGTTGAAAGTAAAAATTTGTTGTTTTCCGAGGGCGTCAACAAGAGTAAAAGTCTCCCCGGTTGCAGGTGCAATGCGGCCGCCAGAATTGACTGTCTCTGAAAACGCCAGTGATCCCGTTGCTTTAACGTTGACTGCGGAGTCGAAGATCTTCTGTAGATCATAATCTTGCTGATTAGGTGTCACCACAAAAGAGCCGGAATATTGCACTGATGCATTCAGGCCCACTTCCGATGCAACGCCATCAGCGATGCGTCGAGTCATCCCATATTCAAATTTTGGATATTTAAGTGCAACGTGATTTTTCCCCAAAGAAGAAGAAAGGGCCCCAGTTTCCAATATTCCTTTATGATCAAAAGAGCCAGTTGTCCCGCCCAAAGCATCCGAAAGGATATTTGTCGCTTGATGAACATTTATTAAATAAGAATATTCTAATACAGACTCCTCATATGCTGCATACACATTCCCTGGGGTCAATTCTATATCTAGAACATCGCCTCCAAGCTTCTTATATACATATGATACTTGATCGACTGCTCCAGAAACAAATTGGTGTGAATATAGTGGAGACGTCTCATCAGAATATATTTTATACGGCACATGGTCATGCACATCATCGTGAGAACCAGTTGCTGGAAGCGTAACTGCACTTACTGTGCTAGCAGGTGTTAGTGTAGGTAAAGCCATTCATGGATCCTCGCTTAAGTTATATTATCTAAAACTAATTAGTAAACGGGACCGTAAAGTGCCTAAGCATCTTGCTTAGTTTTCTTAGTTCTCGTTGCTCGTGGCTTGCGAGTCGTCTTTTTGCGCGTAGTGGTAGTCTTTTTACGCGTAGTGTTTTTTGTTTTGGTTGTCGGAGTATTGACAACCTCTTCAGTAGTTGTTTCAGTGGTTTCCGTAGTTGGCGTCTCTGTCACAGTCGTTGTAGTGGTAGCTGTAACTGTTGGCTCTTCTGTTTTGAGAGACTGAAGTGCATTTGGAATTGCTGTTTTCAGCTCCTCTACCGTGTTAGTGACATCTTCCATTACTTCGCTTACTGTGTTCCTAAGGTTGTTGAAAGTTGTGATTGCTTTCGCAAACTTTGTCCTAAATTTAGGGTTGTTCATTTTTCTTCTACGTTTTCCCATTGGTATTCCTTTTAAGCTGCTCGGAAAGATCTTACGAACCATTGGCCGTTAGAGACTGTAAACTCCAACTGATCACCGATTGTGGCACCTGTTGGAGTAATTGTTGTAGTTTGACCAGAAACAAGTATTCCTGTAGCATCAGTGCCGGCTGCCAGATCTCCGCCCTTTTTAACTATTGCGATGTCACCATCGCCGGCGTTGGTATCCGTTACGAACGCAGCACCTAGGCCAACGCTAGCGGCAGCGCCCACAACATCGCAAGTAATATTTATCTCTTCAGCATCCGCTGGTGCTGCAGCAGTGATTCCTTTTATGCCACCTGAACCAGGGGCCCCTTCCGATCCGGCTGCGGGTCTTTCAATTGTGGTGTTCTCAACTAGGCCGGCCGCTGCAGAGGTACCATTTATACAATCTATTATTGCATCACGTAATTTTGTATCGGAATCGTGAGTTTCTTTACTTATAATAAAAGTAGCGGCTACATTTCCGGGTGTTGCTGCATTGCCATCGTTTACTGGCAGGTCAGTGTTGTTGGCCACAAACTTAATAGAAAAAGCTGTTCCGGAGCCCGAAGCCAATACAGGCACAGTTATAGTAAGAATTTCGTCTAAAGGCGTGTTGTCGGCAGTCAGGCCGGTAGTATCCAATATTGAGGTTTCTGTTGCGGCCGCACCAGCCTGCGTAGAAGCACTAGCTGCAACTCTTTTCAGCACTGCATTAACAACTTCTGAACCAGGGACTGTTATTGTTGTATTAACTCTTTTTGTTAAATCAGTCTGAACAGCACCTACAATAAACCTACAATTCCAACCTTCGCCGGCTGTCTGGGCAGAAGGCAAAGTGACTGCATGCCCGAATGGAGAGTTGAGGACGAATATACGGCCACAATCAGACCTAGTTAAATCAGTTGATGCAAAATCTGATAACACCTTTACGTTTCTTCTCTCTGAAAATGTCATAGATGACTTAGCCATTATATTATCTCCTTAAAATTTTACTGAGCCGTGAGCGCTCTTGCGAAAAACTGACCATTTGCGACGAGAACTTCAATCTCATCTCCCGCGACGGGATCGCCGACGCCGCCTGCGTCATGTTCAATTCTAATAACCTGTCCGCCTGGGGCTGAGACAGCTCCCGCAGTTCCGTCAACAGACATATTTAAAAGTGTAATGGTTCCAGCTCCCAATGTTATATCGCACTGTACAGTGTCTGCTGCACCTACAACAAATCTGCACCACCAGCCTTCACCGCAGTCTACTGCAGATGGGGCTGAAATTGCTATACAATCTGCGCCTACGACAAATACCGTACCGCAGTCATGAACCTTTATTTCCTTGCCAGACGCTCCGAGTACTTCGACTTTTCTTCTATCTGAGGTTGCAAATCCTTGCTTTGCCATAATTATTTTCTCCTTAATTACATCAAGATTAATTCGCAACCTACTCGGCTGCATCTTTCATAGTATAAATAGTATTTCAAAAAAGAAAAAGCCCTTCCAATTTAATGGAAGGGCTTTTAATCTTAAGCTAAAGAAAATCTTAGCTAGGCATCTCCTCACCAAGGAGACCACGTACAACCACAAGACCGTACATATCTGGACGAACCATCTTCTTGGCATAGCGCGTCATGACGCCCTTACGAGGTACGAAATCCTCAGTGCCGAAGATAGTAGGAGTGACCTGCAGTGGCACATATGGTGCATACACAAAACCACTCTCAAGGAAAGAACTTCCCTTACGACCAACGAGGATCACGTTACGCAAGAAGTAAGGGTCGACGTAAACGTCAAACTTCTTACTAAGCGAACCAGCCTTCACAGCACCAATGGTGCCACGATCCTGATCAGCAGTTACACTTGCGCGGAAACCACTCGTAAACTCAAGAATGTTTGCAACCTCGGGAGAACAAACAACAAAGTTCGCTCCGCCGCGAAGCGTCTTTCTGTGGATCTGAGCACTAACATCGTTGATAGTCTCAATAAGCGTCTCATACCACTCACTAACAGTACCAGTGAAGTCAGGTGCAGCAGAAGTAGCACCAAGGGTTTCACCACTAGAGTTTACAAACAATCCAGGAGCGCGCGACCAGTAGCGTGTGCCGGCCGTTGCGCCGTCAACAAGCTCTCCAAGAAGCTCACGGTCAATTTCGAGAGCAATCTGCTCCGAAAGAATACCAGTCAACTCAACCTCAGCATCAAGGTTGTGATAAGCGTTCAAGTCCTGACCAAGTTCTGGAGACCACTTAGCCTTCAGTTTCTTAGTCTGAGCTGTTACCGCAATACTGTCGACCTTGATATCGATCTCAGCAATGGTATTCTTATCTACCGAGGATCCAGAGTTTCCAGTTCCTGGCTCAGGCTCTTCAAGACCCCATGCATCCTTACCAACCAATGCCCCAAGAGAGTCATGAGACTGAGACGCTTGAAAGCCATCAATTCTTGGGAAAGATACAACACCCAACTGATCTGCGCCATCGCCTGCTGCAATGTCATTGTTGGTGGTATCATAGTCGATTGCTCCGCCGGCGGCAGAAATCAAAACAATCCTAAGTCTCTCATCGGCGCCTGTTCCAACCATTTCGGTCAATCGTCGAATTTGAACAATTCCACTCTTTAAGGCGGCTGTGCCAACGTTGTCATCAAAACAAGCGATTACAGCGCCTGGATCATGCACGCAAACTGCCTTAACATTACCCTTGTCAAGCTGCCCAAGTGAATCGAAATCACAATCTAAGACTTGGATTCTTGCCGTAGGCTGTGCAAGGACATCCGGGTCGAATCTAATAAGCTTCTTTTGTGCGTCAGTTAGATCTGAAACGAGGGTACCCTCCGCAGCTAGGTGCACAGTTCTAACCCCAAGGCCGGTATTGTCTGCAGGGTCTACGGCACCAGTTACTGCAGCGTATGCATTACCAAGATCATAGTGACCTCCAGCGCCAGCAAGAGAGTTCTCGGCAAGATTAACACCACCGGTCAACTCTCGACCAACAACATTACCACCGTAAAGAGATCCCTTTCCAGCTCTAGCGTCTGCACCACCTCTGGAGTCCGTGTGTGTAAAGTCAAGGAAAAAGATAAGACCAGATGGCAAGCTCATTGGCTGAACCGAGATCAAATCATTAGCAATCAATCCACCGAATACACGACGAACGATTGGAAAAGCAACTGCAGCGAAGCCTTCGACATCACCTGCAGCCATCGAGGAAGCCTCACGGAGAAGCTCCTTGGCCTGATTTTCTAACAGGACGGCCATTCCCTGTTTCTTGCGTTCATCACCTAAACCCTCAAGAAGACCAGTCTTTTCCCACTTCGTGAGAAGAGCATGATTCTCTCTAGAGAGGTCTCGGTTTACAACGCCTTCTGTAAGTTTTTGTAAAACAGACATTGTTTAAATACCTCCTAAAAATTTTATGTCTTAATACCAGCTAATCTCTGCATTCTATCGAAAAAGGGACTAGCTTCATTAGTTTTTTGCTCTTGGCGAGCAGCCATTATAAGCGACGATTTTCTAGTTACCGCTTCACTTAGATTTGAAGGAGCATTATTGCCTTTATAATCGGCGCTACCAACTGCATCTTGAAGGGTCTCAAAGACAACCTTTGCTTCATTTACTGAACCAGCTTTGGAAATGGCTTCGACAACTTTTCTTTTTTGTCGCTCATTCAGGGAGGCATTTTCGTGTGTCTGGTTAATATATAACAACTTTGCGTTGGAGACATTCACTTGTTCCAACTTTTCTTGCAAAGTATCAAATGCGGCGCGAAACTTTTCATTCTCTTTTTGTAATTTAAGGCTCGCGCTGCCTATAAGCTTGTTTTCTTTCTGAAGTTTCGCTACAGTCTTGCGAAGTGCTTCATTCTCTTCTTTTACTTCATCATCTTGTTCTCGCGCAAGGAGCATCTGCTCATACTCGCGCATGATTGTTTCCGGAGTCCCCGCCCAGCCGGATTTTTGAGGCTCAAAATCCACTTTGAGTGCCTCCAATAATTCATCAACATCAATATCCTCTTCTATCTCCATCTCGTCCAAAACTTCCTGTAATGCAGACTGTGTTATACCTGCCATCGAATCAGCTGCCGGAGCAGCGGGGGCTGTGATGTCGGGTGTCGCTGGGAGGTCAGGGGTTGTCGTTGGCGTCGGGTCGATACCATGCTTGGCTTCTAAATCCGTAATATCTACAGACACTTCGTCATCATCCAGTACGTCATCTCCGCCGAAAACACGGTCTTCGTCAGAAAACTCTGCTTCTAGGGCATCAAGTCTTATTCGGACAAGTTCGTCCTCGTCCGCATTAGATTGAAAAGCGTCTCCCAATGACGCTTGCAGGGAATCGTGTGATATGTTGTCTTCGGGCGATTGGGGATCTTCTGCATCTACGTCGGCTTCGAGGGGGGAAGCCATGGGGTCAATTGTGTCTGCAACCATTGGATCTGCCATTGGATCTGCCATTGGATCATCAGAAGTAAGGGTATCAGCGAGGAACTCATCCCCCTCTTGTTCTAAGAGGGCGTTCATGGCATCTTTGATTTCTTGAGAGTATTTCTCTATAACCAAGTTTTCAGCGTTTTTCAGGGCTGCTTCTTTTAAAGCTGTCGCGTCGACGATTGCTTTCTCCAATAGTGATGACATATTCTAACTCCTAAAAATAATATACGTATAGAAAGAGTACTTCTCTATTAATTAGTAGTCAAATTTGCAAAAAGGAAGGAAAAATTAGAAGGTAGAACAAGCAGCAAATATTGCAGTGGGTGCATTTCCCCAGTTACCCGTATTCGGTTTAAAGGCGACGCGGTCAATGCCACGAATTTCAACAACATATGTGGTGTTCACTGTTATACCAGTAATGATTAAGGTCTCTAGTAGGGCCCACGCGCCGACTGCATGGGAGTAAGCATATACATCCAGGTTTTGGCCGGGGGCGCCATTCGGGTCCACTGTGACATGTAAATATCTCTGATTTTCAGTTAAATACCCATTATTGGCTGCCGCGGCGTCGTTCAAATTATCATTTGGGGCTGAGTTATGAGCAATAATCCCAGCTGCAGTGGTGTGGGCGCCAGCTATATTTTTTGGTTGGCGTGTGCGGCCCCAAGACTGGTGTATATGTCTTTCCGATCTATCAGTTACTCTTCCGAAGCCTTTTCCTGTGTTAGCCATGCTTATCTCCTAAAATGTTGAACACGCCAAAGTTAGCGTCACTCTCGTATTGGCGTTAGTGTGTGAAGAAGAGACAACCCTTACTTGGTCTAATCCATAAATTGGTATTATGGTTAAAGCTCTTGCAGTCGTTGCATTTGCTATTGTGGCCCAAGATGCATCAGCCCAAATATCAGAAGCGTGAGAATAAACTTGCAGCTTTAAAGCAACTGTTCCAGCTGCATCTTGACCTTCGGCGCCGTTAATCTGCGAAGTCACAGCAGACAGGTGCAAATATCTCTGATTTTCAGTGATATAGGAAGCGGTCGTGCCTGCAGCATCTAAATTTACTGACTGAGGCAAGCTGCCATTCGGATTTATTACGTTTTTTGGGCCTCGTGTTCTGCCCCAACTATTATGTTTAAAAACGCCTGCTGTGTGAGCCATGTCTTCTCTCCAATACTATAAATAGAAGCTAGTTGCCAAACTTCTCATTATGTTTCTTAGTAGACTCTTGAGATTTCTTTTTTTTAGCCTTTCTCTTCAATCTACGTTTTATCGATTTTTTGGTATAAAACCTTCTTTCCTTAACCTCGTCCAGTATTCCGGATTTTTTAACTTTCCGGCTAAACTTTTTTATCATTCTCTCAGTTTGGTCCGGATCTCTCACTATCACTTCTACATTAACTGGTTTTCTTGACACTTTAAATCCCTTATTTTAACCTTTTCCAAGCATCTCCAGCGATGCCCAAAATACCACTTATATCTACTCCAGAATCTTTAGAGTCCACTCCTGCCAATGGTGAATGTTGAGAATGTTCCCCAGAAGAAGCAAGTGGTTCAGTGCCCTCAAAAACCCCAGCCATAGAGCTGTTACCAATAGCGCTTAACATTTTTTTCTTGGTTTCATTAAGGCGATTTCTAGCTGCTGTTTCCCGAGATGTGGTGTCACCCCTAAGATCGGTCGGTGGTTTTTCAACTTTGCGTTTACTTTCAACAATAAGATTTTGTGCCGTAGCCAAACCATGAGCAACTTCCGCTATAACGCTTGATAAAACCCCCTCTTCGAACAATACTTCTCGAACGCACTCTTTTATCATTACTTTAAGGTCGTTTTTCTTCATTCTTCAAACTTATAAAGTATACTGTTTATAGATCTGTTAATCTTATCGGCTTTTGAAAACACCTTGTTTGGATCTTTGGCTTCCGTCATCATAAATGCTCCCGGAGTCGAAGGATCCGAAACCATATCAAAACATATTAGCTGAAAGTCGTCTTCCACTATTGTTTGCCCATTGGACTCCTTTACCGAGCCCATTCCTCTGGAAGAAATGCCCAACTTGCAGCCAGCTTTTACCAACTCTTTCAATACTTGACCAGCGGGCGTGTTTAAGACCTCTATTTTTCCCATACACTTTTTATCTTCCATCCAGATCTCTGTAACAAGGTGAGAGCAATTTGCGAGATTAACGACAGAGGTGTCAGGATGGTCCAACTCCCCTAGGGCGCGGCGTTCTTTGACGGCCTTTTCGTAACTCTTTACCTCTCTTGCCAATATTTTGTGAGGATAAACGCGGCCGTTCCCATTAACAGTCTCTGACATCTGCATTACGCCAGTCAATATGCAGGCGCCCTCGTCGCGGATACGGCGCTTTTCTTCCTCCGTAAGGAGGTCTTTGCAGACACCGCCGTCACACAACTCAAAATACTCTCTTAATAACTTCATTTTACTCCTCATCTGCGGGGGCGACCCGCGTCACCTACGATCCTTTGCAGCAATTTGCCACTGGACGTAGAAACCATCTAATTTTTGTAATTGGTTTCATTTGTGCAATCTCCTAACCGGTTTCCTGCGGTATATGTGAACTTTCTTTTCCAGCTTGAACCCATCATCACCGAAAATCACACTCAATGCATAACTTACGCCAGACGAAACAAACCCACAAAAAAGCCCAGTAACAACAGAACTGTCAAATGTAATTAGTGTCGTAAAATCCCTAAACAGCCACAAAAATATGCCCACCCAAAATCCCATGCACATGGGGCAAGAAAACAATTTCCCAAGCTTTCCCTCTTTGGGTCGGTAGGGGTCAAATATCGACCCATAAACCAAAATCTGTGTCAAACCGTATGCTATAAAACAAAACCAAATAAAATTCACTTAGTATTATTCTCATCCTCTCTCAATAAAGAATAGTTATATCTATATCCATACGGCCGCACTCTCATGTCTAGAGAGCCCTTGGTTGCTGCATGGGGGACATCCCCCAAATCGGTACTATCGCTGTCTTTAGGTCTCACAAGCTTGTCTAACGAGTCGACATCATAGTCCCTAGAAGTTGCGAAATAGGGTTTCTCTTCTTTGATATACTCATAAAGAGCAAACAGAGTAGCTTGTACAGAGTCAACGCCAGGGATTCTAGAAGCCAATATCGAGGCTTCCATAGAGCCATATATGTTGCCTCCTTGTATAGATGATGGGTCAATTACCCCCCTTCTGACCATGAACCTAAATAATCTATCCTGGGATGAGTAGACTCTGTCTGTAGCACTCCCTTTCGGGAATGTCAGGCACTTATTTTTATCCTCAATGAGTACAATATCTATGTCTTCGTGATCGAAGATCATTATATTACCATCAAGTGTGCGCTTGGCATTAAGCTCAACAGTAACCGTGGTTCCTTGTTCTATGTCAACCTTTATTGTCATCTTCTTCTATCTCGTTTACTAATTCTTGTGTTTTCAAAACCAACTCTAACATATCAACATCCATTTCTCGCTCTTTACAACCTTCAAGAAGAGAGTGCACTTTGCCAATCTTAAGAACCATCTCATTATCGGCCTTAACATGCTTGTTGGTTTTCACCTTCGATAATTTTGATTTCAGTCGGCCAACTTCTTCGTTTAAATATGTTTTCATTTGAAGCCCATTATCGGAAAAGGAAGAGATATATCTCACTAAAAGATCCTTCTGCTCTTCTGCAAGTTTTCCAGAATATTCTTCGTTGAACTTGTTTACAAACGATTTATAAACAATGTTGTCTATTGGTTTTTGGTTCTGCTCTCCAAGTGTTTCAGCAGAAGCTGACATTTGTTCAACTAAATTTTCCTCCAATAGAACCCTGTCCTTTACAGGTAGGGAGTTATTAAATATAGAATATACTGATGCTATACTCCTATAGTTTGGCAAAAAATTATTAAATATCTTACTTGATATGGTTTTGTTAATCTTGTTTATAAGGGCGCTCTGCTCTTTGAAGATTTTTCCCTTGTTTAGGGAAGCATACTCTTCCTTCGCTTCAAGTACAATCTTTTCAGCCAACTTGCGATCTACCTGCTTTGTGTCATAAACAGCCTGATAAATGCCCAACTCCTTATTGAGGAGGGTGTTTTTAGAAAAATGCTCCTTAATTATAGAAACAATTTTGTTCTGCTTGTCTTTCTTGTTTTTAACAATGGATTCTGTCAATTCGCGGACAAGAGCCTCGTAAACAAACGCAGTATTTCTCTTTTTATTGTGCTTTAGTCTCATTTTTTTTATCCCTCGATTTTAAACTCTCAAAAAGCTTCTTTATCTCAGCATTTTGAAGTAAGATCTTTTTCTCCTCTTCTAATAAGTAACTAGTATCCTTTTCTTCGTATATCCCTCTTCCCAAACCTAACAAATCACTAGCCCCAGGCATGATGTTCCTGATTCCCGTTCTAGCCTTCTCCATGGAACCCTGCCCCTTCATAACCTTCTTTCTAGGACCAGATCCCGCGCGGCGGTCGCCACCCTTCTTTGACCTTGGTGTGTACTTTTTGCCTTTAGATTTACTTGTGGTGGTGCGGCCATCGGGATATGTCCAGCGGGAACCAGCATCATCGTCTCTTTTTCCTGGCGGTGCTGCTAATAATTCTCCAGCATCTTCGGCGGGGGCCCCTGCAGTAGGTGCCTCGGGGGCAGGGCCGGCGCCTTCATCAGGAACGCCTAATTCCGGCTCCATACCAACAGTACCCATGCCACCCGGCTCATTCTCAAGGCCCATGCCGCCCATGTCACCACCTTGGGTGCCCGGGCTCATGGCTGCCTGCACTTGTTCGGCCACTATTTCCAGCTCTGCTTCAAATTTGCGGTCACTAAATAATTCTCTTCTGCTTCTAATAAATTCTTCATCTGTCAATCCAAACATGCGCTTGGCAATCCATCTCTTGGAGAAAAATCCCTCAGTGGCCGAAGATGCAATATCAAATTTTGTTTTCCAATGCTCTAGTTCCTGCAATTCTGCTATTTTAGATGGGTTGTTGAGAGAAATTTTAAAACTAACCAAATCCTCATCTCGATAACCGAGAGTATACAAGTGTATAATGCCAACCTTCTCCAATTCAGTGATTACCGAACGTTGGAGGCGCTGAATAGTTCTAGCGAATCTTATGTCTTTCTGGGCTAATGTACTTTTATCTTCCTCGCCTCCCTCGTCAGACCTAGAAAGATAAGACGGAGGAATTTTCAGCGCTGAAAACAATTTATCTCTTAAATATTTTACGTCATCGATATCACCAGTATATGTACCGCCCGGAACTGTATCTATTTTTGTAGCGCTTTGACCACGGACGGGTATAAAGTAATCCTCATCAATTGAGAGAGGATTATATCTAAGATCGACGCGTCCGGTGCTAGGATCCACCACTTGATGTCTTTTCATTTGCGTCATCACCTTTTGCATATATTGCTCCACATCTGTCGGAGGTATACTCCCAACATCAATATAAAACACCCTACGCTCCGGTGACCTAACAATACGATATGCCATCATCGCATCTTCTAGCAATGTTAATTGGCGCCAAATTCTTCTGGCCGGCTCTAAAATAGAAGTGCCATATGGATTGTACTTATCGTTCCCCAGTATACGGAAATGTGCGCATTGCCAATTCTCAAATGTCAATCCGGCCGAATTCCATTGAAATTGTATATAATTGGGATTTGTCTTGTCTTCCCCCTCCAGCCTTTCCACCTCATACGACGGGAGACCTATCACACTCTGTATACCCGTATCTTGATCAATGTCCAAGTACAGGAAAAAGTCTCCATATTTGCACATTGTGCGACACCAAGTAAACAAGTTATACTCAACATTCATAACATTGTAATAAAGTGATTCGAGTATCGATTTTATTTCTTCATTATGGCAGTCTATATCCAAAAGCTTCTGAAGCTTGCTGTGAGTTGTCATTTCATCAGCGTATATGTCTATCGCTGAAGCGATTTCTGGAGTATACTCCATTTGATCAAAATCTACATATCTCTCAGTTCGTTGCTGAGTTGCCATAACGTTTGCTTGCAAATTGTCGTATGGGTTGTATGCAGTTTTCTTGAAATCCCTCCCTGTAGCGGATGTGAACTTCTTAGAATACTTGTCCATGTCTATTCTTCTCAAGCGATGAGCCGTTTGAGTTCTGTAGTTGACAAGCGGTCCGGACAGTAACCTAGTCAGTCTCCGGAAAAGGAGACTTTGTGGGTTTCTAGTGTTTTTCTTGTTTTTTTCCATTTATTAACCTTTAAATAACCACGGAAAGCTTTTTTGTGCCTCTATTTGTTTTACCATATCTTCTTTCAATTTTAAATTACTTCTTCCCAACATTCCTGGAATTCTAGTGTCTAATTCTGTTGAAGTTGAAATAGTTGAATTTATAAAAGCCTTCTTGTATTCCAAATCTCTAGCATTTCCCTCAAGTGCCGTGTCCCTTACCCAGCAGCCGATCGCACACGACATGACGAGGTCGTCATTGTAAGACCTCATTGCCTCGGGACGGCCATTGTTCCAAATAAAAGTTTTCATCTCATTCAACAACCTTGGAGAATATATTGTAATTAGACTGTTTCTTACGAATTCTTCCATCTTTGCTATTATTAGTGGACGAGTCTTTAAAGAGTTTGTGAAGCCAGCAACAGCGTTTGACATCCTTTCCGCTAAGTGTTCCTCAACATACTCGTGAGTTGATTTAATTGAATGATATATGTTTGAATAACTCAAGTCTTTTAATTTTTCTAAAACAGAGAAGCCGACTGAATTGTTTTCCACCACCATCAAACACTTTCCATATTCGTTTCCTGCATCATGTAGCACTCGCGAAAAAACATCCGGCGTAACTTTCCCCTGATACTCGCCCACCAGCTCCATGGTTTCTAACTTAAAAATGTGAAAAACAGAATAATCTTTTCCGTCGCCGCGGGCTACGTCGGCAGAAATCATATATGTTGAGTTCGGCTGATATTCTTCCCATATCCAAAAGTTTCTGTCAAAACCTGTCCTGTATTTCGGCTCCCTAACGTTGGCCGAGATGCGTTCAATATCCATACCATCGAAAACGGTCTCCCCTGACATGTTAAAGTTACATTCCAGCTCTTGGGCTATTTCTCTTCTGGACATATTCTTGGTCTCGCGTTGGAACCATGCGCTATCGCGGTCAGGATGTACGTCCCACTTCAACTTCACATCATTAAAATCGTTTGTGCCCGATTCGGACTCGACATATGTTTTATGAAACCAGTTCCCAACGCCATTGGGGGTCGACAAGGCTATGCAGCGGCCGCCTGTGGAGAGTGTTGGGTAAAGACCCATCCATAATTCGTCTAGACCTTCGACATGTGCAGCCTCGTCTATGACCAATAAAGAAAGAGCCTCAGAGCGGCCAGCATCAGATGATGTTGAGGAGGCTTTTATCTGAGAGCCATTGGATAACTCAAAAGACGCCCTGTTGTCTATCGTAACATCCGAAATTTTAAGCCACGCGGGCAAGCTCCTAATAATAGCCTTAACCTTTTTCACCAAATTTGCTGCAGTCTGAAATTTGGTAGCTATAACTAGTACATTCTTTTCTCTGTGAAATACCATCATCCACGCAATATAGGCTGCAGTTATAGTTGAGATTCCGAGCTGGCGCGCCTTAAGAATCACATTGAAACGATGATCTTCAAAATCGTGTAACAGATCTCTCTGAAAGTCATATATATGAAATGGGATCAGTCCTCGCTGAGGGTGAGTGATCTTAGCATAAGTGTTTATAAAATAGTCAGGCTTCTTTCCACACCTGACTATCTCTTTCATTATTTCTCGCTTATCCAGAGAGACGGTCATGATTTCTTAGCTGTAACATTTTTCGGCTTTTTGCCGCCCTTTTCTAAACCACCGAGCTCAATCCAGTTGCGAGTGGCTGAATCTAATTTTCTCTTTTTATCATCGAAGACAGGATCTGCCCCTATGGAGCCAATTTTCCAGCACTTGTGAGCTTTCACGGAAACTCTGATTCTCGATATGTATTCTACTAGAACGTCCACTTCTGAAGGCTGGGAAAGTGATAAACTATCCCCCGTAACCTTCTTGAACTCCTTTTGTATAAAGGATTTTACTTTTTCTACCATTGAGTCTATTTCTGACTCGTAAGATGGGTTGTGGACCTCCTTAAGCATTGGTTCGCAGTGGTATTTGATGTGGAGGCGGTCGCCACTAATGTAGGCCCCGAAGCCATCCATGACGCGTTCATCCAAAAGAGGATCACCCTCTTCTCGACGAAGGCCGATTTCGATCGGCTTTCCGTCCTTGTCCAGTGCACCATCGTATGTATTTGCAAGCACTTGGGAAATTCCGTTAATTATCTCTAATGTTGTAGCCATATTATATCCTCTTATATAAATAGTATCCGTATATTTAAATAGTTACTTATTTGGTCTCCAGCCAGTTTTCCAGCGAGCCTCTCTACCCTCAACATATTCCACAAAACAGTCAAAACAGCAATCATATTTGCTCATATATAAATCATCACTAAATGAAAGAGAATAAGATTCACAATTTGGGCAGGTTCTACGATTTCGGCCACTGTTAAGGAAAGCATTCCCCTTTATAACAAAGGAGCCCATATCCACGATTTCTCCTTGTGGTGGCGAAGAGTTTTTATAAAGCTCAGAAAGCTCTTGAAGGTATTTTTTTTCCTTCTCTTCGTCCCAGCCGCTCTTTGGGTTAGAGATGGCTTCCGCACCATACTTATCAGCAATAGCCCTCTCAACCTTGGCTATATAATTCAAATCATCCTTTTTCATTCTCTGCGCTCCATAAAATACCAGTCGGATGAGGCACACCGAGAAATAAAAAGTACACTATAGAATAACACAGACAAACTGCGAACTTGCTCACGCGTTTAACAATTTTAGAAAACATAAATCCTCCATTACTGAACAGAAAAAAAGATAGCTAAAGTAACTAGCACTCCAGTTGCAAAACCGCCAGCTGTCCACCATGCAGTATAATCGTTGGGGCGCTTCAAAGATGCTTCGGTGAGTCTCTCTATTTCTACATTCTTAATAAGGAGAATTTCTTCATGCTGTTTTGTAAGCGTCTCAACCCTCAATCTCAAGTTTGATACCTCCAAGTCGTATTTAACTTTTTGTTTCTCTAGCTCAAACTGCATTTTTAATTCGCAATTTGCTACGGCACGGGCTTTGGCAGTTATCAATATGGCATTTGCTTCCTCGTCATAGCACCAAAGGGGCCCCTCGATGCCCAAACCAAGAGCAATACCATCATCAACACGAGTAAAAGAGCCGGGAGGGACAACGCTTTCCCCCATTGTCGGGTTGGCCATGGCCGGCAATGCACACATTACTGCAAGAGTGTAAATTATTAATCTATTCCACATATCTAATGCCAAACTCTTCTTCAATTCTTTTCCGGATTTCGTCAGGGTTTCCCTTTGATTTGATTACGACCTCTTTAATACTATTTTTATGAGCGTTCGTAAGTTCTTCTTTGTTTTTGACAAAATCGGCTTCGACCTTTTTCAGGGCATCCTCATAGTGTTGCATTAACCTGTCTCTCTCTAAAATTTCCCTACTGTGAGAGTCCTTCAGTACCTCTAATTGTTTTTTATAAGAATCCTTCTTCGCATTAATCACCTCTAGCATTGCATCTGTATTTCTTCGAGCCACAATCCAGACCCCAACTGTCCACAAAAACAGAAAAGGAATCTGCCAGTGTTCCTTGATCCAAATCCAAGATTTTTTGCAAAAAGTTTTAACTACCAACCAAGTCATTTTCTTCTCTCGGGCCGTGTTTCCACTGAACTGCCATATCAACCAAAGCTTGCGTGCCGATATATGCCAATGTTATCGCCGTCCAGTTATCACTAGTTACAGACCCTATAACACATAAGATGGTTGCAGTAAGCCACGCTAAAAATTTCCTAGAAATAAACCTCTCTACATACTTGTCGGCAAATGCCTTAAATCTAGCCATCATCGGTACCCCCTATATATTAACATATGCATAATCATCTTTTTTCTCTATATTAATTTGCATATCAACACAATCTTTCAAGCTATCAAGATGAGATATCAAAATAACAGTTTTAAAATAACCCTTAACCATATCCAATATCCGAACAAACCCTTCCATGTTCTCTTCGTCCAAAGCGGTGCCAGGCTCATCTAATATAAATAGATCCGATTTCGGTAAAGACGACACTGTTAAGAATGCCAAACGAATGGCCATAGAGGCAATGGTTTTTTCGGCGCCAGAACCCATCTCCAGTGGGCGGGGTTCGTGTTTTGGGTGTTTTATGAAAATATCAAGCTTCTTTTCATTATTTTGAATAAAAATTTCAAATTCCACAATATTGGTCAATATTTTGGCTATTTCCTGATTAATAATTGGAAGTCTTTCTTTTATTATATCATAAGAAACCCCATCTGGGTGACAGCATGACATCATCAAGTGATGTGCGGCAACCTCTTCTTTTAGAGTCTCATACTCATTCGACATTTCTTTAATTTGTGTTAATTTTTCTTCCAAGGAGCCATGCCTCTTGTGCAGACTCATCACTCTTTCTTGACAAATTTCAAGTTGATCGCTTTTATTTTCCATAATTTGCCGCAATTCATCATTGTGATTAATCAACTCTTTCAGGTTCTCTATTGCTTCCCGATTATCTTGATATTCGAGATTTTTTGCCTGCAGATCTTCCAATTCTACCTGCGTGCGAAATAAGAGTGAATCAGTCCTCTCTATTTTAAGTCTAGAAGTCGCGATTCTCGTGGCCATCGATGACCTCTTCTCTAGAAGCCTCTCGTACTTAGAAATGTGATCCTCTATCTGCTCTCCTGTATGCAGGGCCAAGTCTGCTCCAGTAGAATTCACTTCATTTGTTAATTCATTCATTTTTCTTTCAGTCACCTGAATTAAATCCACAGCGGTGTGTGCATCTTTAATAAACTTGCAAGATGGATATTGTGTGCCGCAAGGCACCTCAGATAAAAGGTCGCGCTTTTTCACGTTATTGTCTTTAGTCTGTGAGGCCCGTCGAAGTTCCTCAAGAAGAGATTTTAATTTATCTTTTTTTGAATCTATTAAGCGCTTTTTTTCTTGATACGATTCAATATTAAATTGTGATAAAAAAGTATCTATCTTTTCAAACTTCTCTTCACTCTCGGACAGTTCCTTGATGGCATTCTTTCTATCTCCAGTTGCCTGAAGAATAGTCTTTTGCTTTTCCCTTATTTCCCTGCTTGTCAAAACCGGATCAATGATCTCGCCAGGAACTGAACTGATCTTCTCTTGAACATCTAAGATCTCTTCTTGGAGAGCCTGCATCACTTCTTTTAGTTTTCCGCATTCAGCCTTATTATCTTCTATGGCCAATTCACTCTTCATGATTGACGATTCCAAACTTCTTGTTTGGCCCTCAAAGTCAATACCCTCTAGTCGCTTGAGGGCAGCACTTGTTGCAGCGGATTCTTCTTTTGCTAACTTGTATTTTTTATCAAAAATCTCAAGATCCAGAAATTTAGCCAAGATTTCCTTTCGCCTCATCGAGCCCTCATTAATAAAAGATAAGGAATCTAATTGACTTGACATAGAGGTAGTTAGGAAATCCTCCAAAGAGCCAAAGTATTTTCTAATATTCTTATCTGTATCTTGTCGTGACGTTCCATTCAGTCCCGTTATATTGTCCACTGCATCTTTTTCATAAAACTCTAAATCAGTTTTCGCTTCCATGGACTCGACACCTTTAAGTCTTTTCAGGTATTTTTCTGATTGCCTTTCAATATAGTAATCCGTATCGTCTATTCGTATTGAGGCAACTGCCTTACAAAATTCTTGATTTTGATTAATAATATTAAGATTCTTCACTATCTTTTTTGATGTACTATTAAACATTGTATACAATAAAGAATCAACAATAGATGACTTGCCAGAGTAATTTTTACCAAAAATACCAACCACCCCCTCAAGTTTGGTAAAATCTATAAAGTTATCAGAGCCATAATTAAACAAATTGTCCCACCGCAAAGACTGAAGAGACCAGTTTATATTCCTTAAAGTGTCTTCACCTTCTTCAATTTGCGTATTGTACCTCTTGTTGAGATCGAAGACCTTCTTTATTACTTGCTCTGTGGCTTCGAATTCTTGCAAGTATTTAGTTATTAATTCTTCTTGCGTCTTTATGTCTCTAAGATCTTTCTGCACAAAACCATGAGGGGAGGAGACGACTATTTGCTTGCCCGCAGCGCGATTAAGGTAGGTTACGGATTCTGGATTGTACCGATATTTTACTATATCAACTGCTTTCCGTACTTTGTCAAAAGACACGTTTTCTTCTGACACTATTCTCAGGCGGGCGCCCGACGGTGGTTTACTTCTGGGAAGATTCCCCTTCTTTGTTAAGGAAAGCGTTATAAAGGGCTTCGGATTTACAAATGTAATCAATTTGTTGGAGAACTTGTCCTTACTTTCTATGTCCCAAAGCAAGTACCCCTTATCTAGGGATTCTCCAAAGTTTTGTTGAACAGTAGAGCCAGCGTACCAAATCCTTTCCTCCTTATCGAGGGCCTGTGTCTTATGTATGTCCCCAAGAAATGCAAAATCGAATTCATCAAAAACCTCTACACCATGGTCGCCGCCAAGAGTCCAATCAGAGTCTGTCTTGGACCTATTGATGGCACCATGATACAGTGCAATATTAACATCCTCATTAGAAGATGGGGATACCCAATTCTCTTCGTCAAAGACCGATAAAACATTCAGACAAAACCCCGGGGCCAATTTTGTCTCGCCTGCATCCTTAAGCAATATTAAATTAGGAGAATTGATAGCCCTTACGATAGGGGAAATTGCATCTTGCCTAGATCCATTTCTTAAGTTACCATCATGGTTCCCCAAAATTATATAAGTTGGGGCAATCGATGCTAAATTTTCAAAAAATTCTCGACAAAGATCCACAAATTCGGGAGATATTTGTGTCTTGGTGTGAGCTATGTCACCACAGTGTATAATGTAGTCAACCTCTTCTTCTTTTAAAGAAGAGTAAAGTTGACCAAAAACCTCTCTATACTCAAAGTGATATTTTAAATTACGAATATGTGTGTCTGCGATGTGCGCAAATTTCATTAGTTCTCCGACTCTTTTTCTATTACTTCATTATACATAAAGTAGCTGAATAAGTCAAGAATTATCTTATCTTTCTTAATCCGTATTGATGGAGATCTTCTTCTGTTAGTTTTTCCAATATCAGCTCAAAAGCCTTCATCTCTGACTCGGAGACAAGCTTTATATCACCACTCTCTGCCAACAAAAGCATTTCCTCTTTAATAAGCGTCTTTAAGCGCTTTTTTGTTATTTCCATGTTTTAAACCTCACTGGAGTTTCATTTTATACTTTAAATAGTCTATATTTGTTACAATATCCGCATTACATTTTCGATTTAATATTTCTTCTCTTGTCATTTCTCCGAGATCATTGTAACCCCCCAACCCAATAGAATAGGTATCTACCCCATAGGACCTCAGCTTATTCATTATATTATACTCTTTTTCCTTAGCATCGCTATCCAATGCCATATATACAGTGGGCCTCTTTAGGCAGATCTTTTCAAACAAGCGACTGCCCTCCCTCAACGAAGACCCCAAAAGAGGAATCGCATTCTCACATTTTATTGCGTCAAACACACCCTCTACAAGAATTATTTCCTTCTCCCAATTGATGAGAAGATCATTGAAAATAATATCTTTACTAATTTTAGGGTTCCTATATTTGTAGGTGCCTTGAGCATACGCTCTTCCTACAAAATAATTTAAATTTCCAGCTATATCAAACGACGGAATGATAATCCTGTTTTCATATTCCCCATAATCACAAAATCCGATCTTCCACCTTACTACATCTTCGTCTGTAAGACCTCTAGAATAGAGATACCTTAGGGGCCTATTATTGATCGTAAATTTAGTTCCAGATAACGTCTTAAATCCGGAAGGAAGGTTTATGGCCTCTTCAATTTTCAATTCTTCAGAAGAGAAAATCTTTTCATACCTAGACATATCGATCTGGCCGGATAACTGCCTCCACTCACTTAAAAGAGTGCCAGAAGCATGTTTTTTTAGCAGCTGGCTGATATCTGTTCCAGAATAGTCACAAACCCAACATTTAAAGACATTTTTATCTATATTAATAGATAACTTCTTCTTGTGATGATTGCAGCTGGGGCAATTGAACAAATGTTCTTCTCCATTGATCCACGAATGGCCAAGGAACCTATTAAGTAGTTGAATTTTCTCCGACAAATTTATTACCCGCTAAGCCAATTATAATGCTATCGCACATATCATACACGCCAGGGCGTGGATTTCCATGTTTAGTATATTCTACATTAATATGCGGGTATTTGTCAAGCACAAAAGACAATACTTTCTCTTTGGTGTTCTCTCCTCTTTTTATATTTAAACCAGCTATTTTTCGCGCTTCTCGGACGGCAATATGAACTGGATCAAACCCGAAAGTGTCTCTACAAATCCAAGAAACCATTCCATTAAAACTCTGAAGCGTAGACATTGTTTTAGCACTGGATCCACCTGAATTAAAAAACATAAATGGTTTTTCAATTATCACCGCAGCAACTTCTTGTGTTTCTTCTATTTCTTTTACCTTTTCTCTTATGAATTCTGCTTTTTCATACAAGGATGTAAACTTTCTTTTGTTTCTCAAATCCCATATGTAAGTTTTGACAATTTTCTCCCCATGTATAATACTTGCACCCGTTATAGATGTGGATACATCAAGTCCTAGAATTGTTTTTTTCATAAAGTTCGACATATTTCTCCATTATAGTGTCCTTCTTTTCTTTGACCTCTTCATTGTACCACACCCAGGCATATGTATTTTTCATTTTTTTAATATCTTTTTCTAATTTAACAATAGTGGATTTCGCCATTTTTACGTGCTTTTTTGTGGGTCGCGGCGGTTCAAAACCCAACTCCTTCGCAAGTTCCGATAGGGTACAATAGTCCCCCTCCTCATAAGATTGGCGCGCCTTTTCGAAAAGCTGAGCTTTATATTTTTTTTCAAAATCAGATTTATCTATTGTTTTGTCCGGATGGGAATCAGTTGCTATTTTTCGATATATCTTCTTCAGATCATCGTCCTTGGTGTGATCGATAGATGAATCATTATCTGGTGGAGCGGAAGAGTCCTTGCCAGCAACCTCTTGATTTGAAGCGGGAGATGGAGCACTTCCAGAGTGTTTAATTTTTAAAAGAAATTCTCCCGAGAATGATCGTGATGCATCATTAAATATCTCAGTTGTTACTCTGTGTTCTTCTTTGAGGTACTTTACACGGACAGATAATAATGTAAACTTCTTTTCAGCATTCATTCTGCTTTCTCAAAAGTCTAATCTTAATTTAAAAGTATACTCTCTTAGTTCTGTCTTTTTAACTGGATTTGCTAATGAAGCAATTGCTATTAGGTTTCTATCTTCATCATATATTCCTATTTTTGAAATGTATGTTATAGGTTCAAATTCCTCGTCGTACCCCTCAAAGCGAGATTTCTTAATATTTTTAATGGTGCCTGGAGTCTCAGTATAAGAATTGTTGCTAGTCGAAGAAGTAATCGAATGACTGACGTGACAATATGTGGGATTGTGAGAATAATTAAGTTCTCCCTTTTTAGCATGTGCCAACATGGTTAGTGTTGGTATCTTATTGGTACCCCTAAAAGAGGTCACATGAGTGCACTTTGAGGTAACTATATACCCTGAAGATTGGCCCACTTCCGACATGCCTGATCCATAAGATAGCCATGAAGGCTTAACGGCGCCGGCGCTGAAGAAGTTTTCTGTATGAGTAGTTGGTAAGTCGTAAGACCCCGTTAAAACAAGTATTCCCTGTTCATATAAAGCCACACCAGCAACTTTTCCAGCATTGGCCCCTATCTGTTCTATGAGTTCCCCATTCTTATTAGAATCTTTGAGTTGGGCGCACAGGGCGCCCGTGATAAAATAATCTAACTGTATACTACCCTTCTGTAAACCGCTGCCATAAAAAATAGATGGTATACAGACTAGGTTTACGTTGCATGTACCCTTGTATGCGGGCGCATTTGCTGATGCGGCAGTTGACATTGAAGAGGAGTAGAAATAATAAGCGCTCCTCTGGTTACTATTCTCCAAACTATTTCTGAGTGCTCGTATATATTTTTTATTATCCGGAGCAGTCGTTATAGGGTCATCGTGGTTGTGAATATCAAATTCTATACCAGATTTGACATATATTCTACTTATACTTGCCGTAAGGGGGTATGAACCTTTTATTACATCTCCAAAGTTATATTGGCTCGAATCTTGAAATTGATTTGTTGATATGGTCCTGAAGCTTGTACGGGCGCCGTCTTTAGTTACGAAGGGGTATATTAGATTGTTCTTCGTTTCAGTATCAGCGGGCCTGTTTATGTTCAGTTCATAAAGATTTACTGACCCCTGTGGTGCGTGCTTGATTTTATTGCCAAAATCGCCGGCGGTTTCAACCTCTCTATTGAGATATACTTTTCCACTCTGAACTATAAATTGAAATTCAGGATAAGTCACAACAGTGTTGTAGAATAAGTCATCTGAAGTGAACTTCTTATGTATCATTTTAGTAATCCAGGCGGACTCTTAAGGTTACCTCATTAGTTGGATCCTTTCTGATTGGTTCAGAAAGCTTGGCAACTGCCAACAATTCATTGTCTGCGGAGTAGAGTCCAACTGTGGTAATGTATGCGCGGGGTGGCATTAAAGCATTGCCAACGCCGGCAGCTCCGATAGTCTTGACCCTCATCTGGCTACCGCTTAAGTATGTTGGGTTAGAAGAATAGTTAAACTCATTGTGGTGAGCCCTACAAAAATAAACCGTTGAATTCAACTCGGTGGTATTATTAAATGAAATGTTTATAACTTTGTTTCGTATACCGTCACACAAAGTGTCTATTGTTGAGCCCGTAAATAGCTCGTGATAGCGCCTAGATTTTGTTTTATCTGAATCATAGAAAAAGCCGCGGCCAGCGTTGCCGGCGAGGGATCCCGTATAAAGAGCACCAACGCGGGAATGCAACAAGCTGTTTTGTACGCCGCCGGCGCCGTGATCGCGGACGACGTGTGCGCCAGCAGCATAAGCGGTGCCGGCGCCATTGGCGCCGGCGCTCTTTTTATAAATCCGGCCAGTGCCATCCTCAAAAATTGAAGATGTTAGTACACATATGCCGGCTTGATAAAATATTAAACCAACCTTTGTTGATGTTGGGCTTGATGCACTCAACTGGGTATAAGAGCCGTCATTTGTGCCATAAAGAATTCCATACTCTCCGGCTGGGCAGTTAATAAAATAATTAGAAGCAGCGTCTGTGTCCGCTACCGTAAAAGTTCCACCATTTGATACAGAGCCCACCGAAGCAGTCCAGTGGCCTGCTCCGAGCTTCATCTTAAAAGACCCCTTCTTTATTTCGTCTTTCGTTAGGAGGCGCGAAAAGTTGAAAAATATAGCATCATGCATTTTGTCGCCTGCTGTTGAGAAATCGGCGTCGGCATCAAATGCTCGAATTCTTGTTTGAGTGAAGTTTGTGCCATCTGCACCTGGAATGGTTTGCAGCTCGTAACCCATAAGCATTTGAGCCATTTGATTGTAAATGTTTACTTTCTTATCAATCTGTACGTAGTCCACTCCAACGATTGCCTTGCTGGCAGATAACGCAGACGCAGTGCTGCAACCCACACTAATGTCAAATATATGATTTGCCGAAGATGATAAATACGGATAATCGTATACGGATTGAAACATACCATGGGAAAATACTTTTATATTCTTCTCTCTTCCTGAATTTGAACTTACACGATTATATGTGCCAGAGACAATTGCTCCCGTGATCGGGATAGCCTCATGTAACAATGTCCTTGTTGAGGTTCTGTCCGTATTTGTAAAGGTTTTAAAAAATGTCGCTTGTGCCATTTGCTTCTCCTAATTCTTTTAAGTCTTCTTTATAATTCTTATTGGCAAATCAATAGAATGTCCTGTGGTCACCCCTACCACGTTTATCAGTGTATCAATAAATTTGTATGCAGTGAGTGTGCTAGCACCAACAACGATATTCTTGCCAGATGTTACAGTTTTGCCAATCTCATCGAACAATGCATCAGTCTGCTGTATGTGTAGGGAACTCTTGGGAGCGAATCGCAATCGTGGGCCAAGGGGTCCATTAAAAGATTCTGCGGTGATAGCTTTAGTAATTTTGTTGGCATCTTCGTGACCTCTTGCTGCTACAATACCAGCGGCCCGGGTGGCGGCAGATGGGCCGAAATGAGTTCTGGGTAAGTAATATGTTGCTATTCCGTCATCGTCCACAAAAGAATTCTGTAATATATCACCAGCGATTTGCCTCGGAACTCCGGAAGGGCCGAGGGCGTTGTCGTCTTCTTTATCGCCCGTTGATGCGAGGGACAACCTCATGAGTCGATGATCCATACGAACCAAATATGCCGTTTCGCGAAGATCATCGGGCATCGGAGTCTCAGGAGGCACCTTTCCTCCCGTCTCTATACCCTGATCAATACAAATATGTCTAACTTGACCCTCTGGTGGATTTGCGTGGCCGACAAATATGCCGCGGCCTGGATCTCGTTCGTGGACGCCTCCAGGATTCAATGCATCTTTTGTCGCCTTATCAGCTAAAAGAATCCAGCCATTTTTATAAGAGCCTTGATTTGCCTTGGATGCCCAAGAGGTAGCGACTCCTGAGTCGAAGGCGGGCCTTTCATTTACTCTCAAAATTGGCAGAAAAAGAATATTATTCCTATTAAGAGAAATTAACTTTGTCTTCATCAATGAAGTATTGTTTGTAAATGCCTCCATCACGGGTGTTTGCATTATTTTAATATCTGCAAACGCAGAGCCGCTAGGGTGATTACCATTAAAAAGTGCATAATTTATCTCTTCATCTCCGAAAGCATACTTAACTATCTTAAACTCGCCTCTGGCCATGCGCTGGCGGCCGGCGTCGGTAAGAACCGCATCTAAAATAATATCACCAGAATTATCCAAAAAAGCCATAAATTATCTCCTTTAACGCAAAATGATCACTTTTTATAAAATAAATAGTTTTAAATTTGGTATTTAGCAAACTAATAATCATTATTCACCTACTCATCATCCTCTGAAAACAACTCATCTCTATATTCTATAGCCGACCGGACCTTAGATGATGTGCCACACGGAGTTTCTTTCTCCGGAGGTGGGCGCCAGCGGGGGTCCCCTTGGACAACCCTATCCGGTGCACCCACTTGTATGGGGACAACACTGTTACCTGTCTTAAAACTAAAATGGATATCCATCTTTCTTCCGGAAGTTTTCGATGTTATTCTCATCTTAAATTTACGACCATACAATGGGGTGTGTTCCCGTTCCAGACCGAAAGCATCCGGAAATGGTCGACCGAGGCGGACACCATCTGGATCTGGAGGCGTGTTTGGGTCGTTTCTGAATTTTATTTGACGATATTTTAAGCTTGGTCTTATTTCCAACAACCTTTCAAAAGTAATGGACCTCTTGTCAATCTCTGGTGTCAACTCGTGTGTCCTCATATCCATAAAGGTCCCATTCTCATAGGTGGCCATTTTTACTCGAAACACCTCAGTGGGGTTTGAGATACCTTGGTCATCTTTTGCCCGAAATATATAATAGTATTCAGTATCAGGCATAAACCCAGTAGTAACGTCTTCTTCAAAGAATGCACACATGCCCGACGTAGGAATTTCTGCAACATACTGACTATATTTGAAATCCTCATATCTATTTGGCGGCCAAGAATAGGGCGCCGTTTCAACATTACGCGGCTTTCCCAATCTCATTATTTGATAGTGAGTTGGTATAGAATCGTGCTTATAGTTTACTTTGCCGTCATGAGGGTATGCTGGATTGTCGTGCATTTGTCTTGCTGCCGACTCCTGCATTGTATTCATTATTTCCTCATCACTCTCAAGAATCCCAATTGGTACCGCACTATATTGGCCATAGTTTGCATGCATCATCACTCTCAACTTATCTGCTATTCCCTGATATGGCAAAAATGTTACCTGTGGAAAGAGTGGTGGCCGGTCGACTACCTTCACGTACTTCTCCATGAAGGGGGTTTCTACAATCGTAAAAAACGGATATGTATTTACAACCAGTCGTGCATCGATGTTCTTCTTGTGGGGCAAGGGATTTGAGCCCGGACCCTGTTGCCAACGACTAATCGATGGGCCGCGAAGGTTATGACCCACCAATACGGAGCCATCGGCGTTAGAATCGCCGTGTGATGCGTGTCCGCCGGTGCCGAAGCCTCCCCAACCCCTAAGATACGCCTTATCATACTGATATCTAGAACCGAATACCATATTAATGGCATAAATTCTATACATGTAGGATAAGCCAAAAACTATCTGAGTGTCATAAAAATCTATTTCCCGGATTTCGCTGCAGTCCATCATATAAAATTCCTGCAAGGGTTCTATATCTTGAACCTCGCCATCCAGTATCATATATTTGCATACTTTGTATCCGATAACCTCTGAGTATGCTTTTTTGCCTTCCACAATATCTTTAAAAGATCTTATATATTCGTTTGAGTGGTTTTCAGGATAATAAAAGTTTTTAAACTTATTCCAAAAGACTTGACTTCTAATAAAATCCCAAAATCGTAACATGTCCTCTTGATTGTGATTCTCATAATTTAGCGGATATGCCTTCTTGTCAAATCCGCTGTATTTTTTCTTCGCAATGCCTGTAGACGCGTCGATGCTTCGGCAGTTGGCGCGCAGAACATGGGACCTGTCAAGTTCCCCTGTGTCAGGATTAAAATAATAAACCGTTATATCGCTTCCGGGCTGTGATGCCTCGATCGTGGCGAGCGCTTGGCGCATCGATCTATCCAAGGCGCTGAGAACGCGTTCCATGCACGTATTGACCGTTTCAAGCGCAAGGGTTCCGTCGGGACTTCTCACGCTGCGCCGATAATCGGCGCAGCGTTGCAGAGAATACTGGAGTTTTTCTGCATATTGGGTGCGTGTAATAGACTTGGCGATGGCGCGCTGGTCTGGGCATTCCATGTTTACGGCATCTTCGTAAGTTATTTCAGAATAATCACTATATTCATCTTCTTGAAAGTCTTTTATCTCATCTCTTATATATGCAATCGGGTCCACTGGCCATTTCTCAGCTGTGGTCGCAAGATCTGGGGGAACATCATCTACATAATTAAAATCAAATTGGCGAGGCCATGCTCGGATTCTCACACTCTCCACTATACCCTCATTCACTCTATAAGATTCAGAAGTTGTACCAGCTCCGGCTTGGGCGCGGTCACGCCCTTGGACTGCCACATTCATATCGCGATGCGATTCATCCATAACTTGTGTGTATAGTCGGTTTTCCGATGAATATTTACACATATACTCCAATATATGCTTATCCATTTTTGTTTCTCGCAACAAATCCGCCAATTTTGAAGTCTGACTCGTGCCTATCCTTATATGCACATGCTTATTAAATGTTGTTAACAAACCGCTGTCGTGTATCTCCTTAAAATCAATCACATTTTGGCAAGTAAATTTTTGGATCTTATCCTGATGATCTGGCAATATGGGGCACCAAGCTGCATTGCCACTTTCAAGAAGTTCAGCACTTTCCCTCGTAGCTGAATATGTCCTATATAAGCTAGCTTTTCTGGTTGTGGGTACTTTATCAATATCTGTATTTGTAAGATGCAGTGAGACCTTACCTGTTACAGATTGGGGAATGGACATCCTTGCCAATTCGCCCTCATAAAAAGGTATCGGGGACTCGAAAGTTGTGTCCGCGATGAATCTCCTATCCGGAATAACCCCATGACTGTATCTCGCCTTTCTTTCATTTGGCAAATTGTCCCAAGCTGCAGCCAAATCGATTTTAAATTGTCTCTCAAAATCAATTGGATTTGGGCCGCGGCTTCCGGCATCGACGCCGATGTATACCGCTTTGTCTGGTATGCGCCGCGGCCACACGTTCGAGTAGCCGAACATATAGAGAGATCTATACAGCGACCAGCGTCTGCTAAGAGTCGTTTCTTCGGGGTTTGCGAAGTGCGCATACTGCTCGTCATCCACGGTTTCGTGATCATGATATCCAGTAAGGTCTACATCAATGGCAGTTCGCCAATGGGCGCCAGACCAATTCGCTTCAGGAACAGAAAAGTCCTCTTTTGGAAACCGAAAGGGACTTTCCTCATCGGATCTGTCACCCGTAGGGAATCCGTCGACATTACCTATCGTTATCTTGTGCTTAATACCATAATTGAATGTCTCGACGCCCGGCAATTCTGGTAGGCGCGTATGTTGGTACCCATATTTGATGGGGAACACGGGCCCAACAGCTCCAGACTTTCGAACATCATAAAATAACGCTGTAACATACCGAAAACTATCAAACTTTCCAAAGCCTTCCCACGGAGATGATATCATGCCATACTCTAATTCATCTAAAGCGTGGCCGCCTTCACGGTACCTGACCCTTTGTCTTTCTCGGTCCTGATGGACACGTACAGTGCCTCCAAGACCCCTGCCATAATTACTATGATCATCTCGACCTGTAGAAGCGATCCGTATAGATGACCTGCTAACCGGCGAAGGAATATATTTTGAGGCGCGCTGGGCCCAATTGGAAGTTTGATCTGCCTGCCCTCGTTCATTGTGTCGAAACGGAAGCCCCTGCAGCCAAAAATGAGTATCTATCAATGTCACACTTCTATTGGAAGTTAGTGGATTGTTGAAAGAGTCGGAATCCGGATCAGAATCCGATAGTAACATCTCGTTCGAAGTGATTACATTTTTTGGAAATAAGACCCTTGTAGCTGTTCTGGGGTGTACCGGCGGGACTGGTGTTGTCTCGTTCCCGCCGTTGTTATTCCGGCGCCACGGATTATTATCACACTCGGGATTGTTGGGATCTGGACATGGTGGTGGTGCAGAGCAAGGATCCTCGAATCTATTAGTCATTACGCACCTCCAAGAATCCCACATCATTAGATGTTCTCACATTTCCCTGACCTGCAAATTCTGAACGTGAATTGTGTTGAATCCTTGCAAGCATCACTGTCGATCCCGGCATTGGAGTGGATACTATTCTTGAATTTCGCGGTAGGTTCCTAAATGTACCGGCGCCGGAAGCACCAAGGGACGGACCGGTCTTAAGTACTAGCGGAGCGCTCCTAGAGCCAAAGAATTCAGCATGCGGGTCGGCGCGTTGTAGTTGTGCGGGAGATTCGAAAGTGCGAGCTGAGGGTAAGTCAGATATACCTCCCGAGATTTCACCATTCCGCGTAGCCTCTCTGGCATTCTGAGACATTGAGTTTGACCCCGCGGGCATGCCTGGGCCAACATTAAAAACTCGGGTTGCTGCACGAAGCATATCCATGGTTTGGTAATATTGATTCCCAACATTTCTAGCCACTGCAAGCTCTTCTGCTGTTACCTCCAAACTTTCCCTTTCCAAAATCGCAGAAAAATTTCGAAAGCCGGCGGCAGCACACAAAGCGGCCTCGATAGCAGCAGATAGTTTTGTGCGGCGCTCAATATCAAGTCCGTAATTCGCAGGGACCGAACGGCGGGGCGATGGGGTCGCGGTGCCGACGCCTGCGCCGGCAATTCCAAAAGAAATACCCCCTACAATGCCAGCAGCGGCCGCGGCTTGCGAATTATAGGCAGAAGGATCGTAATAGAACCCAAAACCAGCAGAGCCGTCGCTATCCCTAGCGTTACCCTGTCCTACAATTATTTCCAGTCTATTTGCTTTCGCACTTTGTTCATTGGCGGTTTTTGTTCCTTTCATTTCATCATTGCTTGCAATTGTCCACGCCTCAGCAGCAGAAAAAATCTTTATTTCGCGAGGCTCGACATTAAGAGTGGACAACCCACTAGCTAACGCCGAGAGTTCTCTTCCCGTTACACCAAACCCAGGTAGAGTAGAATCTGAGCTTGATAAGCTGCGAGCTAAAGCCGAAGTATCTATTTCGGGCATTGCTGGGCCCATGCTTACGGCTGTCGGCGCGTATCCATAGTCCATATCCAAAACATCAGAAACATCATAATCACTAGCAGGGGGCCCCGAATCCAATCGATCAGAAAACTCTGATGGATCAACAGCTTCATCAGAGGGTCTGTATTCGGCAGCTATCTGAGCGGCCGTCAGTAGATTTCTTTCTGTTGCCTGATCAAAACCATGGCGAATGCCCGGAGGCAACACTGTAGGATTAACCACATCGAAAGAAACGACCACGTCGCCTTCCCTGATAGCCTCGACGGTAAAGCGCAGATCTGCCTTAATTATAATATGTTTTTTTGGCGCGCGCGGGGTAGAAGAACCATGAAAACCGCCAGTAAGAGAATTTTTACACATATGATTATCCTCTGTGTTATTGAATTCTGAACATATTGATAATGGATTGTTAACTGGACAGCGGCGCGCAGGGGTATACTTGTCTCTTTCTAACAACTTTTCATAAATTCCAACTAAAGAAGAAACCTGCTCACAAAGCTCCTGTGCGTACCTAACTTTGGCGCGTGTTGGTGAATCCGAGTTGGGTATTACGGCTGACATGAGTTGTCCTTTTCGCGCGAAAATGGGAATCGCGGCATTACCACTATCAGTAAGAAGGACAGCCGAATCAATATAAGTTTCTATAGAATTTCTAATTTTGCTAGGCCACATTGAATCATTATTTTCTATTGTATTGATGAAGTCTTCCGTATAGGCATCCATAACATAATCATAAGATCCCACTGAAGTCAGGGGCACCAATCCATGAGGCGCAATATTAGTTTTCACCAAAGTCCCTTGATGGTCGAAGCCTGAAAATCTATTATTCATATCTACATAAGGCCTCGAAGCTAAGACAACAAACTCTTTAAGAACTTGCGATGCCTCCAGCAGGGCATTATAGCGCTCAACGATGTAGCTTTTAATTCCATCTCTTATTTTTAACTCTACTATGTACGTGTATTTTCCATAATTCACTTTTCGAAATAACTCAAAATCTTTAACAAGGAAGCTTCTCAAGTGTTCGTTTTCCCCAAGATGATCATAACGAACATCCAACTCTTGTATGGATGCAGCGCCAGTAGCATCGCCGGCGGGGAAGAGATTCATCTTATAGTTCTCAGAGTGAGTATTCCTCTCAAGGTCTGGCCGGTCAAAAGAAGTTACAAGAAGTTTTTCCCCAAACTCCTCGTCGCGGTGATATTCAAACCCATTAGAGCCCATGCTGTTGTTGCCACTTGGAACATTAGATAACCTCCTCCTATATATCTTTATCTCCTCAAGATCGCATCTTGCAAGAAGTGAGTCGCGGCGGTCGGGTACGATCGGATTTGGTGCAAATTTCTTAAGAAGAAACCCATATACAGAGTTTGTTTGTACTATCTTTCTGTAATCTAGGCCGAATAGGATACCATGGTAACTTCTACCAATTTCACGTGTTTGCCCAACGCCAGAACCCGTGTCCGATGCCTGTATTGGGGGCGCATGCTCAGTGTGGATCCACGCCTCCTTATCCACAATAAATTCTATCGAATTCTTCTTATGCTCCTTCATAAAATAAATTTGCCTCATCCTATCTAAATATGTTTCAACAAACCCAAGGCCTCCTTGAGCGCGGCCGCTGCGACCGTAAAGAACTAGAGGATCAAACGTTTGTTTAAATTTTTTATCTAAATCTTCCACTAATGGGCCACCAAGTTGTAACTGACCCTCTTCTTGGCTATATATGGCATTTGCGCCGAAGAAGCCAACAGAAAAACCAACACTCGAAAATGTGGAAGCAACTGCGCTAACTTTTGTGTTTCTGGTTTCACGAACAGCTAACAAGGGTTGTCGTTGATCAGGTGCTGGCGCATGGTTGTGAATTGCGCCGGCCATCCACCCAGTGTATCCCGTACCAGTTTCTGCATCAGTGCCGTAATATCTATCGTTCCCATTGGGGTCACCGGCATTGAAATAAAGGGGATCATTGTGATAGTGTGCAGGGCCGATATATGGCTGGCCAGTGACATATGATTTGCCCCTGTATGTACCCGATTGAGAATACACAAAAGTATTAATAGTGTCTGGTACCTTCATTGGATCTTGTTCAGCACTTCTCGTAAGAAGCGTATCGTACGTCATATTCCCGCCAATCTGCCACAATGGATCAGTGGGGTTTTCTGGTATGTTAATGTCAAACTGATCTGCCAATTCCTGAACATCTAAGTGACTAAATGCCACCAAACTTATCTTGTTTTCGGTGTATTCGCCAACGAGCGGGTCGCGGTCGGTGGCGTATTCGGCTGAGTCGTTTCCTAATTTGATTGGGATCTTTATTTCAAATATTATATTATTCACATCCTTCGTTGATCTATATTGAGCCTCGTCCAATATTATTTCCGACAAATTAACAACTTTAATTGACGTAAGTCCAGCGAACCCTGAATCTTCGAATAGGCCCTCGTTTTGAAGGAACTGACAACGCGTTTTGGCATCTATATTCAGGGCCGCGGCGGCTTGAGTCCACGAAGAGTTGTGGTCATCCTCCCTAAAATGAATACCAGTTAATACAAAATAAAACTTTACAAAACGTGAAAAAACACCAGCTTCGAACCAAGATGGCGTCAAGGTTGTGCCACCGGAAGTGGATATACTGCAGCGTATTGTCACGTCATCAGTGCCTATGAATACCGATGTAATCGAAAGCGCAGGAAAGGGACTATAGTTTGCTATCTGATCTGGTGTACTCATTCATCCTCCAAATACTAATAAATAGTGCGTGCTCGGCGTTCCTTGGCGCGCTGTTCTGGGTCATAAACTGAAACTGATGAATCCGTAAAAATATCAAACAATTCAAATATCTGATCATTATCTTCAAGTTTAACTGTCCTTGTCAGTATTAGACCCTCGTCCTCTTCGGTGTTCGGATCATCGGTAGATGCTACCTCTTCAATGAATTCAAATATCTCAATTTCAAAATTATCTTGAAGATGTGGCACACCGAATTCCTGCAAGTCAAGAATTATATTAGCCTCTTCCTTTTTGATCCTTATTCCATTTGGATAGGTTATTTCATCCGCAAGAAGATCAACAGTAAAATCTGATGGGGTCGTGGCGTCGGGTTCAATGATGCGACTATAATCTATTTTTAAATTCACAAATGGCTTGGTAGCAATCTGTGGCGTAGATGTTAATATGCCGGTCGGCGATTTGATTTTCAAATCTGAGGGGTTTGACACTTTTTCTATCAATTTTGTGACACTACCTGTGATTTCACTTCCTAGGAACGCCACTTTGAAGTAAGGTGTCTTTTGGGTGCCCAGTTCTTTGTCTGCAAGCGGGTACTTTAACAATTTTTCTTTTTCTAGTGGGTTCTGTTTTCTTTGTATTATCTTATAAACACTGGAATCACCTTTTTCAATTTTCTTGGTTTCTTGGTCAAATCTTGTTTCAATACCAATGTTTACATAAGGTGTCTGTAAACGAATTGAATCCCTAATTCTGTCTTCGCTATTGTTTTGTAGTTCTTTCACAAAACCTGCAGCAGCCTCATATATGATGTCATCGTCAAAAAAAGCATAATACGCTGGCTTAAAGGCGCCGCGGCTTAACAGGTTCTTTCCGAATTGTGTTAATTTGATATCTATTACATCTTCTTTTTTGTTATAAAAAGTCATTTTTTCACCTCTTTACAAAATCCATCTTGGCCTCTACCTTAACTAGTTCTACCAAAGAAAAGAAATCATAAGGCCAGTTATAACCATATCTATAAATGCGCTGCAAGTCTGACGCAGCTGGAAGGTTTGAATCTTCGTCCGGGTTGTGGCGGATAACCCCATCTGCTTCAGAAAATATATCTGGCACATAATCAATAGGATCCCCTGGCGAATGCGTGGCACTCCTAGAGTAGTTTCTGTTAGAAGATGTCTCTAGCGACGACTCTTCCACTAAAAAGGATTTGTCTATTGACTTTTGTTTTATTTTCGCCAAATCTGTCTCTGCTCTCATTTTTGCCTTAAACACCAACCATCTCACCTTGCCGTTAAGAAACCTATCTTGATCAATGTCGCTGACAGGTGAAAATCTAGGATTCGCATCGTTCACTTCTTGATCCGGTCGAAAATTGCCATGATTTGTAATAAAGTGTGATACATATTTAACGTCGGGCGCCATATTCAAATCTTCTGATTCTTTTATGTTGGAGTACCTACCATTCGCAGCTGAAGTTCTGCTAGATGGCATGATATTCTGCCATATATTAGCTAAATCCTTTTCGTCTAAAAGGGCTCGGAATTGGAATATATACATCATGGGACAAACTGCGGTGAGTTTTGTTATATCCTTATATTCCATGAAATCGAACCTAGGCGGAATTACATACTTACTCATCATCCTCATCTGATATGAAATATATTCTTCAGCGCTTTGGCCTGGATTATCGTACCATTCCTTATATGTGGCTTCAAATACATTGACTCCGCCTCTGGATGATGCTCTCAATAATCTTTCGTGCATCTCCGCATTAAGTGTGGCTGCGCGCATTCGAGATGATAATTCTAAATTAAAAAACTTAACCTCACAGGTTTCCGAATCAACAGTATAAGGTATAGCTACAACTGCTTCACTTATTTCCTTCTTTTGAGATATTCGGCCGACTGGTGTGATACCCGACTCGGTTGTTCTTCCGGCGCCGTTGGTCCAGCCAAGATGTCTCCCCAGTTGGTGATCCTGATCAAGGCCAGGAATATCAGATACTTGCATATAATACCCATTTCCCGAAGTGGAGGTGCGTACGCCATTTTGGTGCCACATGCCGGTCGACCCCGTTAAATACGGAATATCAGAAGAGTGTTCAATCGTATAGTATGAATCCCAGTTTCTTACTTTCCACGGTGAAGTGGAAATTTTTTCAGTTGTCATCGTGTCGAGCCTTAAAGCTGTCTTTTCCGCATTCTTGAAATCCAAAACGGGTGTTTCCCATTTTGTTTGTATCACCCATCGACGTTTGGCTAAAATCTCCTCGTTGTGGTTCCCACTATCGTAATAGCGGACAAATTCTTTAAAATCAAGACTCGCTCCCAAATTCATCGATTCTCGAAAGTTAGTATTATTCAACTTGTTGTTTGGCTCGTTATCTGGATGGAAATTCTTATACTCAACGGTCATGCCTCTGTGAATCTTATCTAACGTTACATTCACAATTCTAGGATCTTCTGCGTCTGTACTTTGCGGCCGATAGGAAATTTCCATATATGGCTCAGAGTTTTTGTCTAAGAAAGGAGGAGTAAACGGAGCATAACCATGCATATGATTTCTAGTTTCCGTCTCTCTCTGTACAAGAGTTACGTTCGTGCCGCCCGTCAAATCATCTAAATACTGAAATAGGTGAGCATTAGCCCCTGCAGCGATCGCATCGGCTGATAAAATATAAAAAGTGTTCGTACCGTCGGAACCATTCACCTTCGTAACGCTAAAAGTTCCACTATTGGCGCCTGCTCCAGGATTCGCTTGCGATGTATTAAAAATGTGGGCGCCCATGGAAGACATATCAACAAACCCAAGGTGACCTAATCCCAAAATAATTTTGGTAGCCAAACTCTCATCAGATATAACATTCTTGTTTTCATCACACAACTTAATGCTATAAATATCAGCAGTTTCAAGTGTATCCGGAGTTGAAGCAGCGTTGTAAAACTGAATCTTTTTTTCAGTTTCCGTACCGTCTTCATTTAAGAAATTTATTTTAATAGCAGGGAGTGTTGTCATAACAGCATCAGTTTGCCACGCTAGAGTGCCACCATCCACAACATGAGATCTCATGTTGCCTCCATAGGCGCGCTTGCCGCCGGCAGCAGTTGTTATAGTTACCTCTAACCCCTCCCCCTCATCAACTGGGGGACCAAATGCAGAATGCCTATCGTACATCATTAAATCTACATTCTTCAGGTATATCCTTGTCTTATATATAACATCCGCATCCAGCTGAAAATTTACTTCCTTGGATGTCAAGGTAGCCACTTTGCTGTCTTTTAAGAAGAAATTTACTGTTTCTGCTGCGAAATTGTTCATTGCCATTTTATATGGCGCCAATGAAGTGGCGAGACCCTTAGATCTGCTGAACGTTGCGATGCCTAGGCGGCCGAAGTGGTCGTCATTCTTGTTTATTGTGCCGAACTTATATGGATAGTCATTTATTTTCGACCATTCCCTGCCTCCAAAATAAGCACTAGCACTTGGATGAGGTTCGCTATTATACATTGATTTTTCAAACAGGTTCTCAGGATTTAGCAAATCCTCAAACTTAACCCTATAGCTAACGCCGCCAACAGAAGGGCTCTCAACAGAGCCAGAAAGACGAGGAATCCCGGCGCGCATAGTAGCTATTGATCCTGTAAAGTTACGATATCCCGCCATGTGTGTGCCGTTAATCAAGGATCCTGTGATTCCGGACTGGCCGGCCGAAGCGGATAGGTGATGCCACTTTTTTAACGGCCCAGAGGTTGAAGTTAGATACTTTACCCCCTTTGTAGCGCTACCCAAACCTTGGCTGATATCTGTTTTAAAGATTGGATAATCAACTGCTATACCAGATTTAATTGAATTGTACAGCACGCCCGGCGAAAATAATGGCTTTACAGCACGAGCTAGAGAGCCTGAAATTTTCTTTTTCAAATAATGGCTTTTGTTTGCTATTCCTGTTCCCGGTGTAAAGTTCACTGACCAAGAGTCGTCCGGCATGTATCCCCTTCCAAAAAGTTCTGCCAATTGTTGAGTCCTTTCTGCTGGATAGAAGCCGTAATAGGGAACGAATTGCAAGGCAGCATTACATTTTAGAGTAAAGCGACGAGGCAAAAAATCATGCTCTATGCAGTTTTCAGAAACAATATCAAAATACTTCATAAATTCGCTAGTTGAATATGTTTTAAAGAACTTTGTGTCTGATTCTATTTCACCTTCTGAGTTTGCATATAGGGCGCCAGTTAGGGATAAAAATTTGTCACTTATGCTCAAGAAATCACCATTCTCGTTAGTTACCACATCTTCTACAAAATCACTTATTCTGAATTCAGGTATTAGAGAATGGTCTTGCGCGATAGCTTTTACTGCATTGGTTTGCAGATAATAGCTATCCTTAGATGGGTACCTGTCCGCTTGCTGGCCCGTTTCCCACTTTGCTTCGCCAGAGAGGTATTCAGCGTCGGCGCCTTTTGTGAACGAAGAGTCAGCAAAAGTATATGCACTACTCAGGGGGTTGCTTCCGCCGTGAGAAAAAGTAAGTGTAGTGTTGCCTATCGTGCCGGGGGTTGTTTGTGTCAAAATAATTCTCTTAGATTCCTCTATATCTGACACCGTAATATTCAGAGTATACTGTGCGATGTCCGAAGACGCGGCGAACAAGAGTGCATTCCTTATGCCAGTAATTGCTTTACCAGTGTCGACGGCACCTTGAAGGGGTATTGACACTGTCCCATTGCCTACCCCAAGAGCACCCCCCGTGGTGGTATAAGCTGTGTTCTTATTTACCTTGAAAATAACTGAATTGCCATCAGCATCCTTGATTGTTACTGTGCGTTCGTGGTAGGTGTCTGGCCAGCCGGAGCCCCAACTGTTAGCTGCTGTAATTGTGCACTGTGCATTAGAAATTTGCACAAACTGTGGTATCCTTCTGTTATATAAAGGCGCCGGCGGGGTATAGCCATGGAGCGCATTATATCCCAATCCGAAAATGTTGTAATCATTTTGTAGTGTACCTTCCCCTCTTTTGCCTTGATCTCTGTTTGCTAAAAAGTCATTTCTATCTGACTCGGTTCTTAGACCATGCCTCCCTCTGAAATAAGAGGCCGTCAAATTTAATGGTGGTTTAGAGAAGTCTTTTCGCGAATCAAGAAGCCACACTGACGAAGTTATCCTATGAAGTGTTCCAAATCCTGTTGCTGTCTCATCACCCACCATGTCTACCGCTTCAATGTTAAGGCCGTTGTGATCCCTATACCCAATATTCCCTTTTGAAGAAATCTCTGGAAATAAATAATAATATGGTGACGATGACGAGATAGCTATATATGAACCATAATTATTGGAATTTTCAAATATTTTAGTTCTATTAGAGCTGCCAGAAACCCAAGTGAATTTAAACTTCTCTCTTGTTCTTGCATTTTTTGTAAAAGTGTTCTCTTCTCTGGGATAAATAGTTTCAATATAATTTATCTCCGACGAGGCAGCTTCACTAAAGCGCCCAACTTGGCCAATAAGATTTAAGGCAGCCCCTTGCCTATATTCATCAATCTCCAATTTTTCAGTTATTTTCTTGTTAGCATAGGTAGTTACATCATTTTGATAAGAAACCTTCGTAGCTGTTATGTCCCATGCGCGCGAGGAAAACTGAGCGTCGGAGCGTTCTAACAATAAAGGGTCCCCTTCCGGTGATTGGCCGGAAAGGCCAGTGCCAGCACTAGAAGCCCACAAGTCATAAATATATTCATCAAGATCCCAAATCGATTGCTCTTGATTTTGGCTAGCCTTCTCTAGTCGAGATTTGGCTTCCCAAAAACTAAGTCTGTGGGGGCCGCCGAGGGTACCCGGCATTCGATTTGCGTGTTCAGAAAAACACACCGGATTAAATCTAACCGTAACAGGTATATCAATATAATTTGCGTTAGAGCGAGCATTTGTCATCTTGACTACATTGAATTCTTCATTCCGTTGGCCATTGTAGTTTTCTGGATAGACTATATTTGTTTTCGAATTATATTCATTAGAAAAGGCATCTACCTCGTAAAGCTGCAGTGAGTTAATATTTACCTCATTTGGTGTAACGCCTCCGCGTACGACGAATGAGTGTATATTTGCTTTTCTGTGAGAGCGCGCCACGGGGTGTGAGGCGCCTCGAAGCTGCTTCCATGACGGCCAACCATAAGGGCCCTGGCGGTTGTTTATGATTGCATTTAACGTGGTCGCGAGGCCTTCCGGTACCACAGTATCATCACCGGTTACGACCGGCGGGGAATACATCCCTTCCCAAGGCAAATCTGTATTATTGATGGTAGAATTAATATAATTGATATCCTGAATCACAGTCTGGCCAGCAGTATTTACCATTTCAAGTGAATTATGACCAAGCGTGTTCGTCGTTGGGTTCACGGGTTCATAAACAATGGTGTTCATTCCCACAAAGTCAGTCATTACGTACCTATCATCGTCGGCCACAATGCCGGCGGCGCTGCCTACCAAGGACAGTCCAAAAGTAAGAGGGACCTCCGTGTCGGGATCACTGGCGGCATATATGCCGTGATGACTCCCAACCTCGCTTATTGTAATAAACGGTATCGATTCTTTTGATTTCAAGTATTCTCCCGTAACAGAATCTGTAATCGAAAAATTGTGTTGATATCCAAAGCCGGCATTACTCTCTACGAAATCGTATACGGTTTTACTCTTGTCAATACTTGCTGTTATCCATGCGTATTGAAACTCGGACTGAGGTATTGGATGGTTTACAAAAAAGTTATCAAACTTTGGAGCGGGGCCAGTGCGCCCCGGAAAGCCTTCAGCGTCAAGCATCGCACTAGCGGCGAATGTCCCCATCGGAGTTGCATGATATTTGGTGCCAGGACTCATATCATAGATCCTATTACCTGCGTCACTATTATTATCTCCGCCCAACATATCCTTGTTTGCGGGTGTCGATTCGTCATAACCATCACCAAAGCGATACCATGCCGCTAAGTGTTTTGCGGCACTATGGTGAAGTAGGTTGGCCGGACCAGTTTTATATCCTTCCCAAAAATTAGATCTCTCAGCATATCCATCAGTATATAATTCAGCTACTTGGTCATTACTTAACGCTGTACTCCAAATGGACACATTTGACACGTAACCCTTAGCCCAGTTGCCGGGGGTTCCCGCGGAACTGGCGTCGAATTCTGTCCCTATCGAGACGTAGTCATTAGCGGCTATCACGCTGGTAAGACTAGAAACTACAAACGGTTCATCATATTGAACTCCATCTACGTATATGGTAGCCATGTTTCCGGCGGAATTATAAACAAACCCAACCAAATGCCATTTGTCATCATCAATTCTGGCCTTCGAAGAACTAGGGGCTGGCAGGTAGCGAATTGGCGTGCCGGTCGCATCGTCCCACCACATTGGGTGGCCTTCTTCGGCCGCGGAAAACCCTGTGCCGGATAAACCAAATATCAGCGGGTTGTCGTTACCTGTGGGGCCATTGATAGCTAGAAGGGCGTGAGAATAAACCTGAGTAACTTCGGGATGTTTTATCCAAGCAAAAAATGAAGAGCCTGCACTATCTTTAAAGATAAGTCTAGTCGCACTTATATCAAAGTAATCACTAGTTCCGTCGAACTTAATCACCTTGGTATTAAAATCCTTAACTTTGTCGTACCTCAGCGCGTGGCGAGGGTTTCTGTTAGTCATATGAACCGAAGCATGGTTTAATGGAGATGGGACGCCAACTGTATGCGAACCCGAATCTGCGCTGCCAAGACGGAATCCAAACTGATTTGAGCGCTCCCTGTGAAGCTCATTCAGGGCCCGACGGATGATTGCATTCTTATAATTTAAAGTAGAATAAATTGAATATTCGTCTGTTTCCATATCCCTAGTGTGCGGACTAGCAGATTCACCACCCACTGTCGAAAATCGACTTGTTATAACGTGACTTTGCCGAGGGCGCTCTACTATCGCATGGTCTATTACTCCGCTTATTGGCCAAGACCACGAAGGGTTAGCCGGATAAGCTGACGCTGTCAAGTCCAAAAGATATCCATTATTTGAGCGCCTACCGGTCGTCATAACAATTTGATAGTCTTTGTCGTAGTTTCCTATCAACGCAGAAGACGTATTATACTTTATATTCTTAACGTTGTAAAATGTGTTTGCGGCAAAATCTCTATAAAACTGCGAGCGAGCATTTACAAGATCAACTTTCTTGAGCTTCAGCCAGCTACCATTATCAGCCCCAGTTAAATGATATGCCTCTGGGCGATCTTGGAACAAACCTGAAGAAAATTTTTGTATTGTCCACATGGCTGAAGATCCACCGCCGTTATTGAAGACTATTTCGTCTTTATTACCCAAATTACCCGGGCGAAGTGATGTTATCAATATCTTGGTAGAGTCAGTCGGATCGATGCGGGCTTCAAAGTTACTAGATACGTTGATGGCATTAGACAAATTTAATGCAGAGGCGGCGGCGTTTCCGTTTACTTTCGACCACTCTACCCCCTCCCTATAACGTTCTCTTGTGCCGCCGCGTGGAGTGAGGTCAACTGATTCTCCCCCCTGATTTGTTTGGCCAGTAAAATTAACAATGGCGATGGCTCGGCGCCCTTGAAAATTATTGTTAAATGCTACGTGCCGGTGAGGCATGCCCCCCACATGGGCCGCGGCGAAAGAACTTCTTATAGATATTTCATCCGAAGCACCCATGCCATCATGATGGTTGTTGGTGATTTGTAGATTTTGTTTAAAGTTACTAAAATCTGTACCAACAGAAGAAGACATCAATGTAAAGGGAAGGACCATTGATGCATCAGTATCTGAATAATCATCTGCACCAGCAAGATCAACTTTCGCGAAATATGACTTCTTTGCGGCAGGCTCCTTGATGTCCCCGCATTCTTTGAAAACCCCTATATCTTCAGACCTTATAATTAATTCGTTGCTCTCATCATAATTCACAACTTTGTAGAGATCTTTGGTTTTATTTGCCTTGTGGTTTCCACCACCCTTATATGACTTCTGCATATCTAGAGAAATTTTATATGGTCGCGACAATTTTCTTATTGCGTAAGTTGATCCGCTGACCACAGTGTTTCCTCTAAGTTTTATAACCTCCCTAGTGTTATCGACGCTGGAAGACATGCCCAAAACGTTTATAAGATTTCTCTCGGCCCTTTCTTGCCACCAAAAACAACTTTTCTTTTCTGATGCGACCTTTATGGTTTCTCTGACTATTTGCTCTTTATCCCAGTCATAATAGAAGTTTACTGTGCCGCCGTTAAATGACCCATCTCCGTATTTCGCCAAGACTGTATTTGGGCTTTCTCCGGAAGAATATTGGACTATCGTTCCTTCATTTTGGAGTGTTCCGTGATGAGAGCCGACGCTATCCCTCACTCCAGCAGCGCCGGTGGCGTCCCCCTCGCCCATCTTCCACCACGATATTACATTATCATAAGCAGAGTGTTCCGAGACTTCCATTAGATCTCCCGAATTATATAACTCTTCTATCTCGGCCGAGTTGAGTGCTTTGTTGAAAAATACTGTATCTGCCAAATAGTCATGACCATAATCCATATCTTCGCCAAACTTTAGTTTGCCTGAGCCGGCGCGCATGTTGGTGACTCCCGCGCCCGATGTGGTGACCGTAGTATCTGAATCTAAAGTAATCTGTGTGCCATCTAAATATAGCCTTATTTTATCGCCAGATGTGGAGTCCACCACGACTACAACATGATGAAATTCATGATCAGTCATTGTGGCAGCTGCAGTCGATGATAGCAACTGCATACGATTGGTGCTGCTGTAACCATTTGTGCCCTGGTCGTATATGAAAAATTGCAACTTGTCCGGAACATTATTGCCGCTGGAAAGCTTGTAATCCATTGCTAATTTATATTCGTAACTCTTCTCTAATATTATCCTCTTGTCGGATGCGTTGTTTCCATGATATGAAGAAATATTTATCCACGCACTTATAGTGAACGCGTTGTATCCAGGATTCTCACCATATGGGTTCACGGAAAAATCCCATTCAGAATTTTCTGCATCCCAAGTTGCTAGCTTTCCAGCTTGGCCTGACCAGTCTCCGGACGGGCTATTGCCTACTATAAATTCTGTGCCCGCTAGTGAATAACTAGATATTGTACTTGGGCTGTTGCGAGCTATCGGGGCATTATTAAAAGATAGTGATTTGCTAATTTTATCAATTATTAATTCATCATCGCCGCCTGGGTTGGCATTGAATCCCCCCGGAAAATAAACAGCTTTTATGAGCGGTCTGTGTGTTATAACCTTATCGGTATCTACTGGGGGTGCATGTCCGAATTCCCAATCATATAATAGTTCGTTGATACCCATAACATGAGCTTCTAAATCTCCATCTTTTGGTTCTAAGGTTGGAAATTTGTGTTGGTATTTGTTTCTCTCCAGAACATGACTCTCTACAATATCTCTTATTCTGTCCGAAAACTCGGACGATAATGGTGTAAGCTGATTTAAGAAATTTGATAAAGAATCATCTATCCATCTGTAATATTGAATATATCTTTCAAACTCAATATCCGATTCAACTTTTTCAAAAAATCTTTGCCTAAGCTTTCCAAGAAGTTTGTAGTTTTCCCTATATTTGTTGATAGGGTCGCCCAACAAATTGTTCAGACCCTTAACTCCAGAAAAGAAATTCATCATCTCCTCTGATATCGCCTGATACATGCTCTTCTCAAATGTAAAATAATAAGTAATTGGTCTAGAGTCTGCCTCGTAAGCAGTAGAATCAATAGTTCTTATTTTAACCCTATCGCTAGTGTAGACGTTATCTATTCCTGCATATTTTGTTACTGGAAGGAATTCTTGTCTTATGGAGCCTGTCGTGGATGCAAAACCAAATCCCTTACCAGGATATTTATACCCGGCACTTGTCGATCTATATAATGACCCGCTGGTATAATCCACCACAGATAATTCACCATTGCCAGAAGATGCTGTAATGTCTGAAAATTGCCACCTAAGGACTAAAGAATCTTGACCTGAGAGGTTCTTACCAACATCAAAATTAGAAACGAACTGTGGGTCCTGTCGGCCATAAGACAGTGGATTTTTCGCATGCTCCTTCAGTTCAAGTTCCGACAGCTTGTCGTGCCAAACATTAAACGAGAGGGCACGGGAATCAGCCGGGGTGATACTCGATCCAGAAAAGTTTGTTCTCTGGGCTCCAAGATATGGCGCCATGTTGCTTTTGCAGAAAGCCTCATAATCTGTTGCTGCAATGCTTTTTGTAACGTAAAAACTATGTTTAAGAACGTCTAGATCGTAATTGTATCCCGCAAATTCAACAGCGTGTGTACCTACCGATGAACTAGCAGCAACATCATATTTTAAATCGGAGTATTTCCCCATCCTAACAGAGATATTCCAATGACTACCATCATAAACATCTGGAAAATATGAAGAAGTTACCGTTTCAAATAAATCTGAAGCGCTCTCTAGAACAAATTGAGCGCGGTTTCCGTGCTTTTTATATTTGCTTGCATATACCTGAAATGAGCCAGACGATGGGCTGGCCCAAGATAAATCGCTGGATGTTTGTTTTCCTTCTACCGAATACATTCCAAATAGGGAGGTCTTTTCAAAGCTTTGAGTTTCGTCTTTGCCTTCTTGAAAAATAAAATTACCCTCCACGGTGATTGGAATCTGTCCAGAGGAGGCAGTTATATAGCTTCTCTCGTCACTTGCGGCAGCAATAGGATAAATGGTACCCAAGTAATCCTTATCTGTGAAGTCGACACTCTTGGGTTTCAAAATAGAATACGTAGCATTGTTACTTATTTTGTACTCTTCGTTATTAGCGTAAACATTAAGTCGCACCAACTCATCATCCACACCAAAGCACCTTATCAAGTTCCTGAAGGATTGTTCCGTTCCTTTTGTTTTATACAAGAGTGGGAGGTTTCTGTGTATGTTGGATAAAATTACATTCTTTACTTCATGAAGCTGCTGCTCGTAAGTGACTTTCTCGGCTCTATTAGAAAAATGTTCAAATACTTCAACATTTGCAAAAACATTTCTAGAAACAAGCCCAAAATGTTCCAAGATGTAGCTTATCCATGGTTTTATATGGCTGCCAACAAATTCGAAATCCTCAGAAGATTCACATCCAAGTAAAAAGTTGTTGTCCCTTAATACCTTAGATGTGCCCTTTTTGTTAAAAAAGTCATGATAAGTGTAATCTTTTATTTTTGGTAAAAGTTTTATTTTTATATAAATATCGTCAAAAGCAGAGGATACAACCTGCAGCAATTCCTGGAACAATGGACCGCCGGATTCAGTAATGTAGGCGGGTATAGTATTCTGCATCGAAGAGAGGTTTGATCTATCATGTGAACTGCCTTTTTTAGAGTAATTCTCTTGCAGTGCTATAACTTGTGTGTTTTCTTTGTTAACGATTGGGTCGCCCTTTTCCACAAAGCCAGATTCGGATATAACTGAAGCTTCAGTTATTGCTGAAGATGTGGATCTGCAAGACGAAGTATAGCCAACAAACTTACCATTAGAAATCCGGCCGGAATAATCTAATATTGTCCTGTCGCGGATAGGTGATGTAAGACCTTCGTTGAACTTATAGTATAAACCCAAGGAAGCGTTGGAGTGATCTTTGTCTGTTCCTCCAGCTACGGGGCTATACCAATATCTGCCTATCTGTTTCGAGGACCTTTCTTCTTTCCAATACCTAAATTCGTCTAGTGATCCGGATAACTTCCCCCATCCAAGGCCGCCGGCGGTGCCATCTTCAGCAACCAAAGCACCAACGGTGCCCACAAGATGGCGATCCACGGATCCAAAAGAAGTTATTTCTTGCTTTTTCACATCTTCGAGCGCGCCGTCGACATAAAGCTTGGCGCACAGGCCAGAAGATCCAGAGTGCTTGACCGTTATAGCATAGTGGTGCCAAGAATCATCAGCCACCGAGGCCTTGGTGATATTCTTGCCAATAAGTTCCGAATCGAACCCTACTGCTCCAGACAAATAAGTAACCCGAAAAGGACTACCCGAAGTAACAGATTGATCAAGCTCTACTCTAAAGCGTGCATAATCATTGTCAGTAGAGGCGGTAATTCTACTGGCGTGCACATCGAACAACACTTCCCGCGTTGTCAATGTGGAAGATACGTACGCTTTCTTTTTTAGCCAAAATTCTACAGTGTTTCCTTTTGCTCCATCAATTTTTAAATTACTTTCTCTATTTTTAGCAGCATTATATATGTTGTTTTTGTGTGGGCCGCCGTTAAAATATATATATTGCAGATTAGCAGGCTTTCCATACTTACTATCAGACGCCTCCTTCAACCCCCAACCTTCAGGAGAAAGTTTAACATATCCGGTACTCTTTGGGTACTCGTGCTCAAACATATAAATGTCTAAATAAGAAGAGCTTAAGAACCATTCTAAACGTTCTGCTTTGGACCCATCATATGGATATGTATCATATATGCGAGAAATTGAGTCTTCATAATATTTTTCGGCCGAGCCATAAAAAGCAAACGTCGATGGATCGTTATGATCCATTTCTGGAACATATCTTGTCTTTTTCTTAATGAACGCTCTTATAAATCTTTCAGATTCAGCATCCAGTGGTGTTATATCATCAATATCTTTATTGGCGAGTATGTTTTCTCCTCGCTTATTGAAAAAAATATTCTTCCTTTCGGTTGAATCAAATTCAGTAAGTTTGCGGGATGGGCGATTCCGATATTTATCTCTATAATTTGTCATGCTTCTACTCTGAACTTAAATTTTTCCTTTTGTTCAACATAATCTCCACCGAACCTGTAAAGGAAACTAATTTCGTAAAGATATCCAGACTCCAATAAAGACATATCTAAATCAAAATAACTACCACTCAAATCATAAGACATGGAAGAATAACTAGGCACACTTCCCGTAGAGTATGGTATTACTGTCAAGTCATCAGCCACTCTCTTAAGTTTATAATACCCGTCTCTAATATTGGAAATTGGGACTTTGTTTGTTGCTTTGCTGTAAACGTTGGGTGCCCAATTTTTATCTCTCGTAAAAACTCTAAAAGTTACCCTCTCGTTGCTGTTGTAAGACGGTTTGAGGTTTATTATCTTTGTCAAGTATGAGGGTGTATGGTGGTAAAAATCGTGCTCCATTTTTCTTATGGTAAACGGAGATCCAGTTATCCCAAGTGCAGTTATCGGAACCGCTCCCCCAGAAAATTCGCCGTTCTTTGCGACTCCTGAGCCGGCATCAAGATTTGTCACGTTGCTTGTAATTGTTGTATTTCCGGTAGGGCCCTCGACATTCTGAGTTAGAGTAATTGCCCAAGTATTACCCGTTGTGTTGACGGGATCTGAAACAAGTATTGTGCCGTTGTGGCCTCCCGAAGATTCGATCGCTGCTTTAATCGCCAAAGCTACAGTCTGCTGGCTGCCATCAACATCAAAATGAAGATCAGAAAGGCTGCCATCCTGATGGGCAATATATGTTTTACTTACTGGTGTTTCGCTGTTGTCTATTATGGTTATTGTGTTCCCGGCCGTTGGAGACTCTGTCACAGAAAGTGTTGCTGTTGCTTTTGTTTTCTTTTCGCCGCGGTACCACATATCATATAACGTCGCTGAATTCCCAGGATATGCAAACTGTGCTCGATATACACCCTTATCCATCCTGCTTGCAGTTATATATGTTAAAGCGCCAGGAGAAACTCCTCCTCCTTTACTGAGAGTTTCAGGAGTGCCTCCCGTAGAAGATGTTACCAATTGCGCAAGCAGATAAGAGGAAGTATTTGGAAGGTCAGTCAAACCACCCCTTTGTCTATTATACAGGAAAATCGAATTCAAATTATCAGCTTCTTCTGCCAGACTGCTTGATTTATACACAGAACCCCTATCATCTTTCATGGACGAATCCCAGCGCGCTTCAAGTCTAGGCCTGTGAAAGAAATACTGAGAACCTCTTGCAAAAAATTTCTTCGTATAAAAAGATCTCTTTAGCGACCCCGCTTCATAAGATCCAGATAGCTTTAAAAGAAGTCCATTAGATGGCGCTGATTCACCACCAGTAAATACCGGCGGCAGACTTTGATATATACTCGGTGGATTAAAATTGATCTGATTAATATTTGAATCGACCTCATTACTAATTCCGTTTATCTCTACGCGCGAGGCAGGGATTGTGCCACCGGATCTCAACCTAAATGATACGCTACCGGATCCGTAAACTGGGCCTGGTTTAAACATTTTTAACACCACTACACCGTTCGATGGGTTGGATGGCTCCATATAGTTAGCAACTTCTGCGGTGCTCTTTATCTTCGTATATAGATTTGTTGCTGCGGCCACGTTTGAGGCGCCTTTATCAAAATTGTATGTGCCGGCGTCGCCAGAAGCTGTAAATGAATAAAACTTACTAGTAAGGTTCAAGCCGGCAAATCTTATTTCAAACCTATCACCATCCGCTATATTGCCAGCTGAAATTGTAATTGAGCTAGTTTGATGAACGGATGCAGTTATGACAGTGTTTCCAAAAAACCCACCTGAAGATTGTGTGAGTTCCATCGATCTGTTTCCTGTCTCTACTTGTCCGTATATTTTACTAGAAAAAGCTGATACCACAGAATCATATAAGTTCGTTATTAATTCCGAAACGTTAGATCCTGTGGGGACATAGTGAGTATTTCCTGATGAGCCGGTAGGCTCGCCAGCTGAAACGGTAGTTCCGCCATTTCCGCGAGTAAATTTAAAGATACCCTGCTGGCCTTCGTGAGAATAAAGTGTTAACGTTGATCCAGAGAACCTACTGATATCATTAGTAAAAACAATTTTTGATGTAGCACTTGGCATATCATTTGCTTGCCCAGAGATCCATTCTTCCACTATGTGGGTTACATCCATCTCTATATTTTCGATACCGGATTTTAAATACTGCGTATATTCGTTTGGCACTGCTGTGTATGGATTAATATGGTAGTCTCTGTAGTCTCCCCCCTGTGTGTGCCACAGATTGCCGTCACTAGCTGAAAGCCAGTTGCTTGCTCCCTCATCTAAAAAAGACTCCATGTCAAGGCCGTATCCCTCATCCCACTCTCTTAAAATCGGAATTGCTGAAATTGTATATTTTTCTGGTGTGCTTTGGCCATGTTCAGCATTCGTCAACACCATGTAAAACTTAACCGATCCGGAACGCGGTATTGTGGAGGCTAAGCGATCTTTGTGTATCTCTTCTATGGGGAAGTCTACCAAAATACGTGTTTTTTCCAATGAAGAAGAGTTGGCCTGCCCAAATATGGAATATATCTCCATTATATCAGAACTCCCCATATTCGAGCTATAAGCCCTCGAAGTTAAATTAAATTTATAGGAATTCGTAACAGTATTGTCTTTGCTTGCAGTATATCTTTTTACGGCCATTATCTAACGGTGCCTCTCACGTCGCCTACATACTTAATTTCCCATATATAATTGTGTGGAAAATATATGGCGCGCCCTTCGGGAGATATGTTGTTCTCAATATCATATAATATATCTGATCTATAATTTGTATTGCCAGTCGGATCAATAGAAACGACCTTTACATTTATCACATCAAGGACTTCCTCCACATCTTTCAATATCTTAAACACCTCTGATATATAAAATGGCTCGCCCAATTCCGGCATTGTTTCTGTTAGTTTTTCAAAGATTGCTTGGCGCGCGCGTGAAAATACTTGATTTTTGTTTACGTTATCTTGAGCTATGACATCAAATTCAATAGCCAAGTTAACCAATACAGCATCGTAAATATCTATACTATCAGATACCATCCGCACAGAATTAAGCCACGTACGAAGATTTTTCTTTAAGGCATCACTAGCTCTTTCCAAATCTCCATCGGACCCTTCTGATATCATGTGTAAATTTAAATTTCTTCTAAAATCATCTTTATCTCTAGAGATTGTACAACGCTTAACCGACCCAAGCTGGGATGGCATAGCGTAAGCAGCACTGATATAATCCTGTTTTGTGACTGCTCTTCCTTGAGTTGCAAAATATGCTGCAGATCTTTGTTTAATTTCTTCCGTTGTTGGCACTGTTATATCCCCGTTAACAGGCAGTTCGTTGTAAACTTGTATATTGTTTGTTATGTATTGCACTTTTGAGTCTTCTAAATTTTGCCTATTTCTAAATTCTATTAACGCGTCTCTTACATCAGTTATGGTTCCAACCGCAGTATTAGCATTGTCATGTGTGTTATATCTGTATCTAATTGTCAGAGTTGTATTTACGGGAGATACACCAAATTTGTCAGAAGATACCATCATGGTCGGATCAAAAGTTGCATCTGAAACGTAATTCTTTCCACTTATTTTCATTGCCACTTCGCTTGGGTCTGCAATTTTGTTCGTTTTTAAATCCTTTTCTGATCCATAGCCGAACACCAAAAAGGTCCTGTTTCCGTCCCTTTCAACTACAAAGCGGCGCGCAACGGGGTACTTTTTTAATATAGAGTTCACCTGCTCGTTTGGCTTCTCTTCAGAACTTTGTATTAATCTAGTTACCACATTTTGTGTCAAATAATCAACCTCATAATATTCATTGTTGTCGTAATCGACAACTCTAACGATTTCTCCCACAGTAAGGCTCGGTACCTCCACTTTTAAGAATCTTTGAAAGTCCCCAATCTCTACAACTGCCTCGCTCTCTTCGCCGGAGACAACGCGCGCAGTAACTTTCAAAATATACCACTCGATTCTATCTGCCTGTTCCGAAGATACTTGATCTCCGACAACTTCTATATTTTCCGAATAAAAATCCACATTCTCATTCAACGTAAACACTTTTCCACCAGGGGTAGAGAAAGTAGTTCCTTTTAATAATTTTGGCAAATACTTTATATCAGGCTTCACTGTAACTGAATCTGCAGGTACTGGTATATAAATGTCCACTTCTCCGACGGAACTCCTAGCTGGTACATATTTATATCCTAGTTGTTTTGCGTGCATCAAAACATTTTCATATTCCAAACTAGTTTGCATAAATGACTCATTTGAGTTGTAATCAAGATAAAATGATAAATTATCTCCAATTAATGAAACGACATCCAACATAAGGGCCCCGAAAGAGGCCTCATTAAAGTCTTTGTAGGTGTTTGGATAATACCTTTTTACATAACTCACCAAGTCTTGGCGTATTGAGTCGAAATCCCTACTAGTATAATCTATGGGCATTACTTTTTTGACCATTAAAACAGCTCCTCAAATTTTAAAATAAATAGTTTTACAACCATTTTATGCTCCCTTTATTGTTCATCCGGAGATGTATTCAACCCCAGCATGACCACCTCATTTATTGAAAGTGGAATTATTGTATACCTAAGCACAAGCTTGAGGGTGCTTTCATCCACCAAGCTGTTACCCAGTGTATCATGTGTTACCATCTCGCTTTCAACATTCAAAAATGGCATATATCTAGTAAACTGTTCCTTTATCCTCTGATGTAACCTTTCCCATGAAGATGAGCCAGGATTTTCAAACAAGAACGCTCTTACACCCACGCCGAGGTCTGGCTTAGCTGGCCACTCGCCGGGAGATGTGTTTAATAAAAACAGGACATTTTGCTTAACAGAGTGTTGCAATTGGTCTATGTTTTTATATGGTCCGTCGCGACTAGACATCTTTAGTGGAAATTCCGGCTGATACATTTTGATACCTCTCTATATAATTATGCTCCGGACCACAAAATATCACTTCTCTTACGAGTTTAATAATTCACTGGGCCCATGGGGCCGGCTGTTTTTCTGTTGGTGCGTTCAATTTGGCCAGCATATTGTTTACGATCGCGCACAGTAGGTGACTCCTCGGGGCATGCCTCGCGAGAGCCGTCTTCTTCATCACGCACTTGACACAGGGCTTTTCTTTGGTTTTTATCTCCAGGCAGATTTGGTGTCATCATTGCCATAAGTGTGAAGGGCGTCATCGAATGCCCATAGCGACCATGCTTACCAAACTCAAACTTTCCCCAATCTGTCGCGACACTCGCGTCAATACACGGTATAGCAAAAGCGAAATTTGGATCTAGCATAGGCAAGTTACCACTATATATGTAAGTTATGAACTTATCAAGCGTGCGGCCCAGTGACTTTGCCCGATCATCTTCGCCGCCGATTAAGCGAGGAAACAGAGCCCAAATAGAACTAATGAGATCTATTGGGAATGCAAAATTTACCGGCACGTAATTAGCTGTCTTGTCTTCCCAGTCCTCGTCCATCCCCAGTCTCAAAACCTTATGCTTGTCGCCCGTAAAAGTACCATCAGTTATGAGTCTAAACACCCCACCGTCCCAAAAGGAAAATGAATCCATATCGCACTCAAACCAATGATGCTTCATTTCCTTATAAGCTGGATCTATATTATCCGCTATACCTCTCAAAATCATTGACGGAAAATACTTAAGAAATTGTTTTATTTGTTCCCATATCATTTTCCAGAAATCTTTTGGCAGGCCAGGAATATCAAAACATTCAAGGCCTGGGCCCTGTGCCGACATATTCTGCATTTGCTGATTGAAGAGTTCTGAATTTATTAAATTCTGAGCATCAATATTTTCCAAAGCATTGTTCTTGTTGAAGTCGTTCCTGTTCGCCATCGTAGAAAAGATTACAGATAGTGCAGATTTAGGCGAACTCATGACTGATGGCATATCCCCATACATACTTAAAACATCTGTACTAAACACTGTCATTGCCGACATATAACGCTTAAGTGGGAAAACATAATCCACCATCGTTTTAAAATCCTCTTCTTGTTGCAGTTTCCACTTCATATACTCTCTAGATTCGTTGAACCGGTCCTTTATTTTCATTAAATCAAGACAGCCCTCTAAAATAATCTCCTCTTCGTAATGCACCATTGGGAGACTAAACGCTGACATTATTGTTTCGTTTTCTGGAGAAATCAAGTCAACTACACCAGCATCTTCTTCTCGAAGATTTATTTGACGAAAAAATTCTTTCACATGATCACTAGGATCACTTTCACTGAATCGGGAATTTAGCGGTGTTACATGATTCAGTCGAATTCCCATCCTTACTTCCGTGTTATCATAAACATTGCGAATGCGTCCTGATTGTAAATCTTTATATTCAGTGTGTGCGGTGTTCAATGCACTTGTTATTCCCAAATCAGACAATACCTGATCCCACCTTACTCTTAGATTCGGACCCCATTCACGAATCATGGCATTAGAAATACAATTTAGTTGAGACCAGCGAGGATATTCAGCCGTTTTTCTGCTTCCAAAATCATATTTATCTAAATTCTCGTGCATAGAGAACATTAACCTCTCGTCCAAGCTAGGGCCGGATGTCACCATGCGACGCGAGCCGGTATCCAATATCGCGTTTTCATCTCTCGATCTAGTCATCGACGTCCAGCCAGGCAGCAAATCTACCATAGCTGAAGGGAGACCAGCTGTGTAAGTAACAGATCCTGGTTGTATATATACCCCCAATGGTACCACTGTCTCTTCCCCCTCAAAGGCGACATATTCCAAGCCAAAGGGGTCATTTCCTCCATCCCGGATTGGCTGATTTGTTGTAGATATCGAACCGTGAGAAGACTTCATAATTTCGTCCTCTAGATTCTCGCCGGAGTGGCTGCCGACATTAAAAAGCCTTTTAGCGTCCATTGGTGATGAAAACCGATAAAGGTTTTTGCCGCCAGTAGAATCAGTATAATTTCCGTATAAGTCTTCCATGAATCTATATGTAGAAAAGGGGAGGGTTACAAGTTTAGTTCCCCTACTAAATATAGGCGACCTTTCAGACGCAAATCCACCATCAGGTATTAGTAGAGAAGAGCGATTATTCCTGCCAGTACCAAGAGCATATGTTTTCCATCTAGAGTTATCCCATCTAAAGGGGTGACCCAGTAGGCTTTGCACAGCTGAATCTAGATTTTTAGATTCTGAAAAATCATTTGCAAAAAGGTACCGCAAATAATCTGGATCTGCCTCTAGTAGTGTTTCTAGCTGTTGATCCGATAATCCTACGGACACTTCTTGCGCTTCACCAAATTCGTCAACCGGGGGCGCTGAGATAGTCCAACTAAATCCGCCGTCGCCTTCTACTAATATTTGATCTAGGCGACCAGGATTACTATCGCGCTCGGCGGAGATGGTCGCTTCGACGTGCGCAATGCCGGCAGCCACCGCGGCGTCTCTGCTGACTTCATGGTCGCGCCAGACTGAAAGGTCATCGCCCTCATTCTGGACAGTAGCAGCTGCAGCCCTATCATAACTCATAGCGCCATATTTCATATAGCAATATGATTGCCACGATGTCGTTTTAAGTAGATCATCAAAAACAAAAGATGACCAATTTTGAAAACGATTGTGAACCACAGTAGGCACACTTTCCGATAGCGTACTAAATTGATCCGAACCCCTAGAAATCCAAGATTGACCCATCAGCGTGAGCTTCGGGTCATAACAGTGGTTTTTGGCATAAGTATATTTAGCTAATCTATAAAAATTTGTCATATTTGCAATGCGGGAATCGATCTCGAATATTGCAGTTGTAGTATCGGTGTCTATGGTTTGCTCAAGAGCCGAGCCGAGGCCTAAGTTAAAGCTCCTTGTGCTCGTTATTGTGTCTTCATGCTTATAACGTTCATATCTCACATCAGGAATCCAGTACCTAAGCATACCTCTTGTTGAAATTTCCCGATTGGCTTGGTCTTTAAAGGCGCGGATTGCCAGATTGGATAACTCCAATGGAGGCTGACTATACGGAAGAGCACCCTCCTTCAGGCTCCTGAATGTTGCTGTAGTGTTCGTGATGGTGACCACTTCGTCGCGAACTTTTACGGCGCGCCATTCGTGGGTTTCGTCAGTGCCATATCCGCCAGAGCCGGGTTGGCGATTGCGATGTGAGTGCTTTAGAACATACACCATTTCAAAGATTGGAACTGTCCTTTCTTCACTAGACGTCTCCGTGACGGCTTCATCATAAGAATTGTTCATGGCCCAAGAATCATGTGCACTGAACAAGTCATTTGCATACGTGTAGTAAAATTTGTCAAGACCGGGAATTTGTAATTGATCTCGGCCCGTGAAGTCATGCTGTTTTTGAGTTCGAATTGGAAGATATCTAAAATATTTCCACATAACCTCCGTCATAAAGTCAATCATCTTCATATCTGGCCTAGCCTGCGTAACGCGCTGAGGTAAGCCGAATGTATGGGCCATGTCATATCCCCCATTCGACGCCTTCAAGTCTGCAGTGCGCGGACCTAGACCAAGCTCAACTAATGCCCTAAACATTATCCCCTGACCATCTTGCATGATCGACCTTTTTTCGCCCATAGTTAGGGAATCCACACCGTCTGTTGACTCTCTTTGTATCATAGAACGTGTTTTGCCCAGTAGCGTTTTCTCTTCGACCGCAGTTTTCATAACTGATTCTATCGCGCGATATAACTCAGGTAGACTGCAGCGGCCGTCGGCCAAAATTGGTGAGGCACCACATAGAATACCCGGATTTGGTATATCTGCCTGCACTGGAATATATTGTATATAACCCCCGAGCTTGGGCGCGTAAGATTGTAGGTGAAAAGAATAGGGAGTGGTGGCATCGCCAATCGTGCCAAAAAGCTTGGTACCTGAAAACTTCTCTTGTGAATTTTCCGGAGAATCTGCAGCATATTCATCGGGGTTGTAGTTCAAATCGGGCATAGCACTATCTGTGCCCCCAATATATCGATTAGTGAGGGCAAACCCGTCAATCTTTCCGCCCCTACTGTAAGAAACCATCAGTCCAATTTTTTGTTTTGCATACTTCTTGAAATCAAAGGTGCGCCCCCAGAAGCCCTCCCTTCTCCTCTGTTTGAACCATAAAATTAAATTTGAAATAGATAAAACCGAATGTTGATTAATTTCAGAATGTAGATCCCACTGATATAAACCCGTGGTGTTTGACAGTATTGCATCCCATTTACCAACAAACAAACCAGTAGCAACATCGGATCCGGTCTCAACACCCTCTACGTTGTCACCGGTTTGGGCGCCGCGGGCGAAACGATTACCAATGTTGTTTGCATTATCTGGATTTGCTTGGTCTACAATGGAGGCATAATCTATATTTTCACCAAGATTATCCCTCTTGATGAGAAAACCCGGGTCCTGACCGAACATTCGATCTAGCAGGGTGTCATCAAAATTTCCTATCCCCTCTTCCGCCTCGATATCACACATAGTACTATATATTTTAGCAATAGAGCAATAAGCTGGACGTAAATCATTATACTCGTGCATGCAGTTATATATTTCTTTTTCTGCATCGCGCCAACCATGAAATTCTACATTTTCATGGCCCGCGTCTTGGTCGACAATTCTGTCTTTCATCTCTAGCCAGCGCCCGTTAGCAGTGTCATAATAATCTGACCCTAGATCCCAAGAAGCATCGTATGATCGGTCATTGGCCGCAGTGACTATCTCGTTTTCTAAAATCCGGGAATTCTTCGATTCCTGTCCTCGAATTTCACTGTAGTCACTATAGTTAAATCTTTCCATATTCTCCTGCCTAACAAACACAGGAAAATCTGGGCAATATTTACGAACCACGCGCATGCGCCATTTGGGATCGGCAGCAAGCTCCTCATTGAACGTCCAATTATCTGCCCTGATTATATCTTCCCCTATCTCGTCTATGACGGATTGGTCATTTCTATGTGAAGCTATCTTGAAGTAAGCGGCGTCAACATCTTCCATGTATTGATTGAAAATCCTAACTAGGGCGCGCTGCATCAGCTGATAACGTTCAGATAAGCCCCAGCCACCCTCGGCTAGTCGAGCTTTATCAGTTGGAGATCGACGAGGGTCGCCCGGTGCTGACTGTTCAGTATAAAAGTCGAATGTAATACTACGAGGTAGAACAAATTTCATATAACTTGTATCAACCACAGAACGGGCGGCTCTTTTTATTTGTGTAATCAGCAACCTTGTGGGTATGCGATATTCATTGTAGCCAAGCTCCTTCGAAGTGTTGTTTTTGACCCTATCCCAAACAAACATAGCTCTTCCCTGAGGGTGAACTGGGTTGTTCCTAAAGGTAGGTTCTTCCTCTAAAGTGGCTCGACCGGAAAGATAGCCTCGCTTAGCTGATATATCCAGCACAAATCCCATGGGGCGTGAAGGTACGGGTGATAGAACAGCGTCCCCAGCATCGTACAAGCCGTGGGAAACATGATTGTGTGGTCCGTGAAAACAACCAAAATCACCCCTATATGGCAGTATCATTGATATCAATTCATGAGTTGATAAATATTTTGTAAGCCTCTTAAATGTTTCTCTATATTCAGGCGAAACAATGTGGCCATTTGCTTGGAATTCGTCGCCGCATTGGAATGAATACTGCTCCTCCAAGGTTGCTGGCAAAAGAACATTTGGCGAGTTTGTGAGGCTTTCAAGCTGACCGACGGCGGTGTTCGGTGTAGTTGGAAGAGATGCCCCTGTTACACCTGATACTAAAAGAGGGTCAAAAGTTTCCCCTGGCATCTTATATATTATACTGCGCGTGCCAGTAAAATCAACCACGGTCTCAACCCAATCCTCGCGTTTATGATTTCGGTTCTCGTTGCCGGAAATAGCCTCCCATTGTGCGCGATCCATTTCTCCATAATTATTCATAAATAAGTTGCCGCGGCCAGTGAACGTTATTCTATCTCTAGCGCGCTGGCTATTAAACCACGGAGCATCTGGATCTAATGGCAAGCTGCTTTCCTCATCAATAGTGGTTACCGTCTCTCTCCTATCCTCATCCCAGCGGCGCTGGCGCAAAAGGACTGGACCCATTTTGACTCCAGGGTCCATCACCTGCCTATGGCCGGCATTGTTGTGTATGTCATATTTTTGAGGCCCATATTCATGGCCATATATCGAAGAATATTGCTCATATACATAATCATAAACCTCGCCTTCTAGGCGCATAGACTGCTCTGCTCCTTGTCGAAAAATCTTATAATTATAATCGAAAGTTCCATCGCCAAGATTCGCATCATCTGAATAAGGATTTCCCTTAAATCCTCTTGATGGCTTTTCTATCAGCAAAGCGCCGTCGACCGGAACAACGTAATATTTATAAGGGCTATTCTCTGCCCAGCCCGGGCTGTCGACGATTTGAGAAAAAGCTACGTCAATATAAGATTGAAAAGATTCCTCATCTCCTTCTGGCATTGGACTTGGAAATATTCCAGATTGAAACTCTGAAATTAAATCACTCTTTAATAAAACGTTAGATCCCGTGGTGGATTCTGGATCAAATATTTGTTGGGCTATTTTAAATTTTCTCCTCTTTCTTCTGATGAATCGTCCCGGTTGATTTTCAATTGCGATGGGGGCGCCGTCAAGAGGATGGAGTGTAATGACAACAGCATCAGATTGAGAATAGTCGCGGCCCTCTTCATAATAAAAGTACCCCTTCAAGTCGTCTATAAATCTCTTGTAGTCTCCCGAAGGTATGACAACAGATCTTATGACTCTATGTAACTCATTTATGTTGACCATTTCGGTTTGCCGGATGTCGTCTCTGTCTTGATTAGAGAAGCCGCCATAATCCAAAATATCAAAATCGTAAGAAGCCAAACTAGGCATCTGTAGGCCTCTCGTTATGTTATCGAATGTTCTGTATACGCCCGAGGATCTCAGAACATCAGCAATTTGTGCTCCCCCGAAACCTATTAATGAACTTAGGTCTGCCAGATGAGGATCTTCTGGATTTCTAGCTGTTAAACGTACATAAGATTCCATTATCAAATATGGATCATTATACTCTAACAGCTTATTTCTCCTATTCCATAGGATTTGGCCAGACCAGCCAATTTCACCAGATACATCATAATGTGGAATTCCAGATAGAAAATAGTTGCTGTAATCAATATTATTTCGATTATCGAACACTCTCTTAGACAAGTCCGGCATACGCATTGCCTCAATATTAACAATGTGCCTTATAAGATCAGTCTTTTCGGCATTACGGTCTGCGGCCAACCTCCTGAGGCAACTCAGTAACTCCTCCTCGTTTTTAGAAAACATCTGATTATTTTCTATTTGAAATTTGACCACTCTAGTTAAATAATCTATAAAAAACGGATCAGAAATAACCGGCTCCATATCCCAAACAGGATATACCAAGCCGCCCTTAAGCAACATTTCAATCAAACAAACACGAATAAAGCCGCGTAATGCAACATTTTGAATTGCTTTCTCTGTAGGGCCAGGTTTGGTGTAATCTGTCATCTCTGGTGCGTTTTCCGGCCTAGCTAGTTCTTTGGATAACTCGTCTGGAAATTCCTTAAATATCAAGTCATCAAATGACAGCAGCCCATAATGAGACAAATTATATTTATTCTTCACGCACTGACCGCCGATGGGATCAAAGAAAGATAGACCAGAGACGCGTCGTTCAAGTTCAGCAACATAATCATTTTCAAATATACGTGAACGATAAACAGAGCCAAGATTCTGCTCGAATATTCCTTCTATTGATCTCTGATAATAGGGGGCGCCCTCAATTTCAATCCCAGCAGACCAATCAGATAAATTTACATTTGTATAGTCAGATAATCTCTGATTCTCGCCGGCTCGTGCAAGAGTGTCCTGAATTGCCTGTGTCCACATAGTAGAAAAGACCGCTCTTTTAGTAAACTGTTTTTCGGGGCCCTTAAACCGTTCAGTTAATTCGTCTGTGTGTCTCGGGTCGACCGGGTCACAATATTGAAACCTTTGAGGTACCCCATTAAAATGAAGAGAATTTCCGACTTCTATAACATACGGATCCTTATCATAATATCCTGGAAATTCTTTTATTTTCACGTAAGGTGTACTGTTTGACAGTTCATTTGGCATTTTGATTGTAAAAGTGTCATATACGCCGGGTTGACCATCGCCTGTGCCGGCGAATGATGTCATCTCTCCGGCTGCAGTGGGGTTTTGTTCTCTCGCGTTTTCTAAGGATTGGTCATATAAACCCCTCAGTACCCCAAAGAGTTCTGCCTTTTGGGCAACACTTGTCACCTTTTCAATATTATCAGCTACTTCCTTTTGGAGCTCCATCATCCGGTCGCCTATTTTTTGTAAAAATGCCAACTTTAATATTTTAAGTTGGGCCGCGGCTAGATCTCGATTTTTGCTGCGCTGACTTAATGCAGAATTTCGAGATAGTCTCCTCCATACATCGATGGATTCCATACATCGAATCAATTGTTTATAGGTAGAGATCTTCGAAAGCGGCTCAGATTCGTTTGCTTTTATATAGACTTCGCGCTTATCGTCGTCGCCGGGATCCTTTCTGGTCCTTTTGCGGCCAACGTCTATAGCCATAGAAAGATCCAACGACCCGAAAGATAGAAAAGAGTCGGCCGTCACTCTCTGGAATGGGAACCTCGCCTCCTGTGGCGTGTTGGTACCCATCTGAATGTCCCTTTGGTCATATTCATAATACGTAAATTCTGTATTAGTTTGACTACGCCATGCTGACAGGCTACGAGAATCCACAGGAGCTCCCAGCCGAAGATTCATCGACGGGTAAGGAATCACCCCATCCAAGCGAGAAGTGAATTCGTTCGCCGCACCGGTTTCTGTCCTTTTACTGTGAACTTTAACGCGTCGAGGGCCGCAAAGTTCATATCTTGTTTCGAAATCTAAATATAATACATTTATCAAATCATACCACGTTGCAATGCGAGCGCGAGGATTTGGAGTGACATATCTTGGATGATGGGCATCCAAATCCTCTACGGCAAGTGGTGATTGTTCGGTAAGTTTTGCAAAAATTCTTAAGCGCTCAAGATTCCTTTCAACTACAATTGTTGATTCAGCATCATAATTGTCATCACACTTTTCAACCACCCCAGGAACAGAAATAGTCATTGCTGGAACATAGTTCTTCAAAGAACCAATGTATGCCATCTTGGCTGGATCAAATATACCCTTTGCTGCTTCCATGGCTGAATACTTCAGAGCATGTGGCAACTCGCTAATTACTGCAGCTGGGTCGCCCGGCTTAAACACGGGTGGTAATATGGCGGACATATCTGCACTGCTAGCCATCAGTTCCATGGCCTTTGATTTGTCCATCATGTTCTTCTGCGCTAAATCTAAAGCCTCCTCTATCTTGCCTTCAGGGACGCCGCCCCTTTTTAAGCGATCTCTAATTTGTTTGAGCATATCTGAAGCGTTTTTGCAAGTATATTCACCTAGGACATGGTTATACTGCTCTAGAGAACTACAAAGATCAGAATCTACAAACACTCCCAAACTTTCAAAGAAATACTTAACCTTATCTTCCGTGTTTAAACTGTTTGATAAATTTCCGTCTGTTCCATAACCTCTGGATTCTATTAGGTTTATCACCACATCATATACATCCGAAGGCATTGGTTTACCTTGCAACAGATGGCACAGCTCGCGAGGAGTCAGAAAATTACTAGCGTCAGAAACCATCTCGCCGGCTGCCTGCATTTCTCCTCTTGGTAGGCCTAAATCAGTCAGGGCGTCTGCAAGAGCCTTTTGGGCTATATCAGGAATGCCCGCTGCGCCGAACATATCATTGTGTAAATCATCAGAACAAAATGGAAATGTTAGAATATCCATCAGGCCGCGAACTAGAGTACACAAGGCTCTTCGGATAATTTGCATAATTATGTCTTCAGTCATCCCCCTAAGAAATGACATCCACCCAAATGTAGGCAACTCGGGGATAGGTGGAATATGGAAATTTGGCATTTGCAAGCTAAATCCCGGTAACCGAAGACATTTCAACCAATCACACAAAAGTGAAAAAAGATTATATTTATCTAAAAATTCTCCATATAGTTGCTCTAGCGTACAAGCTTCCCCGATCATTGGCAATATTTCTGCGGAGTTATATGATTTGTTTTCATCCTCTAGGAAACCGGTTTTCCAAGATCGGTCACCGAGGCCCTCCGCGGAAGTTGCAACCCAATCTTCAAAGGGATCCATAAATTGTGTTCGAGCCCACTCTTCTACGGGGTCGGGCCCGGGCTTTTTTGGCTTTGGTTCCAATTTCGGATAAGTATAGCGCATGGCAAAAGCAACACCCGGCTTTGAATAAAAGACATCGGCGCACGTGCTCTTCAATGGGTCAGCCATAGACCCTATGCCCATGCCGGCCATGGCTTCGTGTTGTTCAAAGTATCCCATTGTTCTTGGACTGGATAATGAGTTCATCTCTTTTGTGTGCAAGTCCAGTTCCTCTGGGCCGATTGCACATGTGAACTGCGGCCGCAGATAGGACACATATTCTATTTTAGTAAGTTTGCGGCCGAGGATGATGGTTTGGTCTTCAGATTTGACATCGGTAAAGTCAAATTTAAAATCGTCCTCCATGTGAATTAACGAATTTGATTTAAACCCCCCTAACAAAAATTGAACTTGATCATTTCGACGAGCGATAGATTTGTTGCCAATAATTTTAAATAGTTGATCCAATTCGTCCATAATTGCATCGTATTTTGATGCTTCTGTCGCCATATCGATTGGCGGGTTAAGAGGGTTACCCTTAGTATCGACCCATTCCTCAGATGATACATCAGAAGCTGCATCGCGCAATGCTTTGGAAACTTTTGGTATACCAACCTTTATTGTATTCCACTCTAGCAGCACAGGGGAACCTTGCTTGCGGCTTTGGGCTATATTCGCCTTACCAAGAAGATCTTCCGTAAGTGAGTTATGGGCCGATTCACTATTTGAGAGTACTGCGGGGCCGACCAGCCCTGCAACATCTAAAGCATTAAAGTTCTTATTGGTAACGTCTAATTCTCCGAAAGGGCCCAGATTCCCCTGAATGCTTATTTCGTGTTGGCGGCCTGCAGTTTCCTGTCTTTCCAAAACCATTGCTCTTAAATTTCTAACAATTTCTTTCTTTTTCTTAGAAGCTATAGACCTAAACTCAGCATATCGCCTTCGCTGCTCTTCGTCTGACATTGCATTCTCTGCACAAGAGAACTTCGCGAGATCCTCCTCCACCTCATCAAGACGAGCACCTAAATCCACAGACCCTTCGGAAGCGGAGTAATCGCCAGAAGTGCGCATGCCTTTCTCAATTAAATCAAATTTGTTCTTGTTGATGACAAATTCAGCTCTATAGGTGTCGCCCGGTCGAAGAGACGGTGTTCTAAATTCTACAAATTTTATTAAAGGCGCCTTGTTATTGAACCCCTCAATATATGAAAAGTGTTTTGCTGCGTCTGAAGAGACAGTTCCATTATCTATTAGTTTTTGCAGCGTCAATACCCAAGTCTCGCTATCTGTTAGGCTTCCATCATGCCGGCCGGCTCCGACCTCCGGTCGGGCCCTGTCTGAGTCTTCTTCAGGTGGCCACGGGCGAGAGAAATACTGTGTAATCACTTTTCCGCTTGCCTCGCTAATATACCACACATCAGGGCGCTCATAGTGTTGTAATACTTGGTGTAGCGCCTCGTCTGCCATTTCGCGTAAAGATGCATCATACTCTTCTGTATTCGGAGAAGGGGGCAGATTTTCAAAAGTATAGTCCGTTTTCAAAAAGAATTTAATCTTAGTCAACCCAACTTCATAGGGGTCTGGATTATTTTTTATTTCCGGTTCAAAAGCCCTCATAAGCATCTCTGCCTGAGCTTCTGCGGATAGAGTTTCCAACTCGGGATGATCTGCGGGTATTGGAAAACTTTCTGTAATTAAACGGACCGCGGTGTTCAAGGGGCTCTGATAATCCTCCGGTCTTCGAGCAAACTGAACAAATCCGTAATCTGGGAGGCCAGAACGCTCGAATTGGGACCGCTGGCCTGTAGGGCTGAGGATAAGCTTGAACCAGTCTGGTGATAAGCCAGACCGTGGAAAAAAAGACTCTCTCAAGTCCCTATAAATCTCTTCATAAGAGTATGAGGAGTGATCAATAATTTCTTGTATTGTATGTAAATTAAATATTGTGCTCGATGCTTGCCAGTCAGGGCCAATAGTTTTATCTTTTAGCATACTCCATAGGTTTATGGGAGTCAGATACCATAAATGTTGGCTACCGGTGGCCTCATCCCTTACAACATCAAAAGTGCCCTCTGGCGATGTAGTATTGCTCGTTATGGGCAGCCAACCATTTAGCACACTAAGTGTTGCTTCTCCCAAGTAGCCAAACTCTGATTCAAAAAGAGATATGATGGCCTGTACTTCTTTGGCCATATTGATAGCTTCAGCCATCTTATCTGTTGTCTCAGTGCCTGGGCCGGCTTCTTCGAACCAATAATCAGTCTCCCCTTTCTGCACCTCAGCAACAGCATCCAATATTCTATTTACAGAGTACTTCTGAAATAAATATTCTAATATGTAGTATTGGTTTTCTAGTTGGAACTTCATCAGGGACCTTTGCATTCTTTTATCGAATGTTGCCCCTTCAGATGGGTTTAGAGGATTACCAGTAGAACAGTCAAACCAGCCGCTGTCAGACATTTCAGAAGCATCTTGGCCAACTTCCTGAGCGGGCACTATCTCTCCCAGTGCTGCCTTGACGGCTAAAATATCTCTGCCGAGATCTCCCAGTCCGCGAGGGCCAAAAGAGATCGCTTCATTATTATGACTTATTTCAAAATATTTTCGCTTTATAACTGCCATTTCTTTAACTAGTTTGTAGTATTATATCTACTATTGATATAATTATCCCCACTGATGTTAAGTCTATTTAGTTTAAACCTAGCCATATTTGATTTTATAAAAGCAACACCAACCTTAACACGGGAAAGGTGATCAATGAGAACCTTTACCCCAGCAGCCTGAGCCACTATAGATGGGGTGGTTGGAATCCCAAGAAGTGGAGATTGGTGAAAATGGTTCATCATAGCGGTATTAAACTCCATCTGGGCCTGTATTCCAGCATCCAGAAGGTCCACTGTTTTATCTACTATATCTGTTAGTTTATCTAGTGCCTCAGCTAATTTAACTCCCTTTGGGATAGGTTCTGAAGAGGCCGCGGACGGGTCTCCATTTCCAGCTATAAGGTGAATTCCCCCTATAAATCTAAGCGGGACACCTTGAGAATTGTACTGAGCCTCTTTCCCTCCAGTAATTATTTTAATATCTTGGCGCGCATAGAGCCTCACTTTATCAGCAGAAGCGGCGACGGCCGAAGTGGGTATCTTTTGCGCAGGTGGGGTCTCATACCTTTTGTTGTACTCTGGATTTGCTTTTCCTATGGTAGGGTTAGGAGATTCCTTCGGATTCAATACGAAACCAAAGAGCGAATCTACATCAGTCATCTGACTAACGTAAACACGTGCAGCATCCATGACAACCCCAGGATGCTTTGCAGGATTACCCTCTGCGTCGATTATTTGGCCGGCCGACTTGGGTTCATAATTTTGATTAAACTTCATTGGCTTAAAGATTGGTGCAAGTCGAAGTGCGTTGGTTCGCTCAGAGTCAGGGTTCATGGGATCTACGCCCGGGCCGGCCCAGGATGCTAAAGGAAATGGTGCCATTCGCCCAGCAACAATATCTATAGAACCTGCGGCCATATGAGAGTGAAAATCGCGGGAGCGGCCAAGAACTATGCGAGTATTGTTATCAACAGCTGAGCCAAAATTACTCGGATTCAATATGGCGTCGCCTGGCAGGCCTTTGTATCCCGGCACCTCTTCTCTAACGGGGTACCCGTATTTGCCATCGTACTTATGTCCGGGATCAGAAGTCTTGCGAGGCTTATCATCTAATCCCCTCCACAAAGTATGGTTGCGTCCTTTCGTAACTTCCCTCTCCTCATAGTTCGGATCATTCTGTCGGTCCATTGTATCCGGTATGCCATCTCCGTCCGAATCTTTAGGTGGTGCTGGTGGTGGTTTAGGTCGTCGTTTGCCGCCCTTTGGGGGCACATACTCAACGGGCGCAGTACCAATATCATAGCCGGTTTCTGGATCTAAATCTTTGTAAGAATCTCTTGTTTCTTGGATTGCTGATTGGGCGGCCTCTTCTTGTGTTGCACCGGTTGATTCGTGAGTTGATAATACCGCACCGGTTTCGTCAACAACCGTAACTGTACTTGAATATTTCCCGTCTTTTCTCTTAGTTACTGATGTTTTTAATTTTGTTTTTGACATTCTAAATCCCTATCATTATATTAGGTCCATTCTTGTGTAGACGCTTTGATCATTACCAACGACATATTGGTGGGGTCGGGAAAAAGACATATACAAAAGCGGCCAGCCGCGATGGTGTTCTGCGCGCTCTCGGCGGATTCGACAGGGTAAGCTATCGGGTATCTCTTTATTTCCTTAAGAGCCCTCCAGTAATCACATTCAGCCTTCTCCCACTTCTGTTTATTATTGTCCTCCTTCGGCTTCGTCGCTGCCTCACCTTTGAGGCGGGCAAGGTCCATAAACTTCTTAAAAGGGCCATCGCGCGGTGTTCCCAACGAAGTTATAGGAGGCAACACGGTGGAAATCTCCGGAATGAAAACGTATGCTTTCTTGATTATAGTCTTGCTGTCCATCTTTAAATTTTTATAGGTCGCGGCATGGGCGCCGAGCATAAATTTAACCTCATTCACAGTTGTTTTTTCAGTATGCAATATTAAGCCCAGCAAGCCGGTATTCGTCAAGTGGTCGTGCGTGAAAGCCTCATATTTGCCGGCTTGTTTCATGGTGTTGATCAGCTTGGTGACTTTATCCATATTTGGATCGCTGGACTGGAGCGCGCCTATAGTTGGTGCTGCCCTATCTAGCTTGAGCCCGATTCGCCACGGATCATACATTCTTTCCCAGCTCATTCTTCTTCTCCTTTTATCAAATCAAACAATTCCTCTTTATCTTCGTCAGTCATCGAGCCAGGAGATTTTTGACCCCTTTGTAGTAGAGTAGCCAGCTTAACCAATTGCTCATTAGATCTCTGTAGAGTCTCTAGATATTTCGCAGCCACCAAACCGACTTCTTTGTGACGATCGTCTGAAACTTGCATATATTTCATCAAGTTCATTAATAAAGTTTTGGTCGCTGCCCTGTCCTCTGTTATATTCTGAGTCGCTGTTTCAATAAAATTATTTAATTTTTTCTTTGTCATACATTAAATAGAGTCCATGCAGTTTTATTCCCTATCCCACCTTGTCTTGAATATTCTATATTTTTCACGTAGTTTGTTTAAATTGTTTACTACCTGCTTAGTGTTCAAGCCAGTTAATTCTCTAAGATACAAGTACACCGCCTTTTTATTAAAAATATCTATATCATCAACGTTGTGTAGCAATATTTTCACACCTTGTAAAACATTTTTTTCATTTTGCTTAAGATTACCCGTATCCCACCTGTCAAGATGCGTTAATAAAGAGTTCCAAAACTCATTTTCAATTCTTTGTTCTGTATATGGCACTATTTTATCGTCAGATGTGCCAAGAATATGCGCTCCGCCGTTCTCAACGAGATTCTCGTATGAGACTTCTTTTTTTACTTTTTTAGAATTTTTCTTAACTTTGTGAATAAACCAATTTTTAGTTACAACTGAAAAATAAGAAAATGCTTTCGAGCCCTTAGATTGATCATATTTGTCTAATATGGTTGTCAGCCAAATTTTACAATCTTCACGCAACGAATCTATATTTGGTAATGTGTTAAATTTGTAAGTAAAAATAATCTTATTTACCATTTCCGACAACGCTGGCTCTATAAAAGAGACATACAATTCTGTCCGCTCTTTCAGGCAAACCGTCTTTGAATACCTTACAATTGCGTCTTCATGAACTTTTGTGAAATAATTATTCTTCTTCCGTTTCTTTCTCGCCATCTACCTCTATTTCCTCCTCTAAATTTAAAACAAAATCCACATCTTCTATCTTGCCAATTAGGTCGCGACCATGGTCCATCAAAGATTTCAGCGTCTGATCTCCATAGAACATCTCTAGCTCATATACTGATTTGACATGGCCGACGTATTCACTCATGGCCATCTTCAAAGCATCTAAGTCCTCCCCTATACTTGACAGCGTTTTCAAGAGCCACCTCACATACATGATGCCAAATACATTAATCACCAAACTTACCACGAACAACGTAAACCACATCTCAAAATTCCTCAGATTTTAATTTCTTTTTTTCTTTCTTTATTTCTTCTTTTGCGTCTTTCATATATTCCTCAATCAATTCGCCGGGCTTTCTTGCAAGCTCTTCCTCTTTCTTCGAAGTACTAAAAGAAGGCACTTTAAACAGGCAATCGGATCCATTACACTTGATGCATTTCTCCTGCACATAAAACATACCATGCCTTATTTCAAACTCCTCTCTGCAGGCCTCGCAGCGATATATGTAAAATGGCATCCTAATCGCTGCCAGTAGTTGCTTTGGTGTCGCAATCGGCGTTGAATTGCGACTCAGATACCTGAAATGAGGGAGGGTTTTCTACCACCAACATCTCATTTGAATCAATTCGAAAATTGAATTCGTTTAGCATGGGAACAATATCCTCCTGCTCCATTAAAGATTTTTGCAGTGCCATCATAATGGCGCCTAATGCTTGGTTTGATAATTTCATTTTTTCTCCTTTGTGTTGAAATATTCTTCTGAATTTATTGATTTATCACATATATATAAATCAAAATGAGGCTTTCCGAGTTTCACATCGTGAAATTTTGCACCCCACTCATCAAGTTGAGATCGGGTTAAATCGGTCCAATCTATACCGGTTGTGCTGCCGCGGGCAGTCCAGTAAACTATCTTATTGCCTTGTTCGTATAAATCATTTATTTCCTTTATGCGAGGATAAAGGGGTTTGGAATTTTTATAATTTCTATCTGTCGAAGTAACGCAGATTGTTTCATCAATGTCTATATATATGATCATTTTTTCTTTCCTATTATTATCATTTCTGTGCCATGTGCTGTGTGCCCTCTCTGAGTCTTTATCACTTTTTCCACCGTGAAAAACAACTCACTGAGGAGTTTCCTGATAGACCCTTCATTAAAGTAATGAACATGCCCGTCGAAATTAGGATTTGGGGGACGGAACATGGAGGGGCGGTCAATTGGAACTTGCAAAACCAAACATGCCTTTTCGGATAACATCTTGTGGCACTTTCTTAAAAACTCTCGGACGTGCAAAATATGCTCCAAAACATCCACGGCAACTATAAGATCAACTTGATCAATGTTTTCTATATTCATGAAATTATCATTGATAATATATGTTTCCGGATTCAAAGCTAGCGCTGTCCTTAACACCCCCTCGTCTAATTCGCAGCCAACTAACTGAGCTTCTGTGTCTTTTGATATCTGTTCTAAAAGAAACCCTGACCCACATCCAACTTCAAATATCCTTGATGAGGGTGACTTTGGTATGTGCTCACTAATGGTACTCACTATATTGGAAGCAAACATTCTGCGCACAGGGGCATCTTTAAGTTTATGTTGGCGTTGTGGGTCTGTACGATACCTATCTCTATGAAATTCTTCCAAGTCACCTCGAAAGTGCCGGTATATGTGACCACAAGATGTGCATTGGTAAACATCCTCTGCTTTGACATCACTATCACAAGAACAAATAATACACTTCATGGTAAAAATCCCAAGATCCTAGATGTTACATTATGTTCGTACACTTTTCCAAGATTATCAAATTCAACCGAAGGGTATTTCTTTTTCATATATTCCCAGAATAATAAATATTCTCGTCTCTGGTTACTGTAGTTTTGACCCTTTGGTATATCCTTTAATGTTAATTCGAATGAAGAGAAAGATTTCCCAGAACTGAAATGCTCCTTAGAGTGCCCATCCATGCCCACAAATTTAACCTTAGAGGCACCCAGATGAGAAGCAAGATTTATTAAACGAGGAACCGTACCAATTGATGTGAAAACTCTAGTGCTAAACAAAAACATTCTCTCGCCAAACTTCGACTGATATTCTTTCATTAAACCTATATCTCTCACCACATTAATATCAAAACACCCTATGGTATTTCTATTGAGTTCCATATATTCTTTTGATGTGCCAAGGGTCTGAGAAGTATTAGACATATAAAATAAAGAAGCTGGCATCTTAGTTGAGTGCCCGTCATTACATATCCAGAGGTGATCATACTCCTCCTCCTGAATGTTTGCCATTTTAAAAGATGGGCCTGCGCCGACGATTAAAACTGTCGAATCCCTGTACCTTTCAGTTTTTACATTCTTTTCGACTATTATATCGTTATCAACATACAGTTCGTTTAGTTTATAACCGCTGCCACGATAAATATCAAAGTAAGGCAACCCATAGCGAGGATCTTTGATGAAAAATTCCCTATCTGTTAGGTAGCACGTTTCGTGTCTAGGGGAGTTCAGATAATTCATATCAGATCCAAAACAAACAGAATCTTCGATATCATACCAAACAGTGTCCCTTGGGGTGTGTCCGATCGCACTAACATATTCATCGAAAGCGCGCTGAATAGAAGGGTCGCTGTCTATAATTTCTCCAGAAACCGCAACCAATTTACACCCATTAACGATCATTATCAAACTCTAATTTATAAATTGCTTCCACAATGGGAAACTGCCACTCATAATCTATGTCGTAACATTCCTCTTCATTAATCGGAATAAGTTCGATTTCTCCCGGAACATTAAAGTCGCCCATCCATATGTTCTCCCCGATGCTCCCCAGTGCACTAGCATATAGGCAATGGGCTGCTTCGTAGGTTTTTTGAACATTTTTTGTATTCATGGCAGCATCTCTTAATGGGGTTAGTAGATTAAAATTTTCATCCCAAAAATAATTCATTTTATCTATCACGCCAAAAGCGCCATTAGATTCACATTTAACATACTCTTCTACAAAATTGTCTATAGTCTCTATTGCCAAAAGCGGAGTACAAGCATTGACAAGAACTACATATTTGAATGGTATTTTATCCCACCACTCGTACATTCCAGTCAAATGTGCATTGGGGCCGCCATCCCACATCGAAGATTCGTGTGACCTAACAAAGCAATTCACGCCATTTTCTATCGCAACAGACAATAACTCTTGCTCTGCAGCTGCAAACACTATATTCTCTTTGGGGAAAACTTTTGAAGTTTTGAGTTTTTTTAGTGTTATATCAACAAGGTTGGATTCAGCAAAGGGTCTCAACATTTTACCAGGACACCTTTCTGACGACATTCTTGCCTGGACAAGTACAGCTATTTCGTCAATATTCTTAATCACCTTTCACAATCCTATAACTGTCTTCATCAAAGTGCTGAGTCGAGAATTCGAATAATTCTGTATCTTCTAAAGCTACCATCTGATGTCTCAAGCCAACATATACGTGAAAATTATCACCTTTTGTTAAGATCTTTTCCTCAGCAAGGGTTATATCATCTTGATCAGAATATTTAACGAGTATTTTGCCAGATTGTATATAAAACACTTCATCTTTAATCTTATGATAATGCCACGAGCACCTCTTGTCTTTCACAAAATACAACAACTTGCCACAATATTGCTCTTTGTTCACTATCCACTTCTCAAATCCCCATCCCTTGGGAACAAATTTCATATTACCGGCCACGCTACCCCACAACTTCAAAATATCGTAATTTGGTCGCGACAGGACGCTCATGTTGTAGAAAGAATTTCTGACCAGTACCCATCGTGTTAGTCACCTTTCTAGTCTCCTCCACGAGTCTCACCAAATCCTCCCTCTCAATCGACGCAGATTGATCAGAACCATACATATTCTTATCTAGTGTAATGTGTCTCTCTAAGGCCACAGCCCCAACAGAAACAGCCAGTATTGAAGGAAGGATCCCCTCTTCGTGGCCGCTATATCCCACAGGAACCCCATATCTTTCCTTCAATGTCTTGATAAGATTTATATTACAATCCTCGTCTTTACACGGATACGTGGACACACAATGAAATAACGTAATTGGACAACCTGCTGCTTCAAAAATTCCTATTGCATCGTCAATGTCTCCAAAGGTGCTCATACCAGTAGAAATAAAAGTGTGGCGGCCCTCATTTGCAATTTCTTTAAGAAGCTCTTTGTGAGTCAACATAGCAGAAGCCACCTTGTTGAAAGGGAGATCATATTGTCTCAAAAAGATTTGACTCTCTAGGTCCCAAGCGGAAGCAGACCATAAAATTCCCTTCTGTTTGCAATAATCATCTATAATATCATACTCTTTCTTGCCAAATTCCAATCCAAGCTTCTGTTCTCTTTGGGTAGTGCCCCACGGTGATTGACGGGCTGAATCTAGATATTCTTGTGTGTATACCACATCTATATCTCTTTTTTGAAATTTTACGGCTTGACACCCTGAGTCAACCGCTAAATCAATTAATTTCTTTGCAAGCTCAATGTCCCCATTGTGATTAATGCCAATTTCAGCAATCACAAATGGCAAATTTAGCGTGTCTTTGTATGGGTTAAACATTGTTTCTCCTTATAAACGTCTGTAATTTTTTTATGTGGTATCACCTTGTTCAACAGTGACCACTTTTCATCAACTATACTGAATAGTTCCATTCCATGGAATCTACTCCATTGTAACCATTTTTTGATAATTCTTAAAGGAAATTCTACCACAGAATTGGCTTGAGACTCATCAGACCACGGATGCCTTTCGTCGTCGCTATAGAATCTTGGACCTTGAAAGTCGAAGCCGGCTATATATACCTGCTTTGCTCTTAAATAATATGCTATTGGAAAAACTATACTACTTAGCTTGTTTTCCAGCCCCCACTTATATCTGTCCCCTATGACAGATTCACTGTCAAACTCAACAGTGCCAAAAATTGGCACATGATGCATAAATCGATAAAAAGCATTTTCACCAAAAATATCATTTTCTTTTAAAGCTGCCGATTGATGCGAGGGATCTTTAATAAATTTAGTTGTTGTGCATTTCACCACCCTTGTATTATATCTCTTTCTCACTTCTTTCAACAGGTATTCAAACTCTTGCCATGCACCAGCAGCTCTTATAAGCGGAGTCGTCCCACAGTACCTTCTATATTCAATAATTCCTTTAGTAAAGATGTCGGGTATCAATATTTGCATCTTCAGAAACCTCTTGTCCGTGGTGTTCATCAAATATCTAAACCCCTGCATATAGGCGTTCGGATCCCCTGAAACCCAGTAATCTGGCACCACATCAAAATGATCTACGCAATTTGGAAAAACATTTTGAAAGGCCAGTAACTTTTCAGTAATTGATGCTTTTTTTATTTCCTCTATATGGTGATTTAGTGACGAACCAGGACCAAGGATGAATAGTTTCATAAATTCTCTCCTAAATATTCGACCTTCAGAATGCTGTAAATGAGTGAATCCAAATATTCGCCTTTGTGATAATAATGCTGTCTATTTCTGCCATCTAGTTTAAAATGTTGACTTTCGAAAAAGGATATTTTTTTGTGATCATTTTCATAGACCTCAACATACATTTTATTCAAATTAAGGTCCCCAAATGCATAATCAGCAATTATTTTATAAAACTCTGGAGCGTATCTGTCATCTATCCACTTGTCATCTTTGTAGATTGCAAAGTGTAGATCGGCATGCCGGTTTTGCCAATTTATGTATGTCAGGCCACAAATTCCAATCGGAATTGACTGGTGGTGCATCATAAACATCTGGAATTTATCATCCAATATCATGTCCTCGAACCACTTTTCCACATGCTCTAAAGATAAGAGGCGATATTCTCTCACATAAGGTAACACTTTTTTGGAGTTTCTCCAACTTTGAATCAAGGCTAAATCGGAGCGCTCGATGGGACTGAGTGTCAGCGATGTCATTCCAAGTGGTCTTCCCTTAAACAACTCCCACTCTTAATCGGCTTTCTTGTTTTCCTCTCGCCTAAAAAAGAATTAATGTTCACGCACCCCCCTAGAGATGGGCGCTTTGGTTCAAACATGCTGTTTTTTAAATAAGTGCCAGCGGGAATATCTTCTGTCGCATAAAGGGCCCTTCTTTGTAGTATGACAGTTTCTTTTTCATTTTCGCACACTTTCTTAATTGGGGATCCAAGAGAGCGCTCCAAGATACGACTACTTCTGACCATCTGAGACCAAGTGTCCGGGTTCATGCTGAATGCATGGTCGGGGCCGATGCGAGTATTATCATCTGTAAAGTGTTTTTCTATCACCCGAGCTCCAAGAGCGATGGAGCCAAGGACTGTTTCGTGACCAAGCGTATGGTCACTCAGCCCCAATATAACATCAGGGAATAAGGTGCCATAAGTGTTAAGAACGTTTAGGTTTATGTGATCAAAATTTTCTTCGCCAGCAGTATAATTTGTATTACATTGCATAAGCACTATCTTATCTGTGTGTTTCTTCAGTAACTCTACAGATTCAATAACCTCCTCTAAGGTTGAGGCGCCAGTGGCAAGCATGACTGGCTTTTGTGTGCGCGCAACCTTTTCTAGTTGGGCATGGAAGTTTATATCTCCACTGCCAATTTTCCAAGCGGGCACATGCTGGCTCAAGTGTTTCACCATGTCCAAGCCGTATGGAGAAGAAAAAAATGTAATATCAATTTCACTGCAGTAAGTTATCAACTCCTCAGTCCACGTAAGGGGTATTGAGGCGTCCTCGTACACCTTGTATACACTCTTTTTCCATGTGTCTTGATGAGATTTACGGCCGTCGAGGGAATCAAACCCTGCAGCACTTATGAAAGAATTTGCCTGAAAATGTTGAAATTTTACGGCGTCTGCTCCTGAGGCCTTAGCTAAACTTATCAATTTCTTAGCTCTATCTATATCTCCGTCATGATTCGCTGCCAAATCTGCTATGAAATATGTCGCACAACCTTGACCAATAGACGCATTATTTATTATTATATTGTTCACTTAATATCTCCAAGCCTCGGTCGAGTGGGAATATTATATCTGGATTCGTCAATGTCAAATCTTCACTTTCCTCTCTTTCGTGTGGTGTGATTAGGTTGGTGTCCAAAGATAATCTATTTGCCACCTTAATCAAAAAATCGTATTTACTAAGTATCGCATCTCCACCAATTGTTAAAATGCGCTTTGAAGAGGTGCCAATATCAGAAAGTTCTTTTATAATTTCAGATAATTGCAATGTGTGAACCGGATTAAAGTAACTGTTTGTAAATCCGTTTATTCTTTCCCCACAAATAAGAGAGCGGTGGGCCCAGTCAATTAAATTAGAATTCCCAAATATATTAGTCCTTAATACAGTTCCGTTTGGGGCCCTCAATGTCTCTTCTTCGCCGAAACGCTTGGATACATAATAATCTTTTAAAGTTGTGGAGCCTTTTTGCCAGACCGGAACTGTCGATATATAAATGAAGTGCTCACACTTTTTAGACAAAATCGGCACAATATTGCTGTGTAGATTCATTATTTCTTCAAACTTTTCCGGGCGTGTGTTCAGATCGGTGAGGGCCGCGGCATGAATTATTGTTTTGTATTTTCTAGTACTAATCCAATTTTCAGCGTCTTCTAGGGATGATAAGTCTCTTTCTCGTTTTCCGTGGAGGATTTCCGCCTCAGGAAAGAGAAGGGAGAGGCTGCCACCCAACATTCCAGAACCACCAGTAATTAATGTGTCTTTATTCATTTGCTTCCTTTGTCCCTCGTCTAATCAAATTGACCAACCCGTATACGTCATCGTCCTCACATAACAGGGAGTTGAAGCTTCCCCTGTTATACTTGCCCCACGACGCATTGTGAATCCTTTTTGTGTATTGTGGTCTTACAGCGAGCAATTCGGAATTCGGTACCACATATGTATATGGCAGCTCTGTTGGGGCAAGCATATCTTCATGTAATTTTTCGCCGGGCCGGAGCCCGATGATGTCATAACTAATCTCTCTTTCTTGCAATATCTCTATAGCTTTCAAAATGTTCCTCATTCCGTAAGACTTTATTTGAGGTACAAACACTTCTCCTCCTTCGCTATTATCCAGAGCTGCGAGGACTGTATTTACTGCCTCGCCCAACGTGAACATAAACCTAGTCATCTCCAAGGAGGTCACCTGTATGCTTTCCCCTTTCGATAATAACTCTGTCCAAAGCGGTATAAAGGAGCCCCTACTTGCGATCACGTTACCATAACGAACAGAAGAGAAGATTGTCTCTCTAGAGTGAAAGTCATAATTTGTAAAAATTCTCTCCGCAATAAACTTAGAGGAACCATATACATTGACTGGGTGGCATGCTTTGTCTGTCGATATGAAAATACATTTTTTTACATCATTGAAAAGTGCGGCGCGCGCAACGTTTTCAGACCCAATAACGTTTGTCTTGATAGACTCTTCTGGTTGGAGTTCCATATTCTCTATTCTCTTCAGGGCCGCGGCATGTATAATAAAGTCAGGACCATACCTTTTAACTGCAAGATTTAAATGATCAAAATCTCTAATATCACCAATTACCGTCTTTACGCGAGGATTTTTTGAGAAATACAATGCATGCTTCCCTTCATCTCTAGAATAGACAACCACTTCGTTTTTCTTTCCGGAAAGGATTTTTCTAACAAGGGCGCGCCCAAGTGAGCCTGTGCCGCCCGTAATCATGTACCTCATATAGTAACTCTCTCTACAAAAGCGGGTGCAGGGTTAACTGGCGAACATATCATCAAATTGCAGCCTTTATTCTTCAGCCAAGAGTGCCATTTGCCTATACATTCTGAAGTTATTTTTATTTCATGATCCAATGATGACCTTGTTATATTCTCTGCGACCTCATTGCTGTGAATAAAGTCAGATTTATCATATTTCGAACCTTTTTTGTCATAAAAATGTTGTTCGGCCATGCTGCCCTTTGAAAGTTTGTTGTCCCACCCAACGGTTACCACTTCTGCAACTCCCAAATGCTCTAGCAAATAAAACACTGCCTCATACATTATACCAGGACCATACGGCCGTAAAAGAGGCTGTTTCTCATAGGTCCACTCTTCCAGCTGGTTGGTAACTGATATCGACTTGTTGAAGTCTCTCTCCTGTATGAAAAACTTTATATCACACTCTGCCAACTTATAAGGAGTTGAGGATGCTTCTACAACTATCGGAGGCTGTTCTGTGTAGGAATATTTTTTAAAATTTGCACAATTATATACATGCAAATCAGATGTTTCCGAAAATAAATCATATGCTTGCTTTATTGTAATGGTGAGATTATTTTCTGTTGCTTTTTTTAATCTTTCTTGGTCGTTTTCAAGCAATGATGGACCACATGATAGGACATAGCATTTCTCCCCCTCAAAAGAACCCTTCAATAAGGATAGTTTATCTTTTTGGGACGGCACCGATTGCAAGGATTTTCTCAACGCTTTGGCGCGCTGCTTTGGACACTCAATAGATAATATTTCCTCCTTCAAAGATTCTAAATCAATCTCATGAGTTGGCATCAGCTCATCATCAAAAATAAAATTATTAATTTTTTCGAAAATACTGTCTTCTTTAAAGTTACCTAGCACATGCTCTTTTAGATCACGGGCTAACCGCTTATATGATTTATGGTTCCTATAAACATCCCTCATGGCGGTCATCACATCTGATTCTTTTACGTGGGCCCACAGCGACCCTTTCTCTATCACAGATTCCCATATTGCATCTTCGCCCACCTCGGCTAATTGGAAAGGTATATTCCGAAAAAAAACTTTGTTGCCGCGGCTCGGTATTTGAAGAAAATCCATATGACCACTCCATCCCGGTACAATAACAGGTAACCCGTTGCAAACCGACTCAAACAACGGAAGGCCAAAGCCTTCCCCATGCGTTGTTGATACAAAGGCGCCTATATCCTTATGTTGATATAGCGACGCTAACTCATTTTCCGTCATCTCTCCGTGTAGAAGGTATATTTTGCACTCTCTCTTGGGGTACTTCGACAAGATACTATTTAACATATTTTTTGTACGAGATTTGTCACAAATACTCGGATTCAATATATGTGTCTTGACCACTAACCCAACATCTGAATTGTCATGAAATTGTTTCACAAACGAGTCTATTAGAAGTTTTAAATTCTTTCTGGGTCCAAATTGCGCCATTGTCAAAAAATTAAACTTAGTATCTAACTCTAGTTCAAATTCTTCTGAAGGTATGGTGTTCCTTATTGAATAGTTAACGCTTTCAATTGGTGTCTTGAGCTCCAACACATCCACCACCTCCTCATCCTGATTGAGGATCTCGTATTTGGTAGACGTAAATACCAGCTTTGAATGTTCTGAAATTGTAAGTATCTTTGACATCTGATTAGCTTTTTGTATCCATAGCGGAGAAACGCGGTCACATTCAATCCCTGCTGTATACCCTATATTTACCGGTGCAATGTTTTCCCACTCGTTAGGTATTGTAACCTGCAGGGATACATCGTACGTCATGTCTGGGTTATTGGAGTGAGCAAGGCCTGTTTTTATTGCCATCTCCCTTATCCACTGAAATTCATCAGTATTTTTGCAGATTTGATTACTTTTGCCCCATGGGATGTCCACCAAATAAAGATCGATATCGTCTCTGTGCCTTATACTCCTCAATAGAAACCTAGCCTGTTCACCATAGCCAGACATACTGAGAGCGGGAGCCTTCATCAACACTTTCAACATATTATATCTCCTCTAGCGTGAATGTTTTGTAGCCCCTTCTTTCGGACCACGAACCCAAGTTTTCATGAATTTCCTTCATTGTTGAATACCATAAGCCAGCATATTTAGCCATACTGTAGTTGTTCATCACATGCTTCCTCCCCTTCTTTCCCAATTTGGCGCGCTCGTCGGGAGGCATATTATATAACTTTCTAAGGGATTCCAAAAAATCTTCCTTTGAAATCCTATCTTCATATATGTACGGAACAGATTGAGAGCCTATAACTGCTTTAGAAGTGGGCTCAATAGCCACTCCAAAATATTGTTCACCATCTGTGACTTGCTCCTGTAGCCCACCTGTCATATTGACGATAATTGGAGTTTCGCAAGCCAATGATTCTAATGTTGACAGGCCGAAACCCTCAGCGTCAGAAATATTAATTGTACAAGAAGCTATATTGTACAATTTTGCCAAATCGCGGGGAGGCATCTTGACAGTGGATATTTGAACTTGTCCGTCAACTATATCTAATTCCTCCAAAATCGCCACTAGATCCTGTCCATTCGGGTCATCTGGTTCTGTGTGCATAATTAATGTTGCGTTGTCATGGCCAACTTCATCGAGGAACTCTTTAAACCACCAAATTAAAGTTCCAGATTGTTTGCGGCGCGCGTTTCGATTATTCCAAAAACAAACGAACTTACCCTTGTAGTCGACCTTTTCAAGCAAATCTTCATATTCACCCTCTTCCATGCGACAAAAAACATTGGTATCTACTGTGTGGGGTATGTGAACACACTTTACTTCAGGTGCAACTGTGCGAACAATATCATCCGTTAATTTACTTATAGTGCACACATAGTCGTTTGATTTGTAGAAATCTGAATTGAAATTTGGATATGGATAATTGTCCCACACGTGATAATATACCATCGGGGCGTGCGGCCTGATTTCGTTTTCTATCTCCCATAACCAAACCCAGAATCGAGGATCCGTCATAAACCAAACAATATCTGGCTTCTGATTGTGAAGAAAATTCCGAATGATTTCAGGGCTCCCATATCCGTCAACAGGATAGATAATAAAGTCATCTCCATATTCCTCCATCCGGATGGGCTGATAGCTGTTGTGTTTTATTGCGCCGGCGAGACAAACAAAAGAGAATTCCCTTGTGCGCAAAAGGGACTCGATCATATAGCGTGTTTGGGTACCGACTCCGGAAGGTGCAAGTGGATTATCGGAAATAACTAATACTTTTATTTTTTTAGGGGTATTCATCTTTACCTACAGTGTGAAGTTTTATAGAAAGCGCAATTTCTACAGGCAAGCCTGTTCTTAATATAATTGTCTTTGTTGATATTTATAACAGCTTTTCGCAAAAGATTTAAGGAATTACTGGTTTTCTTCGGACCACTGGTCACTCTAAAGATCTCAATATTATTTTTAGTTGCTGTTCTCTTTAATAGTCCAAAATATGTTTCCACCGTTTTTGGATCAATATTGTGCTTTTTACAAAAATAATTTTTGTAATATGTAAGCTGATAAGTTGTCATAGGATCCGTTCTGCGGTCCAAGTTCCAACCCCAAGAACATGTTTTCCAATCAATAATATGATATTTGCCATCCGAAGTCTTAAGAACAACATCAATGTACCCTTTAAACTTCTTACCGGAGGCGTCAAATTCTTCTATTTGTTCAAGTAATTTTTCTTCAACTGATATTACTTCATATTCCCCAAAATATTTTTTAAGTGCTGGAATTGCCTGTTCGCAAAGGGGTCCTGCTTGAGATCTCATAGCTGTGATCAAATTATCATCTAGTATCGCGCCGTCATTTTTTAAAGAAGATAATTCTTCCGCGAAGGCCTTCTCGAAAACCTGTAGAGTATCTATATCACTATTCATGATATTTCGCTCACACATTAAGTGCATAGCCGTCCCAAAGGCTGTATATTCATTACCCTTAAAATGGGGCAAATTATCCTTGTATATTAATTTGTGCTTGTAGGAACATTCGTTCCAAATTTTTAGCTCCGAAAAGCTTATCCTATCGCCATCATCTTGCCTTGTCGACATTAATCATTCCATTTCTTTCTTTTTTTGAGCAACGTTGCTCATTCTTGTTTTTATGCTTGCGGGCTTACGACTTGTCGTAGCCTTCTTTTTGCGGGTACTGGTTTTTTTTGCGGGTACTGGTTTTTTTTGCGGCTCCAAAAGAAAAACCCACGATCCAAGTTGTTTATAGCCGGCCGATTTAGTATTAGCCAATGGTCGTTGGGGTTCCGATTTAATTTCCTTAATCTTGTAGCCTTCCAACTCCAATGCTTTAATCAAAAAATCTGTATTTAAAAATTCTTTCTTTTCTGTAAGAAACCTTCTTAATGAAAGGCTGACATCTACACACAGACAATCTCCATCCAGTTGCTTTTTTATATCAAACTTCATATCTTACTCCTAAGTTTACAATAAATTATTTATTTTGTCAAACAAAATCGGACTTAATTCTTTTATTTTTTTAATATCTCTATGGAAATAATAGGCCTCAAAACCATTTGCGAAATATTCTCTTAAAGATGTGGCCCCGTATGATGAAAAGAATATATTAGACGTCAATACATTCAGTATTGAATATCCAACATCATTATACAGATAAGAATCAAATCCCTTATCATATTCGACATTCATAAAAGTATGTAAATCTGGCACCCCTGCAAATTCATCTTTTAAAAGAATCCACATTTTTTGTCTTTTTGAAAGAAACTCTCTCTCTAGTTTGCCATCACCATATATTTCAGCTGTATAGTTTTCTTCAACTGCATGTGCTAACTCGTGAACAATGTCATCCGCCATATCAGATTCACTACTTTGTTCGTTTGTAACAAATATGGCGCCGTCTTTATACAGAGCTTGCAAATCTCTGTCTTCCAAGTCTGGCCAGATGCCAACATATATTGAATCTATTGTTTCTATAAATCTTGCAGGTATAAGACGTCCGACCAAAGATAATACCTCCTTCACATTCACGTCTTCAGGTGGAGGATCTTTTACAACAACCTCTACTCCGTTCCAAACAAAGTGGTGTGAAGTTTTATTTCTCATCCGATTGATCATCGTTGATGGCATCGTCTTGGTCCTCCACTCTTCGTGCGCTAACAAACTCTACATCGCTTAGCGCCTGCGTGTAGCCACTAATCCAGTTCTCTTCTGCCACAACAAGTAAAAATTCCGGAAACTCATCGGCGATTACCTCGATTACTCTCTCTACAGTGACCTCATCATTTTCTGGATTAGTCTTTTCACCCACATAGTCTACTATCAAATCTTTCAATTTAGAGTCTCCCAGTGTTAATACCTTTTTAGCTTCTTCGTTTTGCTTTATCATATTCATATCTATAATTTTAATGCGGCCATGGTTGCTACGGCCGATCTTTCTCCCTTCATTAGTGTTATGTGTCCCGTTAGGTTTTCTTCTTTAAGTTTCTCTACAACATATGTCAATCCGTTGTTGGTTTCATCAATATAAACATTATCAATCTGCTCTATATCGCCAGTCAAAACTATCTTTGTTCCTTCACCCACTCTAGTCAAAACAGTCTTTATCTCATGTTGAGTCATGTTCTGTACTTCGTCAATTACTATAAACGCGTTAGATATCGAGCGGCCGCGTATATAGGTCATGGCCTCGACCTCTATTTTCCCCTCCTCTATATACATATCAAGGGTCATCTTATCGTTTCCCATCAGGTATTGTAAATTATCTTGGATGGGAGCTAGCCATGGCAACATTTTTTCTTGCAAAGTACCTGGCAAGAAACCTATATCCTTCCCGACGGGCTCTACTGGTTTCGTAACTACGATTTTCTTATAGCGCGGGGAGGGACCGAAAGTCTGCTCTAAGCCGGCGGCGAGGGCAAGGAGTGTTTTCCCCGAGCCTGCCTTTCCAACAAGAGTGACAATGGGGATATCTGGATTCATTAGCAGGTCTAGACCAAATGCTTGTTCTTTGTTTCTTGGCCTGAGGCCCCAAATCTTTTCATTCTTTGCTGAAAATTTTAAAATTGGAAAATTATAATCTTTAAATTTCCCCAAAGCTGTCTTTTTTTCATTAGAGTTCGATATCAGCATAATGTATTGATTAGGGAATAATTTAAGCTCTTCCTTGCTTACTTGAAATGAACCATTTTCATAAAAATTATCGATTATTTGATCGTCGACGAGGTGCCCAGTTAATCCATTATATAGCCCATCCGCTTCCGCAACAACTTGTTCAAAATTGTAATCTTCTGTCATCAATCCCAAAGAGTCACATTTGACTCTCATGTTTATGTCGCGAGAGACAACTATTACCTTTCGATCTGAAGATTCTCTTTCGGAAAGTGCAGTCGCAATAATTTGATTATCAGAATCTTCTAAATCCAAATCATCTGGACAGGCGAAAGGATTGTAACTCTTGACTGTCAAAATCCCTTTGCCCTTTTCTATTCTCACCCCTTGAGATAAGTTCCCTTTCGACCTAAGAGTGTCTAATTTTCTTATTATTTTACGTGAATGGCTGCCGACAGTATCCTGCCTCTTTTTGTGTTTGTCAATCTCATCAAGCACCTTAAGTGGCACAACTATATCATTATTACCAAATGCAGCAATACAGTTTGAGTCTGTTAAATAAACACTTGTATCTAAAACATATATTTTTTTAGCCAAGAATACCTCTCTTTTTTATCATTTTACCACATTTTACTTCTTCTTTCAAAAAAAGTATTCCTTAGTATATAGTTACTTTAGATGAAGAAACTTTTTTTAAATTTCTTACTTATAACTGTCTTTATGGCGCCGCCACTTACCTGCTGTTCAAGAGGGAGAGCAGAAATCCCAACAAAATCTTTTGTAAAAATAACCAAACTTATAAAAATTTTAAAATGCTCAGAAAAAACAAAAAAATGCACCCAAGAAGAATTGCGATGGACTGCCAGCGGCCTAGCTGTACAGCTGACGAGGCAACATAACACTATATTAACTGCGGGACATATATGTGACTCTAACTTAAAAAACGTACCTGATAATATCAAGAAAATAGAAATGGAGATCTCTATTTTAGATTACAACAACTCCGAACATAAAGCTGATATTGTGCTCTACACACTCCATACCGGCACAACTGCAGACCTATGTATTTTAGAATCCAAATCTTTAAATGTTCCAAAAATCGCCTTTTCAAGGTCGGCGCCAAAAATTGGAGACGATGTTATAGCTATGTCATCTCCATACGGTGTTTATCATCCGCCGACCGTGCCTATTTTTAAAGGTGTGTTTTCTGGCAATAAGGATGTTACCACATCCATAGTTACTGTTCCTTCTTCCCCGGGATCAAGTGGGGGCCCAGTATTAAATTTAAAGTACCAAATAGTGGGTGTCATATTTGCTGTACATATGCATTTTCCCAACGTGACACTTATAACAAATCACGAAATCACCAAAGATTTTTTAAATGTTGCGAAAAAGATCTTAAAAAATAATCAAACCAAATAGTGCTCTACAAATATCTTATATCTTAATGATATACTGTCTACCGAACCGCCCGGCGGGGGCACTGATGCTGTCCAATAAACATTTTTAATTGCTTCTTCCTCCATTAGGGAAATAATAAAATCAAGAGACAAAACACTAACCGTAAACCTAAATACATTTGGTTTTGAGTGGTATTTTCTGTGATTTCTATAATCTAGCATCTCGTCGCCGGATGCATGTTTTGCTATAATTTCTTTCGACTCATCAAGTGTTAATTCTTTACTTTTCCTGCGTGCCATAATTAAAACCCTAAATTAATTCGTCCACTAGGCCATATTCTAAACATTTTTCGGCTTCCCACCATATATCATGCTTCAAAATCTTATCCATCTCGCGTTTAGGTATTTTTGTGTGCTGTTTGTAAATATTCTTTATTTTTTCCATGAGCATTTCTGAGTTTTGCATATCATCCTGCATTTCTTGGAACTTTCCCCACATCATCCCAGATAATTGGTGCACCAACATGCAGGCATTCCGGTGCATAAACCTTCTTTCAGCCACGACGGACATCAAAGTTGCGGCCGAGGCAGCGCAACCGTCGATGCAAGAATGTACAGGGATTCTGGAATTTTTAATATAGTCAACTGCAGAAAGGCCAGCGAAGACGGATCCGCCATAACTGTTGATGTGAAGTTTAATCGGGGGCGGTTCATATTCCAGTGCCATTGACTTTCCTAACATGTTGGCATTCAAACTATAGATGCCCTTGTTTAATTTCAAAATTTTTGGTCGTGTTACGCCAGAATAAAAATAAATTCTGTTGTTAACCACCTCCACAACATTGTTGTCCTCCATGGGAGGGCCCTGAGTCTCACTTGCTGCTTCGTGTATGGTGATGGGGCCACCATCTTCTTTATTGCCCCAAAAACAATCTCTCATATCTACTCCTTTATTTTAGTGGGCCCTCGCGGACTTGAACCGCGAACCTGCCGGTTATGAGCCGGATGCTCTGACCTATTGAGCTAAGGGCCCGTATAAATATACTATATCAAATTTACCGATATATTTCAATCAGTTTCTTTTTTATCGTCTTTCTTATGCCTGGGTTAATCTTTAAAACGTGGGGCACGATCTGGTGTCTTACATAATTTCTCGCGTGAGCAGTTGAAATATTTGATGGATCGTCTATCCAATCAAGATTCTTTCTATGGGCGTAGTCTTCCAGTTGTGATCTTTTTGTCAATAGAAATGGCCGGTAAATATTTGGAGGACGATGGTAGGGTATGAGTTTTGGAGACCCATTAAACGAGGACATCAGCCATGTTTCTACAGCATCATCCAAGTGATGACAAGTGATAATAAAAGGACTCCTGACAGTACCGAAGAAATCATACCTTTCATCTCTCCAAAATTCTTCTAATGATCTTGAGCCTCGCGTACCTCGGACTCTACCAATAAGTAGAGTCAAGCCTCGGGTACCGGCTAGTTTTTTTACAAACTCTTCTGCCTTGCGGCCATGCAGAGTATCGTGATTAAAATATAATAAATCAACCTTACGCTTACCCTTTAATAAAAAATCTACTACGGCCACAGAGTCGAGGCCTCCGGAGCATGCGACAGTTACCCTTTTCGGTATTTTTCCAATTATATGCAGCACGTTTGGGACCCTCAATCATCATTTTATCTCAACGTTTGTCTTCTCAAGAGACGAAACAGAACGTATCTCCCAATCAAATCCCATGTTAGAGCGCAGCATGTAGGCTGAGCGGGCAGCCTCAGCAAAAGTGAGCTTTGAAACAGTTTTCGTAACCCACGAATCTTCTTTTTGATTGTAAAATGCAATATTAAATTTATACACTATCAAACCTCTTTTTATATACACATATTAACATCTTTCTTTTAGCAAGTCAATATAAATTCCCAAAGACAAGTCTATGGATTTGTTTTTTGTATCTTTACACAAAAAAATTCAATTGCTGGCATTTTGTCCACCACCTCTGCTAAATGCAGAGAGCAGACATATTCTTTCTGATCTGGTTGGGGGCCCCATTGTATTACAAATTTAGCCGGACCATTACAAACCATGCATGTTTTCATATTTTAAATAGTGTTTTGTGTTTTGATTTTCAAATTTATCTTTTTTTCAAAAAGAGCCTCGTTGACGCGTGGTTTTCGAGATTCAGCTTCGGCCGCGGCTTTGGCGCGCTTCATTTGAGCTGCAGCTTTTCTTCGAAGCTCTTCTTTCGCCTCGGGGGATCCTAATTTGTATCTGTTTCTTTCGTTTATTGAATTTAAGATTTTTGGCACAATATTATCATTTTCAACAATGTTTTTGGGAGAATGAAAGAAAGTCCGAACAGCTGCCTTAAAACCATGGAGGCGAATTTTCTCGTGCTGAGCTGGGGGGATATTTTGTTTAATTTCCATTGCTCTTGACAAATCCCAGATCCAAGCCACGATTGCTCCGGAGTCAGCCTCAGCAAGACCATTTTGAGCCGCTTCTCTAAAAATTTCCACATATTTACTCCCCTGTATTTCCTGTGGGACATTTTTAAGATTCTTGATTGCCCTCAATGCACTAAGGGCCACGTTCTTAGAAACTAGTACGTGCCTTGATTTCTTTAAAGAAATCATATATTGGTACTGAAAGAACCCCAATATTTGGGGCGTTTCTGGGTATTTGAATTTTTTATCAGAAGCAAGTTTCTGAGATCCTGCTAGGATATCCTTTATTGTCAATACTCCGTATTCAGAGTCCATCTTTAATAAGTGAGGTTTTATTTCAGCCATTATTTTTCCGTGAGATGGTAGAAGTTTGTTTATAATCTTCATAAGCAGACTTTGGTCAATAAATTTTTGTTCTATCATATATTCCCATAAAACATACGGTGATTTATTTTCATGAAGCTTAAAAAACCTAAGAGCTTTGGATTTATCCCACTTTCCACCTTTGTCAAAAAATGGATTAAACTCTCCAGGGGGCCCCTGAGGATAAGATAGGGTACCAGGAAGTGATTTATCTAATATTCCTTGAGCCAGTTTTCGAGTAGACTTGCGAAGGCGTCGGGATGCCCTATCCGCTGGCTTTTCTTTTATTTTTCCTGACTTATCCTCGGCAATGTTTCTTGATTCTGCCATTTTAACGCGGTGGATGCCGCGGGACTGGGAACCAACTGTGGTTACATAATCCTCTATTATATTCAAGTAGACAGATGATAGCTTAAAATGTTCATCTATTACAGATTGTCGCACCGCTTGTGCAACTTTTGTGGGATTACCTGAGTTACCACAATTTCTAATGCCATACTTGGTCATCGGGCCCGAACATGGTGTTGTTTGTTTTTTCTTTCGTTTAGAGCGTGAGGTGCGTCTAACTGCATCTTCAGCTGCAGAGGCGCTTCCTGCAAAGAAAAATATCCCTACGGCAAGTGCAGCCATAAGTATCTTAGCATGTTTGGGAGCCGGAACACGTAGGACGCGTTGGGCTTGTTTGCTAGCTTGAGACGCTTTGGCGGCACGAGCGGCAGCAAGACTTACAACGTTATTTGGGGGCACTTTTGCCGCGGCGCGAACTGCAGCCAACTGGCTGGCTGGAATTGTTTTCACGTGAGATAATATCCCCAAAGATCTAAATACTGATGCCAAGGAGGAAGCCACTCCCCCCATCGCAAACCTAGAAAGGCGGGCGATCACCGGTAGAGCGGAAACTATCTTGTGAGAATATATAGCACTCACAGCTATTGCGCTGCCTGCGGCGACCCACTTAGCTACCTCCTTTGGGGGAATTGAGTCTCTGGCCTCTATGGGTTTTGAATCGCGGGGGCGATTAGGATCAGAGGCTGTACTTTGTTCTGTTTCTTCTGATCCTGTTGCGGCCAAATTGGCGCCGGAGGTGGCATTTGCTACTGCGTTGGCCCTCCTTTCCTTATTTTTTTTCTTGCAAGCTTCTCTCTCTTCAGCGTCCTCTTGGTCACATGGGTCGTCATCACAATCCCAATATGTATCCACCCCAAGAGAAGCTGCTCGCTTGCCCGCGGGGAATTTAGGCTTGCCATCTTGGCCAACTAAGGGCACACCATCAGCCATCCTTGGTTCAGTAACTTCCGGACAATCAATTGCGCAGATCAGTCTTTTTGTCTCTATGTGCAAGTCTGTTGCGCCGTGAGGCCCTGCAAGATACGCACAGATTGTCTGCTTCATTTCGTTAGGCGGGGCGGATGCATTAGAATCTCCCTTAAATTTCGTAGCCTGAACCATAAAAGTGGCTGTTTCGCCTTGAGCTGTATTCGCGACAAGCCAACTTTTTTTATTTAAAAAATTAGTTGTGGGCTGGCCCTGAAAAGAATTTTTAAATTTTATTGTTTTGCCCTGTTCCCAGAACATTTTTATTCTTTCGCGGCCTCCTTCAATAAACTTTTTATCTTTGGGATCCAAATAATCTGCAAGCACTATTGCTCCACTAATGTAATCCTGAATAGTTTGATCATACATTGCAGTAAGTGGTTTGGCATATCCCTCTAGCCAATCTACTTCTTTATGTTGTAGTTGGCCACTGGCAGGGTGGTGATATTTATCTTGAATATAGTCTAATGTGTTGCTTATGATCGGACCAGAAGTTGTTGAAGGTGCTTCGGGGTGTCTTGCACCTTCGAAAGACTCATTACCTTCGTAGGATAAAACCTGACTTGTGCCCCTTTTTCCATTGTGGTAATAAAGCTTTGGAAGTGAAGAATCACTATCAGTTTTTTTTATATAATCCCGTATTTCTGCTTGAAGTCGAAGAACGGACTCTACATATCGGGCTTTTTTATCTCCTCCAAATTCCCAAAAATGTTTTATCATGTGGCTTATTTTTCCATGTGTGGCGCCTTCGATTTTATAATCAGACGCGTCACTATTAAAAGATAAGAAACTCTTATGTTGTTTCGAATTAATTTTTCCATGCGCGTGCTTTGGGCCACCAGATCTTGTTGAGCCGGCTGGATAATCAGAATTTTGATCTTCGGGCGTCATATAAAAGCGTGTTGAGCCGGGCTCGTTAGCTTCCGATAAAAACTGTTTTCTCCAAACTCTTAGTACTTCTTCCATCAGCATAATATTCCAGCTCTCCCTATTTGCTCTTAATCCTAATTTTCTTCTTTCTTTGTGGGCTTCTTTGTTGTGTAATTTTTGGACCGTGTTCCCCGCCAGTAGAAATACTTGGCAAAGGTCCCGCGGGCTTGGGTGCATACTTTCCAGTTCCATGGTACCATTGAAACCATGGCATGCCGGCGACCATGGTGACAAAAGCGCGCGCTGGGATTGCATTGGCTTTAGCCCATGCCCGAGTGTTCTTGTACTTTTTAAAGTCCTTCTTCAACTCCTTGGTCATGACCTTCCCTCTTGCAACCGAGGATTTCGCATAAACCCTCACATGAATGTGGTTTTTGTGATTGCCTTTTTTGTCGTGCCACAACTTTGATCTAACGCTTCGCCACTGACTTTTTTCGCCGGCGCGGATTGCGGCAGCCTCAAGGTCAGGCCAAAGAGACCGATCAAGTACTATGCCCTGCACTAAGCCAGTATTTACCATTCCAAGCAAAAGCTGCCAAGTTCTATCTGGATCCATTGTTCCCATTAATTGTTTCTTTCCTCTTATTTTCTTTTTTAATCTGGTGTATTCATTTTGTCGGTGAGCATCTTCGATTGCGGGATCAACCTCCATCCCAAGAGACCTCATCGCACTTGAGCCTTGCTGCAGGACAGTATAAGACCTATATAACTGAGCCAAAGTGTCATGTTTGAATATCGCAAATCTAGATTGATGAACTGCTCGATTGTTGCCGCGGTATCTAAATACTCTTGTTGTTACTTTACGAGGGAAACTAGCTTTCATCTCAGCGCCGGGGCGCATATAAAGACCCAGATCTGCGTCTTGGCCAGTCTGATGTGATCCATGATTTGGAAGATTTTTTCCACTATGCCAAGTAGTGCCATCCTTTCCAGTATGAAAGGGTGCCTCTGCTAGGTCTTCTATATATAATGGACCTGTCTTGTCCTGTATTACTCCCAGAAACCTTAAAACTTCAATATTTTTTGGATCCCGATCGGTGGTGCTGGCGCCTTGGTAGGGATAATCCTGACCCATGATATCCATAAAATTCAGTCGGTGATAAAATTCTGGATCTTCTTGTTCTTTTTTATGGACCTGATCTATTCCAGCTTTAATGACTTGCAATAATTCTACAGTACCCCATTTATTACTTTTTTGGTTACCATGCATATTCTTCCCGAGAATCATTCTATCATTTGGCTTCAATTCCACGCCGTTAATTAAAAGCCCATATGGGGTTCCTTTTTTTATTGGATGGCCATGCAGGTTCCCAACTACAGCCGAACCCAAATTGCTTAATTTAGTTTTATCAACGGATTTAGGTGTGGGTGCAGGCCTATGGGTGGGAGTATTTTTGATGGTCACCCATTCTTCTTCCTGTTCTGATAAAAACTTATCCCATTTTTTCGTAAGTTCTTTAATCTTCATTTATTTTACTCTTTTCTTTTTTAAATAAATCTGTTTGGGCATGCCTATGGTATATAGTTTGTATTATTGTATTTATATTAAACATTAAATGAAATGTCCTCGAAAATAATCTAAAAAATATGATATATGTTTCTTTTCCTCACACTGGCCTGACCAAAGTCCAAGTTTCTTTAATCGAGGAACATGAACTTTAAGGCCATTTTTGTGATTAGTCGTTAGGCTGCAACTCGGTCCATAAAACTTATCGGGAGACCTGCCCATACTAACAGACTCTGCAGGCATCCACGGGTCTAATAATACTAGCTCTGCGGAAGGTTTTTTTACAGAAAATCTCAAGGCTGCTCGGGCGCCGGCAGAAAATCCTATTATTTTTGCTATCTCTAAATTAGTTTCAAAATTTATCTCTCTCATAGAAAGCAATATTAGGTTGCCATTATTGTAAGCCCATTGCTCTAAAATATTCTTATATTTTTTTATCAAATATTTGGGGGACTGAGTATCAGGAACTTTTCGAGAAAGACCGGAAAAATAGATGTTGTATATATTTTCCTTTTCGCTATTTTTGGTGAGGATAGTATTTTTATGGCTTTCTGGATCCTTGGAGGATTCAGCCAGAAAACTGTTCCATGAATTTATTAAACTTTTCATATATCATAAATAGTTTTTTATTTATGAAAAATCCAATTTCTAAGTTTCTTCAAACTCAGCATCAATTATATCTTCTTCGTGATTTTCCGACTGGTCTGGATGTCGATTTGTGTCTGCAGTATTCTCATACAGGCTCTTAGCTGCAGCATGCAGAGCAGTGTTGAGTTTTACAACCTCAGATTGAATTACTTCTATACTTTTTTCTGACTTCAAAAAATGTTTTGATGAATCAATTGTCTTCGTGATATCTTCTTTAATAATCGAAGATATTTTCTCTTCATGCTCCTCTAAGAATTTCTCTGCTTGAAAGATCGTTGATTCCAGCAAGTTTTGTGCATCAATCATTTCCCTTTTTTCTCTATCTTGGGTTTCGTTTTCTTTGGCTTCGCGAACCATCCTGTCTACTTCATCAGAAGATAAAGTACCGCTACCCTGTATTGTAATTTTTTGTTCCTTGTTTGCGGCCTTATCTAATGCACGAACACTAACAATTCCATTTGCGTCTATATCAAACGTAACTTCAATTTGGGGAGTTCCACGTGGAGCCGGTGGTATACCATCTAATTTGAACGTGCCCAAGTTCTTATTGTCTTTTGAAAATTCTCTTTCCCCTTGTAATACCTTTATATCTACAGCCGGCTGGTTGTTTTCTGCTGTTGTGAATGTCTGTGATTTGGAACACGGAATCGTTGTATTCCTCTCAATAAGACGCGTCATGACTCCGCCCATTGTTTCCAGTCCCAAAGAAAGCGGAGTAACATCCAGCAGTAGTATGTCATTAACCTCCCCCATAAACACTCCACCCTGAACGGCGGCGCCGAGGGCAACAACTTCATCTGGATTGACCGACGAATTTATTGATTTTTTAAAGAAACTTTCGACAGTCTTTTTCACCAATGGAATCCTAGTGGACCCACCCACTAGAAGTATTTCATCTAAACTCTCTTTTGCAATGTCAGCATCTTCGAGGGCGCGCCGTATCGGAATTATTGTCTTCGAGACTAAACTATCAATCATCTTTTCAAATTGTGATCTAGATAATGTAACCTGAAGGTGTTTTGGCCCTGTAGAGTCAGCAGTTAAAAACGGCAAATTTACCTCTGTCTGTTGTGCACTGGATAGTTCTATCTTAGCGCGCTCAGCTGCCTCTCTCAATCTTTGAGTAACCATCGCCTCTTTAGTTATATCTATACCAGTTTCCTCCCTAAAACAATCAGTCAGCCAAGATATTAACACATTATCGATATCATCTCCGCCTAAATGGGTATCTCCGTTAGTACTCAATACTTCCACTACGCCATCGCCGATTTCCAACACAGAGACATCAAAAGTACCACCACCAAGATCATAAACGAGAATCTTCTTATCTTCGCCTTTGTCCATCCCATAAGCCAAGGCTGCCGCAGTGGGCTCGTTAATAATTCTTTTGATATTTAGACCTGCAATCTTGCCGGCGTCTCTTGTTGCTTGTCGCTGAGAGTCATTAAAATATGCAGGAACCGTGATTACCGCTTCTTTCACTTCAACGCCAAGAAAATTTTCTGCCGCCGATTTTAATTTTATTAATATTTGGGCGGAAATTTCTGGTGGTGATAGGGCTTTTTCGCCCACTAACACCTCACACATTCCTGTTTTTGATTTTTGAATCTTGTATGGCATCTTTGAGGATTCCTCAATCACCTCAGAATGCTTCATCCCGATAAAACGTTTAATAGAATAAATTGTGTTTTCAGGATTCGTGACCGCTTGCCTGCGAGCCATGATTCCAACCAAACGTTCACCTGACTTTGTATATGCTACCACAGATGGGGTTGTCCGAGTCCCCTCCTCGTTTGTTAGGACACTGGGTTCTCCAGAGTCCATGACCGTGACGACCGAATTGGTAGTTCCTAGGTCAATTCCAATAACTTTAGACATTTCTTACCTCCATAGTAATACTATAAGCACATTTTACTATAAAGCAAGTAAATTTTTAGATTTTATTTATCATCCTTGACACCTTTCCCATACCAACGAGCATTGCGGCCGCGGATATCATAATGAACAAATGTAGTATACAAACCTACACCACCCTTATCCATCTTCCCTTCACATATTAGACACTCTATAATATCTTTGATTTCTTGTGGCGATAAGCCAGATATTTTAATATCTGCGGCCTTTGCTAGCATATGTTGGCTGCGTCGAGCTCCGCCAATACTGGTATTATATTTTGGAGAACGATATCCACTTATTACCCTAACGGGCCTACCGGTGCAATCTCTCAGCACTTGCAGATTTTTAGCTAATATGCGGACGTTGTCCATATATTCCTCTGGAACACTAGTGCCATCTCTGCATGTGAACTCTGATAGTTCAAAATTTTCTTCCAATTTCATTAAATTTCTTCCTTTTTCAATATACTTAATTGTTCGTGTTTATAGCTCATTACATTTTTTATTTCTTTTTCGATTTCCTGCGCAAGAGTTGCCATCATTTTTTCTAATGCTTTAGGATCCTTTGTGGTGAGCGCGACAGTCTCAGACTTGCCAATCCAATTCTTTAGGTCTTCAATAATTTGAAAGCGGTACCGTTCTGCCTTTCTTAAAAAAACTTTTTCATTTTTAATACAATCGAGTTCCATCCGCGCAACGAATGATGGCGTTTTCATACCCTCAAGCGTACTAATACGTTTGGAAGTCGACAGTTTATTAAGATAAAGTATTAACTTCAGGTTATGTACAGCATGTGTCAGTTCGTGAACAATTGTAAAAGATAGTATATACCCCACTGTATTCACTATAAAATCTATTATTCCTTTTTTAATCACATCTGTTATTTCAACAAACATATTATTATTAGCAATGGCCCAAATTATCTTCTCAACCACCCCCGTAAAGTAAAGTTTGTTAACCCTCATACGAGGATTAGTCTCACTGGCCCCTTTCAATTGATATTTCCCGATCCTGTTTCCTGAAATCCATTCACCATAACGATCGGCAGGTAATGCGGCCTCATAATCTACTTGTATCTGATTTGACGCTCTAGCAGTTGAAACCCACTTTGTTAACGCAGAAATATTGGGTGAGGCGTATTTAGATACTAAATGAATGGCTGTTGATATTGAGCGGTTCCAGATTTCGTCCACATGGTTGTCCAAATGTTGGGCCAGTTCTGCAGACTTATCTTGATAAGCTTCATCTTTTTCATATTTCCCCAACTTCCCTGCTGCGTCTTTTCGAGTGACTCTGATTTTCTGGCCGGGATATATTTTATTTTTGTTTTTTATTTGTGGGTTGAGCTTTAGTAGCCCCTCAACATCAAGATTTTCATCTTCGAATTGAGAGTTTATAAACTTAACTATCTTGGCCAGATTGTCGCCGCGGCGAACAGTATAAAAAGCCTCATTCAAGTACCCTCTCCAGCCTTTCATAACACTTTTCATATCTTGAACATTACTCATAATCTATAGCCATTAATTCTTTTTTTTCTTTATAATTCCAGTTTCTCTTGGGTTTTTGTCGCCGCTAACTGTCATTTTGATGCGCTTTTGTTGGGCCCTCCACGCGACCAGAGCATTATATTTCATTTTACCACCTGCAACATAGAACTCACCTTTCTCAATTAAACCATGAACCATGAGGGCCACGTCAGGCAAGCTAAACGTCCTACGATTGGCGCCCAAATCGAGAATGCTTTTCGCCAGACTAAGGCCAGCTTCATTATTTGCCAAATCCATCTCTTGTAAGCGTTTAAATCTTTTTCTGTTTGATTTTTTTCCTAAAAATTCTTTAATTTTCTGCTTTAATAAGTCTACTTTCTCTTTTGCAATGCCGAGGGCGCGAGTGGGTAATAGTGAATAATGATATTCAAACCAAGCTGCAGCCAAGATATGCCTGAAAGCTTCTCTTTTATAATCTATAATATCGCGGAATTCCCTTTGTTCAGAGGGGTTTCTTTTACTCACATTTTGAGGTAAGTGAGACGTGCTATAATTCTCTTCAGCTAACTTCTCAATTTTTGTATAGTCTCTATGTATTCTCCATATATAATAACCAATCCACCCGCCCGACACTTCTTTGATGGTTGGACCCTTCATGTGTTTCGACTCATTACTTTGGCTATAATCTCTACCAATCGGAGCTTGCTTTCCCCCACTTCCCATCTTTCTCCTCCTATTTTTATAATCTTGACATATTTGTTTCTGGGTTTTCTTCGGCTTGTTGGTCCGGAGTGTGTTGCCCAGTGACTTCTTTTCGACTTATCTTTTTCGTGGGTTTTTTTAGGTTTCCATGCGCCGGCTGTAAAGTCTGTATATATTGAGAATATCCATTTATCATCTATTATGATGCCATAGTTTAGTGAACCTGCGGCGCGGCCGCCTTTGCCATACACTTTAGATACCTTTATGCCTTTGTGGTTTAAATACTTCTTTATAAACTCAAACCCCTGATTTTCTCGGTCGCGCTTATTTACCCCAAAATAATCTCTCCTCATAATACTCATAATTTTATTAAATTCATTAATTTGAGGATCCGCGTGAGATTGAGTTGAAAACATTTTACGAGTTTTATACAAAAATGTTAAAAAATTGAAAAATTGCAGTGGAGTTTGTTTGTTCCGGAAGGATCCGCGCTTAATCGTCATTTTTTTTGGTTTCGTGATATAACGGCCCTTCTTCTTTACATCTTTTTCGTAAGCGGCTGACTTGTCCCGCGGGGCGTCCTGACCCATCGGATGTTCTTCACTGGAAATGTTCGAAGCTATTCCAGTACTCGCGATGAAATCTGTAGCTTCCTTATCTGAAACCTTTGCTATAATTCTCTTATTTACTGCATTGCTTGCGTGGGCGCCGTATCCAACATAATTCAACAAACCTTTCAGCTCCTCGTCTGTCAGTTTTTTGAGGGATCCCTCTTCCGCATTTCGGAACTTCTTCATGTGAGCTAAAGCCATTATGGGCTTTGGCATTGATGCGCCATAGTACATGTCTGTTTCATTTTTTGCCTCAAGGACCTTGCCTGAGACAGTGCCGAAAATATAAGCATATTTAGTATTATCACGAGCCTTCATATAAACAGCGCGCGAGCGGTAATCAGACTCAATTATGAACTGGCGCCAATTTTCCATTATAAGTTTCATATATTAAATAGTCTCCAAAATAAGAAAAATTGGTGGAGGTGGCGGGGGTTATGCTAAACCCCTGTCTCCAAGATTACCTCTTAGGCGATGAAGCATTATGTTAACAATCAGAAATTTTTCTAATTCTAAATTTCCGGAAGAATACTTTTTTGCTAATTCTTCTGGTGGTGTACCGGAGGCTATTTCTCCAGATTTTTGCATGGCGACCGTCACTTCGTATGCATCATCTAGCCAATCAGGTGCGATGTCATGTTGGTCTTCCATCTCCTGTTGTGACCAACGGCGGCCAAGTTCGTATTTCTGCTGATCTGAGTGTTCCTCTGTTAAAAACTTCTTCCAGTTTTCCATTATAAGTTTATGTTTCATATATTAAGTAGTCTCCAAAGTAAGAAAAGTTGGTGGAGGTGGCGGGAGTTATTTGTTTACCAGTTTACACCGGTAGTGATGGCTGTTGCCCAATAATTGTTGACGTCAGGCACAAAGCTCAAGTGAACCGGTACACTAAATACACCGGCATCCATCGTGTAGCCTATGGCAGCTGTAAGATGAACATACTTGTCTTCTCCTGATGGGTCGTGGAATGATAACTGAGGACCGACTGCTAATTGAACTGATTTGTCAATTTCAAACCCAACTAGTACCCGAGCCGATGGTGACACGACACTCTGGTCAAGGCCAGTAATACTCACATTCTGAATAAACAAAACGTCCAGCCAATCTCCCCCTGGCATACATTGTTGTAGTTCGAATCCCATCGTGAACATATGAGGGCTGTTAAGTTTTGACTCCTCGCCATCTGCGTCAGGTTCATCAGCCTTATTGGCATAAACATAACCTAATCTGAGACCTGACCTCTTTGTCCATTTCTTGACACCCTCTTTATCTGTTGGGTGGGCTTCTGCTTGTGGGTACCCAGCGAGTGCCAAAGTTGCGAACATTACTGTTGCTACTAAAATTACTTTCTTTAACATTTATATACTCCTATCTTTTTTTAATGTTAGGAACAGTATAAAACAATTTTATCTAAATGTAAAGTAAAAAGTTGGTGGAGGTGGCGGGAGTTATTTAGCGCGCTGAATTTCCTCGTAGTTCTACACCTATCTTCGTGGCGATATCTTCAAGTTTGACCCAGAGGTCTGGGAGTCGACTCCAAGCGGGCGCGCCCTTATTAAATAGCATTTGACCTAACTCTCTTTTGACGTATTGAAGTTGGGCCTCCGGTGTTGCCAAGTCGGATTCATTCAGAGATTTAGCAACCTCTTCTTTAATTAACTTTCTTAAATACTGCTTTGTAACTTTCATTTAAAGATTTTCTCCTTTTTCTCTCATATTTTAAATAGTCTCCTTATTGTAATTAGTTCCAAATAAGAGAAAAGTTGGTGGAGGTGGCAATCAAAGTCCCAAATAAACTATTTCTTTGGATCGAATTGAAAATCTACTCCTCCTCCGATTGCATCATCGGGAAATGATAGACCGCCAACTTCATCCGAAATTGATATCTCTCCTTGGCCTGGTGTGGGTATAGCCATAGCGACGCGTCCTTCTAGTGCTTTTCTTATAAGTGGCCCCAATTCTGTTTGTAACTTCTGATATCCGGTCTGAAGATTTTCATAAATTTCAATCTTCAGTTGCTCCAGTTTTGATTGCCATTCAGCTAACTTTTCTTTTGTGTATTCTTCGGCGGCCGGCCTCCAAGCTTGGCGATCCCTCCGCGGGCCGTGGTACACTGACTTAAGATCTCCTCCCCAGGCATTGGCTATCCTGGCGGCTTCGTTGACGTATTCGTTCACTTCTTTCCAGATATTGAATGTTGTATTTCCCGAGCTCAACGTTCTGGTCCATGTATTCTTGGTGCCGGTGCTGTAATTTCTGATTATGTGTTCTACTCTTTTTCTAAATTCCCATAAAACTTCAGAACCGTAGAGGCGTCTTGTTCGGCGATACTCGGGTCGCTCTTCCGGGTTCGGATGTATATCCAAGGTTCCTTCCCATGGTCGACCAAATTGGGGATCACCGTACTCTCTCGAATATGTGCCCGGGTAGTTCGGCTTAGAAGCATCGACGTCCTTTCTTGCATCGAAGAAGCGGTTGAAAAGCACGCTGAGTTCCTGAATCATATTGAGCCGGCTGGGTGCTAAGCGATTGTTGTAGTCATTAAAATAATTCTGGAGTCGGATTTGTATTTCGATTTCTTCGGGGTCATCATTTGGAAAGTGAGCAAGAATTTTTTCCGGGCGATTTATGGCGACGAGTGGCGAATCCGGAAATATTTGTGTGGACAATTCTTCTTTTATTAAATACTTTCTCCAGTTTTCCATTATAAGTTTCATATATTAAATAGTTTCCAAAATAAGAAAAGTTGGTGGAGGTGGCGAGAGTCACAAATTTACTCCACTTGGCTCTAAGTGTAAACCTTTTGTTCCAAAATAAACAATCCTTTATTTTGCTTTGTTGTTAGGAAAGGATTGTTTATTTTCATTTATCAAATGCTCCGCAAAATAAAAAACTTTGGACATCTCCATCAGTGGAAACGCCCAAAGTTTTGGGTGGATTTGGAGGTGAGGAGAATTGAACTCCTGTCCAGAACATCTCAAACAATACGTCGTTCACAAGGTTAGTCTAGATCTGGCCCTAGACAGCCGTTAATTAGCAAATAAATTATCAAATATATCAATTCCAGATGTTCGGTTAAGAAGGTATCTGGAAAACCTCCTCAAGAACTATGCGGCAAGCGCAAAGTCCTCGAAAATTTCAACATCATCGTTGGCATTTATAGTTTTGAGTGTTTTTACTGTGACCTCACTCACACAGCCTTGCACGCATTATTGTCCTTACCCTGTCGATACCTTTACACCCCCTAAAGCTTCCCTTCTTCACCTAGTTGAAGATATTTTTGAACTGCCTCCTCCGCAACCCAACTCCACTCACTATTACGACCTTCGCGAGAACACAAATATAACGCCAACTCTTCCGGTGTTTCGACGTCTTCGGGCCAATCAAATCCGGGCGTATTTCTGTTCTTCAACAAATTTACCAAAAAGTCAGCACTAAAACAATCTTCGTCTTCTGGGGTTTCTTGGCAAAAATCCGTTGGAGTACGTATAACTACCATTAATTTGCGAGCCAATTCTGACGCGTCTTCATCTTCACCTAAACCAGAGGTGCCAGCATGGCCGAATGAATCTGTATGGTGCCGCGGCGGCCAATCAGCTTCTTTTAAGAATCGTTTCCAGTTTTCCATTATCAATTTCATGATTTAACAGCAGCCGCTAGTGCATGAACAACAGCCACAGCAGCAGCAGCAATGCTTTGCATTGAATAAATTTGCTATTCTATGTAGTAACCCTTTCATAGTGCCTCCTCCTTTATCTATTCCAGTTTTTTCTATGTAATTCCGCTCTTCGAGCATGTTCTTTATCTTCCTCTGACCAGTCAGACATATTTTCGTGATCACTCAATTTTATTCCGAGTTTGGCCATTATTTCCGCAAATCGGTCGCCTCGGTCTCCGCCGCCGCTATACTTACTTCTGCGAAAATGATGTAATATACTTTCCAGAACTGCAATATCTTCTCCCGTCAAAAGATCTAGCTGAACATCTGGAGTTCCATCACCCTCCCAAGGGGGTATTTCGCCAGAGGTCTGTCTATCCATAGCTTGTTGAGCTAAATCAGAAGCCCTCTTTTGTGGGTTAACTCCTGGCCATTGGCCACCTTTTGTAAGGCCGGGATCCACTACTGCTTCTTCCAAATCCCTATTTACAGTCTCATTCAGAAAATATCTTGGATCAATAAACTTCTTTTTATTTTTGTATACTTTTGGCATATCTCTATTCTCCCCCTCGGTCGAGGCCTCTTGGAATTGAATTATCAAACATCTGATCTATTTCTTTGTATCTGTTTTTGATATCCTCCACCTCATGTTGAAAAATTTCTGGCTTAAACGCCATACTCCTAGCATATTCTTTTCCATAAATCTGGACTATTCTATGATACAGAGCCTTTACCTCACAAGTAGTGAGGACACAATTCGTTTCATTACTTATGTCATCAAAAAAATTAGCTAACATCTTTATGCCTCGGTCATTTAAAGATTCCAAATCTGTGAAGTGACCGGAACATTTTTCTCCCTGCAATAAATGTTGAGCACATTGTGCTAAGTCAGCTTCGTCCTCTCTTTGTGCAGTCTCATTCAAAAAATATCTTGGATTGATATTTTTTCTGTTTTGTCTATAAAATTTAGGCATTTTCTTCTCCTTTATAAGTCCCTCTCTTCTAAGAGTGTATATGTAAAACTATTTTTCCACCTTTCGGCTGCAATATTGCAAGTATCCATAAATTCGTAAAAATCTTTACTACTCTGGAACACTTGGCAGCCGGCTGACACAGATCCAGTATAGTCTTTTTCGTCAGAACCCCAATGTCTGTGGATATTTATACCATACCATCCTTCGTCTTTTTCTCCCACATAATCAGGCTTAGAATCTCGATTGTTGTCTCTCCAGACTTTCACCTCGCCTCCTCTCTGAACTATAGCAATATATTTTCGCTTTCCGCCATGAAGACCGATTTGATAAGTTGAACGATATTGATCGGGCACTAATATGGCAGTGCCCTTGTGAGCTACGCTTTGCAGTGGCCTACGTAAAATCCGAGGTCCAGGTTCAGTTGTTATTATATAAGAATCGACAACCCACTCTCCATCTATTTTATACACAACATTCATGAAGTCATCAAAGATATCGGCTCTTCCTGAGCCGTTTCTAACCGCTATAATATTTACATTATAATCACCTTTTTCAAAAAAAGCATATTTCTTAGCATCAAGAACACCTTTAAAGTGAAGAGCAATTTTTTTAGCTTGCAGACCCCTTATCTTAGCCATGCTCCATGTTCCTCCTCACCTATCTCCAAATTCAGCCAACTTAAACACTAACATTGGTAATATAATTAGTGGAAGTAATATCGCAGACCCTATTATTATTGTAGTAAACATCATTTCTCCTTTTTTAAATCAATATCATACACTTTAATTAAGCGATTGAGTTCTTTTTTCGTAATTCCAAGTATCATTGCCGCATCTCTTTTAGAGTCAGTACTTGATAAAGCAAATAAAACACAGGCCTCCTTGGAGATATCTGAAATAAATTTAATTAAAGGAAAATTAATTAATTTTCCTTTAATTCCTATTGAAGCTGAAGAAAGTTTTAAAGCTATTAATTCCTCTAATTTTAGAAATTTTAATTTTTCGAAAAACTTACGATCTATCTTTTCTTCTGAAATTAGAGAAGAGTATATGTCGAAATCTTTATTTAAACTTTTCAACCTTTCAGGTTTTTTCTTTAATGAATTATCAAATACCATCTTTAACTGCCAAACCCAACCACCTCAACTAAAATAGCATATTTGCTTTTAAAATGCAAGCTTATTCTGATATTGGCGACGGGGCTGGCTCTGGCTGCGCGTGAGATTGGTATTCATCGTTAGTTGGCTCGTCTACATCTGGGGTCATTTCCCCTTCCCACTTATCAAAATACAGCTTTATGTTTGCAATGAGATAATCATAAAATAACTCTTGATCTTCTTCGTGATCAAGTTCGGCATAATAATCTATAATAGATTTTTCTATTGTAGGGTAAACTCTTTCAGCTTTATTACGACCAGTGGTATCTTCCCCTTCGATTGGATCCATGTTACTAGTTTCTTTTTCTTCTTCTTTTGGTGCCTCTGGGCCACCGTCTTTTGCATCTATAAATTTTCCAGCGTCTATTCCAGTGACATCGATATCCACATCTCCATCTTCAATTCCTTCGGATAGGGCCTCTTCCGGATCTTTGAGGGGCGCCTTATCATTGATCCGTATTGGCGCCAATGTATCTTGAATCCACCGAACTATGTGTGATCTGAACGATGTTCTCTGGGCTTCACTTGTTGTTAAGGTTTTGTAGACACCCCTGAGGGTAGACAATACGTTTGTGTTTTTAAGCAAGTCTTTTAATGTGTTAATACCGGTATTATCATGCACATCTGCATCCGGATCCTCCACTGCTGATTCTAATAGTAGATCCCTAATATGCATGCGAAGAGTGTGCTCTTCCAATAGTGATTTCACTATCTTCTCATCGTTCCTTATTTTTTTTTCGAAAAAAGATCTTATAGCTGATTTTAAGATCTTACGGATTTTATTTTCTTGAGTAGTCGTAGTCATGTGGTGCCCTCGTTAATATAAATAGATTCAAAAAAACAAAAGATCTCAACATTAAAATTGGATTTATCTAATGAGAGTCTCTTCTTCATCTTCTTCATTCTCCCTCTTACCAACACCAATTTTAGCCGGGGAAATTGCAACCATTCCCGCACCCATTGATGATGCCTCTTCTATATCTTTTTCTGCGAATCCTTTTAAAAGTTTAAGTTTTATTTTTGATTTTACTGATTCTTTTGCAACGAAAGCATTTGACTTACACTTTGGAGGATCTAGATGAAATCCGCCACCATGTTTTGTTAAATCATGGCGCCCCTGATTTAAGAACCAATCATGTGCTCGACAAAGACGCGCCTTCATTTTATCTTGAAAATCCTCTTGCAGCAATATCTCACCAAACAAATCAAATAGATTCTCTACTTCCATGACAGCTCCAGGGGCTTGCGCGGATGGCTCATCTCGCTCGATGCCAGCGCTGGATGGGTTTATGCCTAGTATTCCCAAGACAGCCAAAGCATCTCCCTTTGGTACAAAATCTTTAAACAACTCTAGAGCTACAGAACTGTTTTCAGTGAATTCTGCGAGATATCTCATGTCAGAGCCATGAAAGTCTCTAGGATCTTTATCTTCGTCAGGGTCTATTACAGAGGGCATATTGTTTTTGATCTCTGGAGCTGAATTCAAAAGCTCCATATACTCACCTGTATGTCGAACATCAAGTGGGCACGTTACTATTTTAATTTTTAAATCCTTTCTTGCTTTCGCGGCGATTTCACTATAACGATCTGCATCACTTCCTTTGTCACCGCAACCCAAGAAAATTTCCGCTCCAAGAGGAGCGATTAAATCATCATTAGGGTCAGGATCTTTCATTACATAATCATAAACTACCTGTACAGGCGAGGCATGCGGAGAAGGGTGCGCTTCAGCATTCGGAATAGAGGAGCCAGCAATATATTGCTGCCAAATAAGTTGTGAATCCTCAGCAGTTAAGACTTTTCCTGAGGCCATAGCTCTTTGTTTTTGAGTAGGTTTAGAAATTAAAATTAGGACCTTATCCAGTTTCGCAGCCTTAGCCAGTCGAGTAGCCATATTCAGATGGCCGCGGTGAGGTGGCTTAAATGCCCCTGGCAACATACCTATACGAAATGGCCGCCGGCCGGCCGCCAGAACCTCTTCTGGGGCCTCTATATCAGCCTGCTCGGGCTGTTCCTCTCTTTCCGAAGGGGATAGTGGCAATTGCTCTTCCGGCCTGTTAGAGGCGAATTTACCGGTACTTCCTGACGTTATAAAGTTGCCTGTAATTTTTACCATTTTTACACCGAAGAGTTCTTCGTTTCTTAAGACCACGCCCTCATGGGCCATTTCATCAGTCACAATATCCCCCAAAGGACTTGTTAAATCCTTTAAAATAGTTGCGCCAACATTCTCTATTGCATAGTAAAATAAAGCTCCATTAATTGCCGCGGCCACATCCCAACTTTCAGGATCTTTTACCATTTCTTCAACAGGTTCTCCACTCAGGATACGGCCATAAACCTCTTTGCTCATAGCTCCCTTTTTGGAACCATCAGACATATTAATAAATACTGCTCTGGGGTTTACAGTTCTCTTGTCTGATAACCACCCTTTGAGTGACATCGTCGCCGTTCCGGAGGGGTCCGCTTTCCATTCATTTAATTGGTCGCGTCTAAATCGAATAGTAAGTTCACTAGCTAGCATTTCTTCGATCTTGGAAGGTAGGTCGCCGGCTTCTTTTAAGTACACTGGAATCACAGTATATACATTAAACCCATCCGGATTTTTCGGGCCCTTTGCTTCTCGGAAATATGGCAAAACCTTATTTTTAAAACTCTCCATCGCACTTTCGTCATACAATATCTCTGTAGCCGTCTGTTTGGTCGGGATCATTTTCCCTGTTTTCTCATCTTTGATTAATGGCCGTACGGCGCCCGGTCGATGTATACCCCTGTAATCTTTTTCGTAATATTGATTCACTCCGTGAAATGCTACAAAATCTTCATTGTATTTTACTGCGTTCGTCTCCTTCCAACAGAATTCGGAATTTATAAATTTAGTAGTATCTGGGTTGCCTTTTTCGTCCATTAGTCCTAAAGCAATTAATTCCTGCTTAATTCTTGGAAGCGCGCGATTGAGGGCCCCCAACATAATCCTACCCATAGAGATCATGCCATGTCCCGCGGGCCAACGTCCGTGAGTTTTGTTACCATCCGGATCGGTGAGTTTATCAATGGTGATTCCCTCTATATCTATAGGGAACATCGATCCTCGATCAAATGCAAACTCTAATCCAGAGGGTCCACGCACAAGTTTGAAGGCGGTATTGGCGCCGTCGACTTTAAGGCTACTGGAATCGCTAGGTGTTATTTTTTCAGGATTTCTTGCAAGAAATTCAGCTGCTTTATAGAAAAACTCTATTAAATCAGTGCCAGAATTGATGGATGGCAAATTAAAAGGATGGAACATATGCCCACCGGAGCCACCTTCATTTAATAATTTCCGATTCATTTGCTTCCTCTAGAATTTGGACTCTCTCTTCCAAAATATTTATTTGCTCCTTCAGTCTTTTGGCATATCTGCGTATTTCACGTAAATGATTTTTTGCGGTTAACACCCTGTTTTTATCAGAAGTAGTTTTAGGCTTAAGAGATTCAAGTATATCAGAGACAGCCTGTATATATGTGTTTATTTCTATATTTCCCTCATTCATGAGGAATCTTCTAGTTAAATCATTTAACTCGTTATATGTTTTATTGTAAAAAGACACTTGTATTTATTTTGTCCACTTTTTGGTTAATTTTTCAAACAATTTTGAGTTTCTGTTACCAAACCTAGCTTCATATAAATTGCCCTCTCTTTCGGGAGTGCCGTTTAAATCTGTACAATCACAGTCAGTTGAACCTTCTTGTAAAAATGGATCCTCCTCTTCATCTCCTTGCAAAAATGGAACCGGCTCTTCGTCTCCTGGGAGCGCTGGCGGCTGGACCGGTGGAGGCCATTCTTCTTCGTCATTGGGTACCCAATTTGGATCCGCCTCTGGCCATTCTTCTTCGTCTTCGTCTTCGGGCATTATATATCCTGAATCTAGATCAGAATCTGGTGGCGGCTTCATATCTGTTGGCCATTCTCCTTCATCTTCGGGTACAAAAGAATCTGATTCCAATTCCTCTTCTGGCCCTAGGGCATCGTCTCTACTGTAAGCAGGATCACTTCCGAACTCTTTTAATGTTAATCTTTTGGCGACAATTCTTTCGATCAACTTTTTAAGAATTCTTTTGTTTATTTTAACTTTTGACTTATTGGTACTCATTATTTTGTTCTCCTTTAATAATCTAGACTCTTTTATGCTGAGTTTGCAACCGTCTTCCCAATCTCTAAAATTCATATTACCTAATAAATAGGCTTCTTTTTCCATATTTCGCATATGTTCATTATCTTGTGCATATCCAGCACTTAAATTTCCACATTTCTCTGGGGCCAGATCTCCTCTTAAATTTTGGTGATGGTGCACAAGTTCATGGGAAAGGGATCTTAAGACATCTTTTATATGCCTGCCTGTGACAAAAATGGTTACTGACTTTTCATTTGGATTATAGTGAGCGGTTCTTCCTAGCGGATTCCTAGAATTCTCTTCATCACTTTTTAGAAAGAGTTTGGGCGGAGACTCAAATCCTAATTTTTTTTGGCAAAATTTTGTTAATTTGTTGGCCAGAGGTTTAATTTGATCAATCATAGGCTCAACCCCTAGTGATTCCCACGAAAGTATAATATTTACTATTGGGTTCCGGCCGCTGGCCCCTGATATTTGGTGGGCCCAAAAAAGTCAATCGAAATGGAATAAAATGCTGTGATGTAGGTACTTCGGGGATATCTTCACCGTCCCGTGAACGTGTCACTCCAGCTGCCGAGTCGTATTCAGAAGAAATTTCGGCAGACACATCTATTGTGTATCCATGAGTTGTCTGTATTTTGATTATGTCTTTGATCATTGTATAATAACTAGTATCATCAAATACTAAATATACTCTTTATGTCCTGAAAAGAACACCTGCAGATCATCGTCCACTTCTTGTAATAATTTGGATTCCAACCAAAACTCGATATCCCTCCTTGACTTGAATTCATAGAGAACACTATCATCATAAAGGCGCCACTTATTTATTT